GGATTATAATTCCGGTACAGCACCATATTATAACATCCCTTATAAGGAACAACTTAAGGCTATGATGGGTCATATAAGTCAAGTTATAGGTTTACTATTTACTGTATATAGTAAAGACATAGCTTGACAAACCAGGAAGCAAAAAGCTGCCAAAACAGGAAGTGACTGGAGCCATGGTTCCACGTGGAACAATTTCTAAAATTTTTTTTCCAATGCCTATACCCCCCATGTTGATGGGAGAGGAGGCTACTCCTACCAGATACCCCACCTGTGAATTGAGAAGTTGGGGATACCCCTCCTGATCGTTGACAATACAATCAAATTACAATTAAACAAAAAACCTTATGGTGTTTAGGTCAACCAACCAATTATTATGGCTTTACCACAATTCCAAGCTTACCAAAGACAAGCAACCGCTACTACATTAGTTAATAACGGTACTGTAAGAGACTTAATGACTGAGAAAGGTGCATTAGGTTTGATTCCATCTAACTTAAAGCGTGAGACTAAGTTGAATGCTAAGGGCGAAATGGTTTACAATCGTGTCTTAGTGTTAGTGTACAATGGCAAGATTGCTGAAAATGGACAACCTGAGTCTATCAGCATTAGTTGTTCTGAGTCTGTTAGTAGAGACTTAAGAGCTAAGAACATCACATTATCTGAGTTAGCAGACTATTCCATCTTAGAAGATGAGAATGGAATCAATTACATCAGTATGCCAGGAACAGGTGTTGTTAAGTACAATGCTTCTGAATTGAAGACTGTTGCTGTTAGTACAAAAGCAACTAACTATCAAGACTTAATTGCATTGTAATTAGTTAATTAACAAGGGGATAGAGCAATCTATCTCCTTGTTTTTATACATAGGGTGGGCATATGATACATATATAGGGTTGGGCTTTTAAAAACACACTGATAATCAACACTTTAATGTAAGTGTGAGAATAGGTGTGTGACCATAGATAGGTTATCACAGTAAAAATATACATTCATCAATCATGCTATACAATTAAATATATATAGCATTAAATACACAATCACATGAACTTAATCAAACACCTTGCAAACATTTTTGCACTATGGACTATACCATATGTTATAGTCTTATTCTTTATGCTTATTACAGGATTTGCTTTCACTTATAGTGAAGCTGTACGTTCTGAGGTGTTCATTGTCGTGTCGTTCTTCTACAATGTATTATCATTCATTACATATGTAGCATTGGGACATGATGAGGAATTTGATTCCATTAAAGTATTTAAAACCAAGTAATTATGAAAAAGCAATTACCTACATTACTAGCATGGTTCTTTGCTACACTATTAATTATAGTGTTAATGTCATCATGCACAGTTATTAAGACTACATGTCCTTCAACAGATCCACAATTCTGGTACAAGCAAGCACATGTTAAACCACATTATTACAAGCGTTAGTATATTCTTTTAGTTATTAGCCTTTAGCGTACCAAAGGTAAGAATATACATTATTACAGGAGTTTATCTGTTCTACTTCATTGAATAGAGGCTTTATGGTGAGGCCAAACCATATCTTTTTACACAACACATTGATTATTAATCTATTAACACACATCGTTTATGAAAAAATTTGAATTACTACTTGGCATCTTTATGATTGTCATAACAACATCGTTGGATATACTATTTCCAATGATTGTTCCATTTAGTGCTAGTAATCTAGCATTGATATGTATATTATCTGCAATAGGATATATGACTGGCTATTTGCTAGTTGATAGTCATATCTGCAGAGTTGAAACACATTATTATGTCAAAGGATATAATGATGGATTAGAAGACGCACATTTAAATAAATAAAACAAATGAAACACACATTTTACAAAGAAAACGGATTATGGTATATTGATTTACCAGAGTTCTTAGAAGCAGGTTTAGGCACTACAGCTAATTTATTAATGGTAGATGGTGCTGATACATTCTTAGACTATTTATCTAATAATGGTAATAGAGTGTCTATTGAAATGGACGTAAAGCCATTTGATGGTCATACACATACATTAAACAAAATTGATATGGGTAAGAACCAATCATTATTAGATGCAATTGGTCATGCACCAGTTGATTACGGTGCGTATTACTCTGTACCTGAGCACAACAATCACCATTTGTGGTTGTGTCCTGTAACAGAATATGTATTTGGTGGAAACTATCCAGATAACATTTACATTCAAGTAGTACCAAGATTTAACCTAACTAAGAACCCACAATAATATAGCATTATGAAAGAAGTTATCGTATTAGGGGCAAAGATTATGCCCATGAATGAAATCATTGAACAGCTTGAAGAAGCAATAGCTGAATACAAGCTTGATGATTCTAATAAGAAGGCTGAAGGAGCAATTGTTTTATTCTCACAGATGTTTGCATTAAAATGTCTATTGGATAGAGGTGAATCTGTATCATCTATACTAGCAGGACTAGAAGGTGAAGATAGTTTACCAAGCATGTTAAAACGTATGTCTAAAAACTAACAATTAATAGTTATGAAAACAATACAACTAACTCCTCAAGAATTCTATATATTTAAAGTGGTAGCAAAGTTTAAATATAGGATACAAAGAATTAAACACACATCAGTCTTCATAGAGGCTGATACAAAAGATTTGGCTTTAATAGGTTATTAGATGTGTGTGTGTTGGTAAATATAGGGCTCAGCTTCCCCCAGCTGGGTCCTTATTTATTTGTTATTCATTATTAAAAATACGAATATGTTTATAAGAGCAAAACTAGTGTTTGAATCCTATCTACCTGAAGAACTACAACCAGGTATGTGGTTTAAACAACAAATCACAGACACAATATATGGTAAAAGATATACATATGATAGAATCTTTCAATTGTTTCACAAACCACAAGACCCAGATGCATATATAGCAGAAAATGGTTGTCCTGTTAATCCTATCATTGTGTCCATCACAGCTAATGCTGATGCAAGAGCAGAAGTGCTAGCTTATCCTTATCAAATAGGTTGGTGGGATGATGGACCTGATTCTGATGAGCTTAGAGATATAGAGCTCAAAGATATCAATACGATATTATCAGACTATGAAGGTGAATTGGATATAGAAGTGGTTGATGAAGCTATGGAAGATGATCTAGCTGTTCCTATAATATATATGGACAAGGTAACAATCAGATTACCATGGGATGAAGATGATTACTTGTATGAGCAAGATGATTATCCTGAAGACGAAGAAGATTGGGATGACATAGATGATTGGACTCATGATGAACCAGACACAGACAGTGCAGGTTTTACATCAGAAGATAGATGTCCAAGATATGATTCTGATCATGAGACAGAATAATCAAATTAATTAATCTCTAATTAAACCAATTATGAAAAAGGTATTAGATTTATTGTACAAAGACAAAGCTCCTGAAGACAGACCAAAGATATGTGTAATCAAAACAAAATCTACTGTCATGCCAGATGAGCAATTGACTTATGAACAATGGGCTGCTGAATACAGGGTTGGTATTGCTTGGTACAATAACGGATCAACAGATAACGCTCACAACATGATGAGTCTGTATGATGATGCAGCTATGTCTGAGCATATAAAGAACAAGAAATAAATAACAAATCTAGAAAACAAAAAGTCAAAACACAGAAAGCATGAAAATTCAAACTTTAACAAAAAACAGCAAACAGTCATTCTCTTATTTAGCAGGTATTAATAGACCTATTAATCCTTCTCAAGTGACTAAATTAGCAAATTCAGTAAACAAGATGGGCATCATTAGACCAGTTGTAATATCTGAGTTAGCATTTATTGATGGTAAGAAGAAACCATATATCATTGATGGTCAACACTTATTCAATGCATTGATTAGAAATAATATGGATATTCCATACGTATCAATTGATATAAAGGATAAAAAAGAGTTAGTAGAGAAGATTGCATTGTTAAATGCATCATCTAAAAACTGGGCAATGGTTGATTATGTAACAGCATGGGCATCATTAGTGCCTGATTATGTTAAGTTAAATCATTATTTCCAAGTGTATGATTTTGAAATCAGTTTTCTTGCAGGAGTATTATTAACTCTTCCAAGTGCTGATACAGGATCTGCAGGTAGAAAGATTAAATCAGGTGAGTTCAGAATCTCAAATGAGAAAGAGAATGTACAAATCCTTGATTATGTTACAGACATGTTAAAAGTTGTTCCTAGAATGAACAGATTTGAGAATAAATATGCTTGTTCAGAGTATGTTAAGTTCTTGAGAGTGACTAAAAACTATAATCACAAGAAGTTCATATCAAATCTAGAGAAGAACAAGAAACAGTTTGTAATGGCTACACATGAAGAAGGTAAATTGTCTGAATTGTTCACAAAATTAAAATAACAACACATGGCAACATTAATTTATTCCACTAGAATGCATTCAAGAGATAGTATTCTTACTTATGATCCAATGGCTGGTATAGATCATGCTATTGATAAGCTAATTGATACAGTATTTAACAGACCAACTACAGCTGCTGCAGCTAACAGATTGGTGATCCAAAATGGACGCTACATGTATACACCATCAAATGAGTATACAAAAGTTAAATCAAGATTTATCAGAGCAAAATTCAATAGATAATGATATATTTAGTTATCTTTGTTCTATTTTCAATCATCATTTGGATGTCCTATGAATTTCATAGGGCTCCAATGATGGATGAAGATGGTAACATCATCAACAAGAAAAAATAAGACTTTGGGGGTGTATTGGATTTGATCCACATGAGATGGGTAGTATCACATGCAAGCCTTGGAACAGGTAAACAAGTTCTAAACAATAACCGTAAAGAGTCAATCTGAGCGTGTTGCAGAAGGAGCTAGCATCATTGCTATGGCCTTCGCTTCTGAGGTAGCAGTAGCTGCCTAAGGCAACTGGGTGGTAACAACCTGGAAACAGAAAGTTACAAGAGTTTTCTCTGTAGTCATATAAACAGAGTGGTGGTAGAAAGCAGACCCTGCGATCCCATTACGGTGCAAATACTTGTCTTAACAGACGGATGGAGAAACAGAAGGATAAAAGTTACTAACCACACCCTTCAGTATTAGTACTAAGCATGTAAGAACGGTATTACGTATACTTGTGGAGACAGGGGTTCAACTCCCCTCACCTCCACCAATTTTAAACAATTAAACAAACACAAACATGGCAAAAAGTAAACTTCCAGCACTTAAAGATTTAAGTGGCTATTTCTTTATGGCAATCCAAGGTGAAAACATAGAAATCATAATGCATGATAATACACCTAGAAACGCAGCAATTGGTGCAGCATTGGCTACAGTAATGCAAGATGATGATAAGTTTTTTGATCTAATGAGTGCTGCATTATTAACAGTTATTGAAAGAAAAGAAAAAGATTCTAATTGGGAAAGAGTAAAATTTTCTCAAAAAGAGAAATCTATTTCTAAAAAGAGCAATATAGTGCCTAAGAAAACAGCATCTAAGCCTAAGAAATAAATATTAGATTTGGTAGTGTGAAATATATTTCATATATTTGTAGCATGAATCAATATTTAATATATGGACTTAGATGTCCCAAAACAGATGACTACAAATATATAGGTAAAAGTAGTTCAGGATTAGAAAGAGCCAAAGCTCATTTAACGTATTCACATAATGAATCAGTGAATCATTGGGTAGCTGAGTTAAGAGAGCAAGGTTTTTGTCCTTTAATAGATGTACTTGAAGAGTGTTTAGAAGAAGATTTGCAGATAAAAGAGCACTTCTGGATACAATATTATACAGCTAGAGGATGTAAGCTAATGAATTCTATATTCTATAGAGGTGCAGCGATAGAAAAACTTGAACAACAAGTTGCTGAAGCTCAGAAAGAATTAGATGCAACATTAAATAAAGTGCTTGACACTATTAATGAACTACGCACTATTAATGGCTTTATCAAACATATAAGAAAGACAAGAGGCTTAACACAGCAAGATTTATCAGAGATGGCTGGTATTACATCAAGAACATTAACTGATATTGAGCTAGGAAAAGGCAATCCTTCTTATGCTACTATTGAGAAGCTATTAGATATATTGGGATATAAATTAACACCAACATTAAAAAACTCAGTATAAATACTTAATGATACATTATTGTATTTAAGTAATTTTGTACAAAAACAAATAACCTATGAAAACAGCAATGCAAGAATTGATAGAAGATTTGTCAAATAATATGGTTATATCAATATTTGAAAGACTTGAAAGGGAAGGAATGTTTATTAAAGCACTTGAAAAAGAAAAAGAGCAGATAATAAATGCTTATGAAGATGGATATGAGGCTTGTGATATGGATGAAGTTATGGAAGTAAATAAAAAGCTAACAAGCGGAGATTTATATTACAATATGAATTATAACCAAAACAAATAACCTATGAAAACAGCAATGCAAGAACTAATTGAGTTATTAGAACTTAATACAACAAACGAGCCTTTACCACATTTGATTGATGTTATTAAAGAGGTTTATATTGAAAAAGAAAAAGAGCAGATACAAGAATGGTATGCAAAAGGTTGGGAAGAAGCTACAAAAATTGGTATTGAAGAATCACATAAATACCAAGATTTAATTAACCAAAACAAATAACCTATGAAATGTTATGTAGTAGTATCTTGCAGTATAAATGAAGGATATTATTTTAATAATTCTTATGTCTTTAAAAACAAAATGGATGCTGAAAAGTATATTGAACAATTAGACAGTGAAGATACTTTTGATATAGTAGAATTAAATTTTATTGATTAAAAACAAATAACCTATGAAATGGGAAATAACAAATAATAGACCAAACCTTGGTGATGTTAGATTCAAAACTAGATTTGCATTCCTTCCAACACGTGTTCTTAGCAAGTTAACAATGACTGATCATTGGATATGGTTAGAATTATATGTTGCTGAGCAAGTGTACTCTTCATGTAATGATGGATGGGACTATTGGGAAGAGTGGAAAACTGTAGCTAAAACAATACACATATGAGACAATTAATAATTGTGGCAATATGTATACTGATAATGTTTTACATTGCTGTGGGTGACAACAAACAGCTAGGTGAACAGCAACAGGTAATAGATTCACTACAGCAAGAACTATATATTACTAATATAAACCTTAGTAGATATGAAATGACTCTTGAGCTATTATCAGAACAAGATAGTTTATCTGCAGTAAAATTTGATAGTATATACACTAACGAAACAGAATAATGGCAACAAAAATAGAAAAACAGGTACAATTTAACGATTGGGCACGTAAATTTGCAGTGTCTTCACTATGGGACAATGAAAAGTTTGAGAACAAACAGTTCATAAGGCAATTAGATGAAGCAAGACCAATTTATGAAGCTAAACGAAATAAACGAAACTAATTATGAATATACTCATCTATGACATAGAAACCATGCAGGAGCTGTTTCTAGTTTGTATATATAATCCTGAGACACAGCAATGGCATGAATTCCAGGTGAGTAAGAATACAAACCAGATTGATGCATTTGTTAGGTTTACAGAAGATTACAAAGACTTCTATTGGGTAGGTTATAACAATCTACGCTTTGACAGTCAAGTAGTTGAGTGGATCATACGCACTCATCAAGATTGGCATGAATTAGGTGCATTAGAAGTAACTGCATTAATAGCTCAGAAAGCTGCAGATGTTATACATGATGCTAACTATGATGTATTCCCTGAATATAGAGAGGAATGGTTACACAACAAACAGATAGATTTATTCAGAGTGAACCACTATGATAACAAGAATCGTAGAGTGAGCCTGAAGAGACTAGAGTTTGAGATGGACCTAGAGAACATAGAAGAGATGCCTATACATCACACCAAGACAAACATGACAGATGAAGAAATTCAGCTGACTATTGAGTATTGTCGTAATGATATATATGCAACCTATGAGTTCTACAAAGTAACAACAGGTGATACAGATCATCCATTGTACAAGGGCAATAATCAAATAGAGCTCAGACAAGATATTGAAGAAGAGTTTGGTATACCATGTCTTAACTATTCTGATAGTAAGATTGGTGACGAGATGATTAAGAAATATTATTGTCAAGAGAAAGGTATACAATATGGTGATCTACCAAAGAAAGGATATTTTCGTAAGGAAGTGAAGGCCAAGAATTGTATAGCTGATTATGTAGCATTCCAGACACCAGAGCTGCAACAGTTCTTAAAACATGTACAAAAGCAAGTATTTACACTCACTGATGATTTTAAAGAGTCATTAGAATTCTATGATAATGTATATACGTTTGCCAAGGGTGGTTTACATACAGAAAACAAACCTAAAATATTTGAAGCTGATGAAGAAACTCTTATTGTGGATTGGGATGTCTCCTCTTATTATCCTGCTATTATTATTAACAACAATCGTTACCCTCAGCATTTGGGCCGTGAGTTTCTTAAGGGCTACAAGCAGATGTTTGAGAAAAGATTGGAACTTAAGCCTCTGGCTAAGAAAGATAAAAAGATTAAAGGTATTGTTGGTGCTCTCAAGCTTGCTGTTAATAGTGTGTACGGTAAATCTAGTGATATGCAGTCATGGATCTATGATAGACAACTTACTATGTTTACTACTATCACTGGCGAGCTTAGCTTGCTTATGCTTATTGAAGCTTATGAACTAGCTAGTATACATGTTATATCTGCAAATACAGACGGTGTAACTATCTCTGTAAAGCTTACGCATGTAGATAAGATGCATGAGATTAACAAATGGTGGATGGACATCACACAGTATGAACTAGAACGCACTGACTATTCTAAGATTATCTTCAGCACAGTTAATGACTATTTAGCAATTAAAACAGATGGAGAAATTAAAAAGAAAGGTGATTTTCTCACGGATTTTGAGCTGCATAAAAATAAGTCTGCTCGTATTGTTCCTATTGCTCTTGATAGATTTTATACAGAAGGTATACCTATTGATGAAACTATACGCAATCATAAAAACATTTATGATTTCTGTCTAAGACAGAAGGCTAGTAAAGACTTTCATTATGAAGGTGTAGCTGGTACTAAGAGAACAGTGTACAATAAGCTTATTCGTTATTATGTATCCAAAACAGGTGAGAAATTACTAAAAGTAAAGAATCCTGAATGTACTTCTAATGCTGCTGACGTATCTCAAGTGGAAGCAGGTGAATGGGTGATGCATGTATGTAATCATCTAACACCAGATCATCCTCTAGATAACATTAACCACGCTTATTATATAGAGCGTGCTGAACGCATAGTTAGTAAGATACAGTTTGAAGGTAAGAAACGTAAAATTATTGTTAATCCTAATCAAATGAGTTTATTCTAATGGCAAAGATTAATAGAGAAAACATAGCTGACCACTTGGTAGACTACCAATTATATATGATTGGTAAGTCTATACAAGAGGCTCATATGACAAAAGAATGGTATAGTAAATGGACTATGACAGAGGAACAGCATGAAGAATTCAAAGCTTATGCTATTCCTTTAATTAAAAAGGTATTTAAATGCAACAAAGCAAGAGCAGAAGCTACCTTTGGCTGGTTTGATTTACAATTTGGATTACGCATAAAAGGTTAAGCATGTCTGAACAAAAATATATAATAAGACCTGTTCAAGTGGGACAAAGATCACATCTTGGTAAAAGAATGATTAACTGGTGGATATTCACCATGGTTCCTAAAAAGAAGAAACACAGCGGTCCATATTATTCTAGATGGGACGCACAACAACAATTAGATCAAATTTTAAACAAATAATTATGGCTTATTCAACATGTTGTGGGGCATACTCTCGTATGCCTGAGATAGACATTTGTCCAGACTGTATGGACCATTGCGATTGGGAAGATGAGACAGATGATGAACCATCTGATGATCAAATCAATAACAATCATAGAACAGAGGGAGGGATTTCATTTTCAACACCTGCTTGGAATGGCAGATAAAAACAATTAATTATGGGAGCAACACAATTTAAAGTAAGAAGCACTGGCAGAACAGCAGCAGAAGCATACAAAAGAGCTTGTGAAGAAGCTGAAGAAGAATATGGTCATCAAGATGGTTACAATGGTACCATTAGTACTACTACTGGATTCAGAGATGAAACAGAAGCATATAAGAAAAGTAAGTTCAAAGATGTGTCTTCTTACATATATGATAGATTTGATAGTCATAGCATGGGCAAACGTGATTGTTCAGCTATATGTGTTGTACCACCTATAGGTAATAAGAACAAGACCAAGTCTCAAGTGGAGCACATTGTTACACCAGGTACCAAGAAATGGGTACTTTATTATGTAGTGTACAATGGTTACAATGATCAGATGATTGCATCTTGTTCTACTAAAGGTGAAGCTGTCAAGAAAGCTAGAGAATATACAGAAAAGCATCAAACTCCTACAAACATATGCATGGAGAAAGGGCTTGAAAAAGGCAATAGAACAGTAGCTAGAATCACATATAAAAAAGCACCAACAGAAAGAAACGGTGAGTGGATTTTCTTTGGTTATGCAGCAGAATAATTATGCAAGGAAGAAAAGTAACAACAAAAGATATAAGAAGTAACAAGTTACCAAGCAAAAATATATTAAATACTACACTAGTTACACAAGTTGAAGTTATAGAGAACGGAGTTGTTAAATACTATAACTGGGACGGCAGATGTAAAGTGTATGCAATGGTTGAAGACACAGGAAAGACATTACGATTATATATAAACCATAAAAATAGAACAGATGAGCAAATTACAGGTGTTGTACTTTAGTGCACCATGGTGTGGACCATGTAAAATGTTTAAACCAGCATTCAACGAGACAGTTGAAAAGTTTGATGATATTGATGTACAACAGATTAACGTTGATGATAATCAAGAATTATCTAAGGATCATGCAGTTAGGAGTATTCCTACAGTTATAATGATTAAGGATAGTAAGGAAGTATTTAGAAACGTTGGTGTAATGCCAAAAAGTCAATTAGAATCATTAATCAAAACCCATAAATAACATGCCAGATATTTCAATGTGCAAAGGTGGTTCTTGTCCATTAAGACTGAACTGCCACAGATATACAGCAACAGCTGAGCCATTAGGTCAATCATATTTTCAAGATCCTCCATATAAAATGGACTTTATGTTTAGTGAGCATTTTAACAGTTTTGGTGTTGTGACCACAGCATGTCCTTTCTTTTGGAACAATAAAGACTATGAAAATGAAAGACCAAAGTTTGAAAATAAATGAGGATTGGGAGCGTGAAGCACTCAAAGATTTCATATATTTGCATGAGGAAAAGCAGATAATTGCTGAAGAAATCCAACAGGAAATTAACAGAAAACCTGCTAAAATAACAGTTGTTGACAAAGACAATATATTAGACAAACAACATGAATATCACAGTAACACATTACCATTTTGAGGAGATTATTAAAGCTGGCTATACGCTAGATATGATTTATTTCCTTAAACTTGTGGAAGAAGGTGTTGATGTGGAAAGTATGTGCTCAGATCCAAAACTACAAATGCTTTGCCAGACAGTGAGAAGAAAGGGGCTATTATCAGAATCTTTCAAGCTCACTGTCATTGGTAAATCTGTATTAGGATTTCTAGATGAAGATGGTACACCAGAAACTAAATTAGTTAAGCAGAAAAAGAACGCTAATGATTTTGATGAGTGGTGGAAAGCTTATCCAGGTACTGACACATTCACACACAAAGGACAATCTTTCACAGGTACTAGAAGCATGCGTGTAAAGAAAGATGACTGTAAGGTCAAGCTTTACAACATTCTATCTGAAGGTGAATACACTATCAAAGAAATGATAGCAGCTTTAGAATACGAAGTGCTTCAAAAGAAAGAGAATTCTGTAAAGACAAAGACCAATAGGTTGACATTTATGCAGAATAGTCTCACGTATCTAAATCAAAGAACATTTGAACCCTTCATTGAATTGATTAGAGAAGGTAAAACGGTGGTTGAAGAACCAGTAGTAAGAGGAGGCACAGATATATGAAAATTATCAGACAAAGAACCAAAACTCTTGTTACAAGAGATAATGGTAGAAGTTCAGATGCTGTCACTCCAAACTTTGTATATGGTTGCTTAGGTGGATGTATGTCTTCTTATTGTTATGTAGGTAGATACAATAATGATAAAGTGTATCTAAATGAGAACACAGATGACATAATACAATCTATGGAACTATGGCTAGTTAAACAACCAGATGTAAAGATTCCTAATCAATGTGATGATAAATACTACACGCTTGATATAGGCTGTAGTACAGATGTACCATTGATGTCCAAGCATTACAATTGGCAAGTGGTATTTGATTTCTTTAATACTCATCCAAAAGCCAAAAGCACCTTTGCCACTAAGTATCCTACAATGTTTAGACCAGAGAGATACACTCTGAACAAAGACAAGAATAGGATTAGAGTGAGTTTGATGCCTCAGAAGTATTCTGATATATTAGAACCTAACACAGACTCTATATCAGATCGCATACAATCTATACCAAATCTGCAGAATTATATGGAAGTGCATATAAACTATAGCCCTATTATATATGAAGAGGGATGGTTAGATGAGTATAGAAAGCTATTTCAAGAGGTGAAGGACGCAGGTATTGATGTTAAATGTGAATGTATATTCTTAACACACAATGTTCATCAGCATGCACGTAACAGTGATGCTGTACAAGAGTTGTTGTGGAAGCCAGATATACAGGAAGCAAAAGATTCAAGCTATGCTGCAGATAATATACGCTATAAATGGCAATTGAAAAGAAATATGGTAGAACAGTTCAAAGAGTTGTATTCAGAATTCTTTGATGTATCAAATATACGTTACATATTTTAAACAAAAATTATGAGTTTTGAAGATTTAAAGAAAGCAGTTCAAGAAGGTTTAGACGGTAGGAATAATGGTATTCCTATGGGCTTTAACAGATTGAACAGATATATAGGCATTAGAAAGTCTATGTATACATTAGTGGGCGGACTAACTGGTTCTGGTAAAACATCATTCATTGATGATGCATATGTCCTTAATCCATTTGATTGGTATATAAGCAAGGAGAATAAAACCAACATTAAGTTAAAGATTATCTATAGATCCATGGAGCGTAGCAGAACATATAAGTTTGCTAAGTGGGTGAGTCGTAAGATATTTCTTGATCAAGGTGTAATCATTCCTGTTAATAAACTATTAGGTTGGACAGACAAGATGACTCATGATGAACATGATTTGTTTCTGATGTATGAAGACTACATGGGAGAGATGAATGAAGTGATGACTATCATAGATGGACCAGAGAATGCTGTAGGTATTGCTAAAGATTTAAAGACTCATGCTTTGGCTAATGGTACAATAGAACAAATGGATCAATACAATAAGAAATACATTCCTAATAATGAGAATGAAATAACTATTGTTGTTATTGATCATATTGGTCTATTGAAAGTTACCAAAGACCAACCAACTAAAAAGCAAGCTATTGATAAGATGTCTGATGAGCTGAGATATGCTCGTGACATGTATGGATATAGTCCTGTAGTGGTTAGTCAGTTTAACCGTGACATTTCAAATCAAATGAGATTGAAGAATGGTGACGTTGAACCAAGACTAGAGGATTTTAAAGAATCAAGTTCTACTCAGGATGATGCTGATGTTGTATTAGCATTGTTTGACCCTATGAGATATAAAGTGGCAGATCCATCTGGTTATGATTTAAACAGACTAGTAGATGATTATGGTGCAAAGTATTTCAGATCACTGAGACTAATTAAGAATAGTTACGGTGAGGATGATGTAAGAATAGGCTTAGGTTTCCTAGGTCAAATTGGTATGTTTAAAGAACTACCAAGACAGAGAGATATGACTGAAGATGATTATAGGTCTGTATTAAATAAAACGTATTTCCTAAACAAATAAAACATGAGAATAACAAGCAATGTGTACAACACATTACCAAGTAAAGAAAGTCATTGGTGGCAGGTGGTCCTGATACCAACGATTGCTATTATGAATAACATTCAAGAGTTTGACCCATACATAGCAATTAATATAGAATGGTTATTTTGGTCACATACAATTATTATAAATTATGGCAACCCTCCAGAAGAACCAGAGTCCTACTTTAAGGAATAAAAGACAGCAAGAATTTGCTGATATATGGTTGAATCATGGAATGTTTGGTATCCTTAATCTATGTCCTAGATTTGGTAAGATATACACTACCATCAATATTCTAGAGAAATTAGATAAGAACATTAATATCCTGATAGCATATCCTGACTTAAAGATCAAAGCATCTTGGGAAGAGGATTTCAAAGCTAGAAAGTACAAGAATCCTAATATCACTTATACTACGCACTTATCCATTAAAAAGCACACAGGTGGCTTTTATGACTTAGTTGTGCTTGATGAGATACATTTACTCTCTGAAGCACAAATAGAGGCTGTAAAAGAGCTTACGTGCACAAAGGTGCTTGGTTTAACTGGTACATTGTCTAGCTGGACTGAGAAAACACTCAGAGAAGAGCTTGACTTAACTGTATTAGCTGAATATCCTATTGAACAGGCTATTGAAGAAGGTGTTATTGTAGACTATCAAATCACCGTGGTTACCACTCCTTTGGATGATGTAATAAAACGTAACTATAAGGGTAAATGGAAGACTGAGAAGAAGCAATTTGATGCATATGGATGGGTAATAGATCAAATGGAAAGACAGGGTAAGGCAACTATGTTCTTACGTCTAGCCAGAATGAGAATAATCCAGAACAGTGTGGCCAAATTGAATCTTACCAAAAGGATTCTAGATAAGTACAAGGATGAGCGTATTTTGGTGTTCTGTGGTGTAACAGCTATAGCAGATGAACTAGGTATACCTGTATATCATAGCAAAGCAGGAGACAAACAAGTCTTTGAAGACTTTGCTTCTGGTAAGGGTAATCACCTGGCTGTTGTAAAGATTGGAAACACTGGTGTAACATATAAACCACTCAACCGTGTGATTATCAATTACTTTGATAGTAATGGTGAAAACCTAGCCCAAAAGATTAATAGATGTATGGCTATGGAATACAACAATCCAGAGAAGAAAGCACAAATATATATAGTGTGCTCTACAGAAGATGTAGAAAAGAAATGGCTCAACAAAGCGTTAGAGTTCTTTGACAAAAACAAAATTAAATACGTATGATACTAGAATTATTTGAAGAAAGTAGACCTGATACAGGTACAATGTATGTAGTGAGAGCTGATGGTTCAAGTCTTAAATGGTTTTCAAGAAAAGAAGACGCAGAGAAGTTTTATGATGAGATTTTAGCTAATCCAAGCGTACTAGAACCTACTAAAATTATTTTGAAAAGTGATGAAATTAATGTACCTTTGATAGAACAAAACAGTTAAAAACATGGCAAGTAAATTAATTGGGATTGTGGGTCCCACTGGAACAGGAAAGTCCACATCAATCAAACATTTAGATCCAAAAGAGACGTACATCATTAACGTTGCTAAGAAAGAATTACCTTTCAAAGGAGCAGAGAAGTTGTACAATTTGGAGAACAAGAATTACAAAGAGGTAGATGATGCTGTAGAAATCACAAAGTTATTACGAGTGATTTCAGAGAAAGCTCCTCACATCAAGAACATCATTATTGAAGACTCTAATTACATTATGGGTTTCAATATTGTATCTAAAGCTGACCAAGTTGGTTTTACTAAGTTTAGCTTAATGGCTAAGGATATGGTAGAACTATTCAGAGAAGCTCGTAAGTTACGTGATGACTTGAAGATATTCTATTTTACACACCCAGAGACTATTGAAGATTCTGGTGAGATTATAGGATATAAGATTAAAACCGCTGGTAAGTTAATTGACAATCAAATTGTATTAGAGGGATTATTAACAATCTGCTTGTATACACATGTTGATGAGTCAAAAGATGGTACTGCTACCTATAGTTTTGTAACTAACAGATTCAAGAAGTACCCAGCTAAGAGTCCAGATGGTATGTTTGCTGACATCAAGATTCCAAATAATTTACAGACAGTAGTAGACACAATTGACGAGTATTATAATTAATCATAAACAAAAACGTAGAAAACATGAGTAACATTGGAGGCAAAAAAAGAGAACAACAACAGTTTGATGGAAAAGACTTTGCTAAAAAAGTAGGCTTATTTGAAGCTGAAGTAGTAGCAATCAATCCAACAACAGAAGAGTACAAGGACATTTTAGGAATGGACTTGAAAGAAGACAGTAAAGCAACTGAGTATCTAAGTAAGAACCAAGATGGTAATACTATCTTACGTGTAGATGTTTGGTTGGAAGAAATCAAGAACAAAGATAAGTTCAAGGTGACTTTCTTCTTAGAAAACAAAGAGAAAGAGAACAAGGATGGTACCAAGAAGCAGTATATCAATTCTGTAGGTATGTGTACTTGGTCTGATGATGAAAACAACTTACCTTCATGGTTCTCTGGTAGAGAATACCGTGTAGCATATGTAGGTGAAGAGGATTTATATAACTTCTTACGTACATGGTTAGGTAACTTGGATTTACGTGATGCTGAATCTACATTACAGATTGAGTGGTCTAAATTGATGAAGGGTAACACCAAAGATTTAAGAGCTCAAGTTGGTGGTGAATTTGCTACGAATGTAGTAGCATTAGCAGCTATCAAAACTGTAGAGAAAGAAGATGGTCCTAAAGAGTATCAAACAATTTACAATAAAGCATTCTTACCAGCTTATGCATTAAAGAACTTTAGATTGATCAATTATGGTGATGCAGATGTTCAAAAGACATTGCGTGCTAAGAAGTCTAAAGAGTTAAAACCTCATGAGCGTTTTGTAATCAATGTAACAGGTGAATATGGTTGTAGAGATTTCTATACACTAAAAGACTTGAAAGATTATAATGCTGATGATAATTTAGTAGCATCTGATAAGGTGATTGCTGAAGACGATAGTGATTATTAATAGTGTGTTTTGTCCATTGAGAGCCTCACAGAAATGTGGGGCTTTTTCATTAAATTTGAATCATGATTAAAGGAGTAAAAAAGACAAAATTGTCTATAGAAGCAGTGTTGAGCAAGATATCTGAGTATGATATATTTAGATTCTATATGCCAGATCATGATTGGAAACTTAATAGGGTTACATATTCTCCTTTTAGGAAAGAGAATAATCCATCGTTTGTTATTGGTAATAAACTTGGTTACATATCATTCATAGACTTTGCTGATACAAGCTTGAGAGGTGACTGTTTTAACTTTGTACAAAAGCTGTATAATTTACCAAACATGATAGATGTACTAAAACTCATAGATAAAGACTTTGGGTTGGGCATCAGTACAGGTAAATCAACAGAAGAGTATAAGAAGATAGTATCTGAATACAAGCAGCCTGAGATAGAGAAGAGATATTCTATCATCCAGGTGAGTACCAGGAAGTTTACTAATAAGGAGCTTGAGTATTGGAATCAGTATCATATAGATATCCAAGACCTTAGAGATAATAATATATATGCAGTGAAAAACGTGTTCTTGAACAAGAGCAAGTTTGCCATCCCAGATAATGAATTTACATTTGGTTATCTGTATGAGGGACAGTATTGGAAGATTTATAGACCTTTTGGAGACAAGAAGCATAAATGGATTCCTAATAATGTTCCTATTACATGCATGGATGGTAAAGAAGATATAGTTAACTGCAGTGTAGCATTTATCAACAAGAGTAAGAAGGACTATATGGTGATGAAGAAAGTATTCCCATGTAGCTGTGCTGTACAGAATGAAGGTATAGGATGTTTCTCACATGAGAATGTAGAATATCTAAAAGCTAACTCTGACAGACAGATATTAAGTTTTGATAGTGATGTTACTGGTGTAACCAATTCTCAACAGATAACTAAGTTATTTGATTTTGGTTATGCTAACGTCCCACGTAAGTATTTAGCTGAAGGGATAAAAGATTGGGCAGATCTTGCAAAAGTCCATGGATTAGAAACAATTGAACAGTATTTAAAACAAAAACAGTTATTATAATGGAAATTTATAACACAACAAAAGAGTTAATTCTCAACGCACCAGTTCCTGCACAGACAAGAACTTATAAGCCTGTTTCACATGGTCAATTAGTAGACCTTACATTAGATGGTATTTTGAAAGCTGGTTTCATATTAGATAAAGAAACATATTCAGCAGCTGCAGATGGTCAAATTGCTAATGGTAGATTCTCTATCAGAAACGTAGCAGATAGTGAGATGCAATTACAGATTGGTTGGCAGAATAGCTACAACAAGCAACTTACATTAAAGTTTGCTATTGGTACACGCATATTAGTATGTTCTAATGGTTGTGTGTCTGGTGATTATGGTGCATTCAAGAAGAAACACGTTGGTGAGATTCAATCATTCACACCACAGGCTATTGGAGATTACATCAAGACAGCTGCAGATTCATTCAAGTTAATGCAAACTCAAAGAGAAGCAATGAAGCAAGTGGAAATCACTAAGCGTACAAAAGCTGAGCTAATTGGTAGAATGATTATTGAAGAGCAGTTTATTCAGTCTACACAGCTGAATATCATCAGCAGAGAGTTAAAAGCTCCTACGCATGATTACGGTGCTCCAGATAGTTTATGGGAGTTGTACAATTATACAACATTTGCTATGAAGGAAGTACATCCAGGATTATGGATGGAAAACCATATTAGTGCACATAAATTCTTTGTTGACGCTACAGGAACATTAATGACTTCTACAGGAGCATCAGCAGAACAAATCATGTCTGTTAGTGTAGAAACTGAAGAAGAACATTTTAGACAATTATCAATATTTTAATATGAATTGGGAAAAATTTAAAGATCAGTTTCATGAGAGTTGGCACTTGAAGATGAAACCGTTTATTGAGAGCGAAGCTTGTGATAACATCTATAAATTTCTTAAGTCAGAGAGTCAGAGGGGCAAGAAAATTGCTCCTCTTTCTTCTAATGTCTATAGATGTTTTAAAGAGACCTCACTAGATGAGCTAAAAGTTGTTATAGTAGGTATGGCTCCATATCATACACTAAAACAGGGCTCTCCTGTAGCAGACGGATTACTAATGGGTTGTTCTACCACTGGTGTATTACAGCCATCATTAGAACAGTTTTACAATGCTATTGAGAGAGAAGTGTATAATGGACTATGTCTTCATTGTGAGAAACCTGCAGATGTTAGCTATCTAGCTCATCAGGGTGTATTGATGTTTAATGCATCACTAACCACTGAGATAAACAAAGCAGGCTCTCATTTAGAGATATGGGAACCATTCACTAAATATGTACTAGAAGAGATAATATCTCCAACCATGGTGCCTATAGTATTCCTAGGTAAGGATGCAGCTAAATATGCTAGATATACAAGTCCTTTTGCATATTCATTTGTAACAACACATCCTGCGTCAGCTAGCTATAAGAACACAGAATGGGAGTCTGGTGATGTATTCAGAATGGTTAACAAAGTAATTAAAGACAACAATAATTTTCAAATTGAATGGTTAGATGGTACACCATTTTAAACAAAAACAATTATGTATACAGTTAAACACGGTGGAGATGTCCAAAAAGGAGATCTAATAGCAATTGCTAATGGTAATGATTTTAGTATTGGTATTTATTATGGACAAGGTAGAGGCACAGTTCAATATTTTATGCCCCACGGAGTGATAAGCTCTAGAAATTGGTGGGAACAAGCACAAACAGATAGTGGATATGACAGTTATAAAAAACCTTGGGCATTAAATAGAATATGGAAATGTTACATAAATTCTCCAAGAGACACCAGGATTATGAAATTAAACAGAGAAAACATTACAGATCCAAAAGAAATAGAAACAATAGAAAAAGCAAAAGAAATATTACAAGAATTTAAAATTGAAGTAAACTTTTAATTATGATCCTAGAAAAACAAACAGAAGCACACATCCTCCAAGAAGGAGAATCACAGGACACTGTGAAAATGTCACTAGACTTAGATTCTGCTCAAGTATTGATGCAGATGTTAAGTAAGAATCTCTATTCAGATTCAATAGGCTCTACTATCAGAGAATGTGCATCTAATGCACTAGATAGTCACAGAAGAGCTGGGAGTGACAAGCCTATCATTGTTTCATTTAAGAGAAACAACCAGGCAGATACATATGAATTTGCTGTTGAAGACTTTGGTATTGGTTTAGATGCAGATGATGTAGTTAACATTATCAGCAAGTACGGTAAATCAACCAAGCGTGACAGTAATACGGAGTTAGGTATGATGGGTTTAGGTTTCAAAGCCCCACTAGCTTACAGTTCTAGCTTTTATTTTGTAGCTAGAAAGAATGGTATGGAACGTAAGTACATGATGTATGAAGGTGAAGATACTAATAGTATTGACCTTTTATATGAGAAGCCAACTACAGAAGGTAATGGTGTAAAGGTGATTGTACCTGTAAACTATTATGATAGATACAACTTCACTCAGAAGATTAAAGAGCAATTAGCTTATTTTGAGAATGTTTACTTTGATGTAGATCAATCTATTGGTCACTCTGTATCTAATGATTTTGTAATCTATAGAGCTGAACACTTTCAGTTCTCTAGTATGGCAACTAATAACAGCATGCACTTATGTTTGGACAATGTTAGTTATCCAATTGACTGGGAGAAACTTGGTATTGATAGAATCAATATTAAGATAGCACTACGCTTTAGTCTCAGTGATGGATTGTTTCCTACACCAAATAGAGAGGCTATCAGATATACACAAGAAGCTAAGCAAGTTATCCTTAAGAAGATAGCTCAGGTAGCAGATGTATTCATGGAGAAGTTCAATGAGTCAATCTCTGATAACGCTAACATTGATGCTGTTATGAGTTTCTATGGAGAGAGATACAGATATCTACCAAGCTTTTATAGAAAAGATGAAGATAAAGTTCAGATTGATGAGCTTATCAAGCATGCTACAATTCCTATGAAGCAGCCTAAAATGGAAGGTATAGAGTTATTAGATCTACAAAGAATGGCTGAGAAGAATAAAGAATATATATTGTCTGAATATCAAATCAAATATAGATATCAGGGAAATAGATTCAACAATGCCAAAAACTATTGGACTACTAACTTGAGACTTCAGGACTTGAATTCTTATAATTCTGGTAAAGTTTATGTGTTCTCTGATAGATTGACTAAAACTAAGCAGGATTACATGAGAAGTTTGCTTGGAGATAACAGTAAATGTCACTTATTTGTAAAGAAAGATAAGCCTTTCACACTAATGAATGGTGAAGAAATTGATTACAATAAGTATTATCATTCTGTATTAGGTCTTAAGAACTATCCAAAGAGTCAGTGGAGACAACTTATCAAAGAGTTCCAGTATATAATCAGTTTATATGCTAAAGATTTCATTGATGTTGATGCTATTGAGATTCCACAAGACTGGATGGATGCTCAGAAAGCTAAGAGAATGAAGGTGTTAGCTAGCCCTGTAACAGTGAATGGTGTTAAGAAGGTGAGAATGAAAGGTGAATTCTCTGGTAAGGTGGGTACAGCTACAGAAATCCAATATTCTGATAGATATGCTAAGTTTGTTCCTACTACATTTAAATTAGAAGATGTTCATAAAGTTAATAAGCTACATGTGTATGGTAAAGAAGATCAAAGAGAAAAACTAGATAAGTTATGGTCTTGCTTTAATAAACATGCAAACTTTGTTATTGTTGCACAAGCTACAATAGACAATTTACAGAAAGCTGATTTACATAACTGGATAACAATTGACAAATTTATGGAAGGAAAGAACAGACCATTTAAAACAATGGCTACACAATTCTTAGTGGAAGAACTTGTTAGAACTAAAAGAGCTACATTTCAACGAATTAATGTAGTTACAGAAATATCTAAGGATCTAGGAGACAAGTTAAACATATTGGACGAGTACAACAGGCTTAATACCAAAAACTATGCTGATGATACAACTAAAAATATTATTATTGAGCATGCTACACAAAACAACTTGTTTGACCAACCTATATATATGGTCTATAAGCAAGTTAATGAGGTGTTTACTAAATTACCTTTCTTGAATGTGTTAATGGATAAAATGGGCTACAGAGAAAATGCAGTGGAAAATCCTATGATGCAAGCTGTAGTAGACCTATTCAAATACCACAAGCAAAAGGTTAATTTACAGCACTACACTATTAAGTTAACAGAAGATGCTGTACTTGAAGAAACGTTGACAGAAGACACAATTAATGAATTACAAACAATTTAAAAAAACAAAAACATGTTAAGTCTAAAATGGTTTAAGAGTGCTATTGAACGCACAATTGAGAAAGCAGTAGAAAGCAAAATTGAACAAGCGTTCAATGAATTAGATAAAGAAGAGGGGGAACAACCCTCTTCTTATAGTACGTGGCATTCAACCACTACCAGTACATCAGTGATTAAACCCTATCTAAACATTAAAATGGTTAATGACACATTGACTATTGTAATGAATGATGGTAACATTATCACTAAGTCTCCAGCAACATCAGATGATTTCAATGCTGCTAGAGAATGTAAAACAGAAGCGTGTCTATTTGATCTTGTGAGCACACAAGAAGTAAAGGACCAAAGAAGACAAGCTGAAGCTGAGTATGAGAAGGCAAAAGCCATTAAGAAAGGTGCTGAATATCTTGCTAAGTTTGATGATTTTGAAATGAAGCATGGTAGTTTATACTTAAAAGGTATTAACAGAAGCATCCCACCATTGATGGTAGAAGAGTTCTTAGAAATCATTGGTAGTTATTCTTATAATGGAATGGCTAATATTGATGAAATGAATGCTTTGGTTAGAGAAGATGAGCAATATCAAGCACTTAAGCGTTTCTTTATGTGGTGTTGCTTGAATCCTAGAGCTGAAGTGGCAGATAAGTTATACAACTTCTTACGCAAGAATAGCTTTAAGATTACAAAGCAGGGCTTCTTTGTAGCATTACGTAATGTAGTTACTGTTCATGGTTCTAATGAGCTTGTACACTTTGTAAGTAATGCTTATAATAAAGTGAAAGCTGTATGGAAGAAGAAGCCTGATGATTATCTAGTGTTCTTAAAGAATGGTGAATACACAATGGTTCATAAGTCTGTATTTGAAGAATTAGAGCCATGTACATTCTGTGATGGTACAGGATATGTTCCTTATCATGAAGAAGATGATTGTTTTGAAGGATACAATGATTGTTACAATGGTGACAATGTAGAGTGTCCAGAATGTGAAGGTTCTGGTACAGTGTATAAGCATTGTGAGTCTCAGTATGGTGAAGAGATTGGTAACCTAACTGAGTTATATCTTGATTTGCCTAATAGAGCAGAGAACAGATTCACAGATGCTCATACAAGAACGTTTGACATCCGTATTGGTAGACCAGTAAACATGCCTATGGAGCAATGTAGATGGAATACTGATGATTGTGGTGCTGAAGGTTTACACTTTACATCTGATGAGATTCATTATGTAGGTTGTGGTGATACGAGTGTTATCGTACTTATTAACCCAATGAAGGTTGTAGGTATTGGTGAGTCTAAAGGTAGATGCTATGAGTATTTACCAATTATGACTGTACCTCGTGAAGAAGCAACAGAAATATTACATGACTTAGACTTTGATACATTGCAACTTGATGATTCTTATGCTGTACGTGAATTAGAAAACCTTGCAGAAAAAGCTAAGGAAGGATTCACTGCAGAAGCTAAGAAATATGATTTCAATTTACCTGCATTGTCTGCTGTAGAAGTGTACACAATTGTGAAATCTTTGGACGAAATTAAGGAAGAAATTTCAGGAAGAATCGTAGCAATTGACTAAATTTGTAGTCCCAGGGATTAAGTTCCCTGGGATTATTTAAAACTATAGTATGATAAAGAAAAAGGCAAACAAGAGAAAGTCTGCTGTCCCTAAGAGACCAAGAGTTCCTAAAACTAGGAACGCTGGTACTATGACAGAATCAGCCTTCTGGAGTTTCATCAGAAGTGCTCTCAGACAGAAGTCAAGGTGGTGGAAGCCCATTTCTGAATGTAAAATGAAAGCTCGTAGACCTTATAAGGGTCCAGGTAAGAGACAAAAGTTTGAGTATAAATGCAAATGTTGTGGTGATTGGTTTCCAGAGAAACTAATTAACGTAGATCACATCATACCTGCAGGAAGCTTAAACTGTAAAGAAGACTTACCAGGATTTGTAGAAAGATTATTCTGTGAGCAAGATAATTTACAAGTGCTTTGCGAAGCATGTCACAATGTTAAAACACAAAATGAAAAGAAATGAAAGATATTAAAGTAACATCAGATTTTGGGGGAAGGATTCACCTCCGTGATTTTGAAGTGCAGAAATGCATTGATGAAAACGAATCAGTTAGAGTGAAGTATGGTAGTGATACAATGGTGTTAACACCAGAAGAACTCAAAACTAAACGTACTTATGTTTCAAAAGATAAGTATAAAAGTAAAATAGGAGGAGCTGACTACCATTTATATGGATATAAGTGGATTCCTGATGAAATAGATTATTAATATGGAACAGAACATCACAATTGAGATTAACAAAACTCCATCATTCAATGAGATTTGGTATGAAGGAGCTGTTAATTACAAAGGAGAACTTTATCAGTTTTGGCTTATACATCCTAAGGGAGTTGATCCTCACGGTAATGAGTATGAACTAGATGTAAGATGGTTCTTCCAAAGAGTACCAAGAGAAATTAGAGGGATGGTCCCTCAGATTATTGACGCATTTAAACAATTAAACAAATGATACAAGGACAAACAAAAACAGAAGCTCAGTACAGAGCAGTTAAGATGGACAGCAGTTCCAGCTTAAAAGAGTTCTCAATGAACCGTAAGAAGTACCACAAGAAGTACATTCTTAATGAAGCAGTAGAAGAAGAAGACAACAAAGCTGCCACTACAGGTAGGGTTGTAGAAACAATGTTATTAGAACCAGAAGAGTTTGATAACCGTTTCCATATGTCAGTTGTTACATCTGCTCCAACAGCAATGATGTTAGATTTTGTAGAAGCATTATGTAAGCACACTCTTGCAGCTACAAATGAAGATGGTGTAGTTACCAGAACCTTTGAGGATCTAACTAAAGATGCATATGTTGATAGCGGTTTCAAGATTAAACTTGATGCTGTACTAGGTAAATTCTTAGGCACAGATGCAGAAGTTTATTTTAAAGAGATGGTTGAAGTGAGACGTAGAGGATTAACTGTTATTACAATGCAAGAAGTAGATAATGCTACTAAGATTGTAGAAGAGTTAAAGACTAATGACTTCACTGCACCAATTGTAAACTTGGTTAGAAGTGCTAACTATGACGTATATAATCAATTACAAATTGAGGGATATGAAGTGGAAGGTCACATGTTTAAGTCTATGATTGACAAAGTGATTGTTGATCACAAAGAGAAATACATCAGACCTTATGACTTGAAGTGTACTTGGTCTGTAGAGAACTTCTACAAAGAGTATTACTTATATCGTAGAGCGTATATCCAGGGCTATTTGTATTATTATGCAGCAAAGCATCATTTTGCTGACTTAGTAAAAGATGGATATACAGTGTTGTATCCTGCATTTATTGTATGTGATAGTACAAATTACACTGCTCCACTAGTTTATCAAATGTCTGATATCAACATGACAGAAGCAAAGTTTGGATTTGAGTACAAAGGAACTCAGTATCCAGGTGTTGAAGCTATTGTTGAAGACTTACAATGGGCCATTGAGAATGACAAATGGAACATCTCTAGACAAAACTATTTAAATAACGGTGTAGCAAAATTAGGTTAATGGAAATAAAAAAGACCATAACCAGTATATTCATTGTCCCCACGCTTAGTATTGGAAGAGAAAAGCTGGTGGACAATGGATTTATTAATGGTTATATAAAAGATGGTAGAAAAGAAATACAGTATGAAGATGCTGTCTATCTTCTTTTTAAACCAGAGGATTTAGATAAATTCAGAGATTTTCTAGATGAAGAATATGAACGCACTAAACAAATCATTGATGATTATGATTATGAAGATGGTTATGTAGTGGTGGTTTATAAGCTAAATGAGAAGCTAGAAAAAGACTTTGAGCTAATAAAACAAGGTAAATATTCTCAAACTTCTCCTAAATTCCAGGAAATATTCCCTAAAGTTGTTAAAATTAACAGAAATGGGCTTAGAAAAGATGAGGTGAGTTTACAGTATCGCATCTTCAATAAGACAAATGATCTGAAGAAATTTTGGGAAGACAAATTTGACATGGAACTAGATGAAAAAATGGAAGTTTGGGATGGTTTCTTTGAAGAAAATGAAGTACTTAACTTAGATAAACTTAAAGAGCATGTACAATCATGAGATATTAGAAGAGCTTGTTCGCCAGTTTGGTGAGGAGGCTACTATCCTCTTCTGTAAAATGGAGAGTGTAAAGAATGCTATGCTGTTTGACAGCGTAGAGAAAGACAAACAATACTATCCTGAGCCAAGTGAATGGTCTTATGAAAGAGACTGGTGGAAGGAGAATGGTAAAAAATTAGAAAAACGTAATAAATGTGTAAACTATGAGTAGTCAAGAATTGTTAGAAAATTATGGCAAAGCAGCCAGTGTAGTTAAAGACTTCTATTTAGGTAAATTCTTAGATTCTATGGAGGGTGAAGACCTTCCAGATAACTTTAAAGAGTTTGCCAAGGAGCAAGGTATAGATAATGACACAGTAGCTAAGATGATAGATGCAATGCCTAGAGCTTTGTTTGATGCATTTGATGCTCATGAAGTGTATATTGGAGTTATGCCTAATGAACTGGTTGGAGGTATGAACTTCAAGTATGTAGTGGAATCAAAGTCTGGTGAAGGAGCTACTAGAGTAGAAGCTGAAAAGAAAGCCATTGAATTAGCATTTCAAATCTTAAATGATAAGTTATGAGTGATCAAGTAGTATTGGAGGTAATTGAGAAGTATGCCAAACGTAGTGAGGTGGGTATAGCCAAGTATGGCACCACCCTAGAAACTAATAATAAGGATAACTATCTTAAACATCTCCAGGAAGAATTGATGGATGCAACCCTTTATTTACAGAAAATTATGGACCAAAATAAGGAAATAACTAACTTAGTTAAAACCTATGCAAATGATGCAGAATTGGGCTATAAAATAAGAGAATTGATTAGATAGAATTTTCTGATTTTCTTGGAATATAAAAATGGGGGTTGTACATTTGCAACCCTCATTTTTTAAATAAAATAAAAACAATTAAACATGGATTTAGGATTAGATGCCTTAGGAAAAATTACAGTGTTTAGCAAATATGCTAAGCATGTGCCCCAGCTCCAAAGAAGAGAGACTTGGGATGAAATAGTGGATAGATATCAGACAATGATGATCAAGAAATATCCTAAATTAGAGCTAGCAATTATAGAAAGTGCCAAGTTTATCAGAGAAAAGAAGGTGTTACCTTCTATGAGAGCTTTACAGTTTGCTGGTCCAGCCATGGAAGTGAATAATGCAAGAGGTTATAACTGTGCTTATCTGCCAGTTGATAGCTTATACAGCTTCAGTGAGACAATGTTCTTGTTGTTAGGTGGTTCAGGTGTAGGTTTCTCTGTACAGAAGCACCATGTAGAGCAGTTACCAGCTATTAAGAAGCAGGAAAACTACAAGCACCGTAACTTCTTAATTGAAGATTCTATTATGGGATGGGCTGATGCAGTGAAGGTATTGATGAAGTTCTACTTTGAGGGTGGAGCTAAGCCTAAATTTGACTTCAGAGCTATTCGTGAGAAAGGAGCAAGATTAGTAACAGCTGGTGGTAAAGCACCTGGTCCAGAACCATTGAAGATTGCTTTAGCTCATATTGATGCCATCATGGAGCGTAAAGAGAATGGATCAAAACTATCTCCTCTAGAGTGTCATGACATCATGTGTCACATTGCTAACTCAGTACTAGCAGGTGGAATTCGTAGATCAGCAATGATTAGCTTATTCAGCCATGATGATAAGGAAATGATTACATGTAAGTATGGTAACTGGTGGGAATTGAATGAGCAACGTGGTAGAAGTAATAACTCTGCAGTGTTAAAGAGAGGTGAAGTGGATGAAGCAGAATTCATGGCTTTATGGAAGCGTATTGAAGCATCAGGTTCAGGTGAACCAGGTATCTATTGGTCTAATGACCTAGATTGGGGAACTAATCCTTGTTGTGAGATTGGATTACGTCCTTTCCAATTCTGTAACTTATGTGAGGTGAATGTATCAGATGTTGAGTCTCAAGAAGATCTTAACAACCGTGTAGCAGTGGCTGCATTCTTTGGTACATTACAAGCAGGGTTTGTAGATTTCCATTACTTACGTCCTATCTGGCAGAAGACAACAGCTAAAGATGCTCTATTGGGTATTGGTATGACTGGTATTGGTTCTGGTGAAGTATTGAAGTACAATCTAGAATTAGTTGCACACACAGCCAAGACTGTTAACAGAGACATCTCTGCATTAATTGGAACCAACGAAGCAGCTCGTATTACATGTATCAAGCCTTCAGGTACAACTAGTCTTGTATTAGGTACAGCAAGCGGTATTCATGCTTGGCATGCTCCATATTACTTACGTACTATGAGATTTAACAAGAATGAGGCTATTGCACAATACCTGATGATTAACCATCCTGAGTTATGTGAAGATGATGTATTACGTCCTCAAGATACAGTTTGTGTACGTATCCCTGTGAAAGCACCTGAAGGTTCTATCTTCAGAACAGAGACAGCAATTGATACGTTAGAGCGTGTTAAGAAGTTCTCTACAGAATGGATTAAACCTGGTCACATTGATGGGGCTAATACACACAATGTAAGTGCTACTATATCTATTGACAGTGCTAAGAAGTATAGTGCTATTAACATGAATGATGGTAACGGAAATCAATTTACATTGAGAGAAGATGGTTGGTTAGATGAATGGGAAGCTGTGGGACTTTGGATGTGGGGCAATAGAGAAGTGTACAATGGCTTATCTGTATTACCATACTTTGGTGGTACATACAAACAAGCTCCATTTGAAGATATTACAGAAGAAGAATACAATACACGTATTGCTTCTGTAAAAGAAATAGATTTAACAAAAGTTATAGAGGCTGATGACAATGTTGACTTTGGTCAAGTTGCAGCCTGTGCAGGAGGTGCTTGTGAAGTCCAATAATGATTTATATTATCTGGAGAACGGTAAGGTAGTCTTTACTGAGAAGTTTCACAAGGAACGAGGGCATTGCTGTGGTAATAACTGCAGACATTGCCCTTACACTAAACCTGTTAAAAAAGGAAACAAAAAGTTAGAAAAAGAAAATATTGGATAATATTACGTTTATATGCTTTTATATACGTAATATTGCATAACTGTTTTTGTTTAATTGTATGTCACATAACCCCTGCTGTTTCTACGGTGGGGGTTTTTTGTGGCAATTATCCAAAAAAGTTATGGAAATTTCATACATTTTCAGTAAATTTGTACGTACAAAAACAGTTAAAACATGGCGAAAGCAGCAAAAACAGCAGACAGCGGTGTCTCTAAATTCCAAGAAGCTTTGGACAAATTAAACAAAGCTTATGGTGTAGGTACAGTACTTACACTTGACTCAAAAGGTAGTGGTGAATATGATGTCATCTCTACAGGATCTATTGGGTTTGATTACATTACATTAGGTGTTGGTGGTTTTGTTAAAGGTAAAATGTATGAGTTGATGGGCTGGGAAGGTTCTGGTAAGTCAACTATATGTGGTCACGTTGTAGCAGAAGCACAAAAGAAAGGTAACAAAGTAGTTTATATTGATGGCGAGCATGCTGTTGATAAAAATTATTTTGAAGCTATTGGTGTTAACACATCAGAAATGTTAATTGCTCAACCATCATGTGGTGAGGAAGGTTTTAACATTGCTATGGAAATGATTGAAACTGGAGAAGTTGGTCTTGTTATCATTGACTCAGACTCATCATTGATTCCTAAGAAACAATTAGATGGTGATGTAGGTGATAGCACTATTGGCTATAAGGCTAGATTGAATAGTAATGCCTATCCTAAGTTAAAATCTGCTGTTGCAGACAATAATGTATGTCTTATTGTTATCTCTCAGTATCGTGAGAAGATTGGTGTTATGTTTGGTAATCCTACTACAACTCAAGGTGGTCATGCATTGAAGTTCTACAGTGATTGTAGAATTGAGGTGAGCAAATCATTAGCAAAAGATGGTGATGTAAACTATGGTAATATTACTAAAGTGAAAGCTATCAAGAACAAAATGTGCCCTCCATATCAATTAGCACAATTTGAGATTGTATATGGTGTAGGTATTGACAAGCTTGATGAAATCATGACTCTTATTAATGATTATGGTATTGGTAGAAAGTATGGTAAAACTATGACTATCAATGATATTAAGTATGACCTTGAAGAATTCAAATCAATGTTGACAGACAATGAAGAGTTCTACAATGACATCAAACAGCAGATCATTAATAAAATTAAGCAAACAGAAACAGAAACAAAAACTGAACAAGATGATACAAGTGAAATTTAAGAAAACTACAGATGATGTAAAGATGCCCATCAAAGGATCTAAGTATGCTGCATGTTATGATGTGTATGCACATGATATTACATCCAATGCCAATAACAAAATAGTTGTTGGCTTAGGATTCAAAACAGAAATCCCTGTAGGATATAAGGGTATTATTGTACCTAGAAGCAACTTAACTAAATATGATTGGGTGTTAAACAATTCATTTGGTGTAATAGATGCAGACTACCGTGGTGAATGGAAAGCTGTATTTACATCATTGAGAGGCACTGTGATGGATAATCAATTCCCTTATGGTGTAGGTGAAAGAGTAGCACAAATCTACTTTGAACCAGTTACTCTTGTAGACATCATCCAAGCTAATGAGTTGGAAGAGTCTGATAGAGGAGATGGTGGTTTTGGTTCAACAGGATTAAAGTAGTCCTATGAAAAGCAAAACCTGCGTAATAGAAGGTTGTGAAAATAGAGTGTGGTCTAAGGGTTTATGTGTTAATCATATTAAACGTAAACCCTTAGCTGCTTCTAAACAACTAGGAGTAAAAGCCAAGGTGCAGTCTTTTGTAGATAAAGAGAAAATTAATATAATGAGGTCTTTCTTTCTAGAAATCTGGAAAAAGAGACAGCATTTATCTGAAGTGAGTGGGCTTCCATTAGTTGGAGAACCATTGTCAGTATATTTTCACCACATTTTATCAAAAGAAAAATATCCTGAAGCTGCTCTAGATGAAGAAAATATCATACTTTTGACATTAAATGAACATGACCAAGTAGAAAAGGACATGTATAAGTATGAGGAAGTAAACAATAGACGTGAACAATTAAAAAAGAAATATGAAATTTAAAATTTTATTATTCGCCATTTTATCTACAATGCTATATTCATCATGCAAGGAAACTAAAGAAATTGCAACTAAGTATGAATTAGTTACTCTCCCAGGAAGTATATTTGATTTAGATGTAAAAGTTCTTATTACAGATGATACAGCATTTGCTGCTAAGTATGTAAGAGAAAACTTAGACTCTACAGTTACATCTGAGATCTTTGATTGTAGAGCAGTTACATTTGATACACAGGATGGTAAACCTATCATCATGTGGATGCCATACGGAACTCGTATAGATATAATTAACCATGAGCTATTTCACACTACAATTAATATAATGAAATGGGCTGGTGTTCCTTTGAATGATTCTACAGAGGAAGTTTATGCATACCAATTACAATATTTGTCAAAACAATTAGATAACCAAATAAATATTAAACCATGAGTTTATTCTTTTACACAAGAAAAGTAGGTGGCGGTACAGGTAATGGCCCAGAGAAATCCTACACAGACAGCTTTAACTTAAATAAAGTGATTAGATCAATCCAAATGGATGATAACGAGTTATTAATCATCTTAGATGATATTCATGAGCGTTCAGAGAACGTACCAGACGTTAAGAATGGTAAAGTGATTGGTCAGAAAAGAGAGCGTAATACGTATCAAACAGAGATTAGACTGTATGATGAAGATATGACAAGATTTAACAACTTAAATAAATAGCAATGGCAAAGTTATTAGGAAACAGAATTCTATTAGAATTACCTCCACAAGATGAGGAAAGCAAATTAATTGTAGACGAGAACACAAAAGAAGCATTACAAAGAGAATTGCTTAATAAGATGTCAAAGTTAAAAGTGTTACAAGTGGGTACTATTGTTACAGAAATCAAAGAAGGAGATGTAGTGTTGGTAGATCCAGCAGCTTTAAACAAAGCTACACTAGTTCCTATCAATGATAAAGATGACCGTGCAATACTGGTATCACCATTTGACGTGATTCAAATCTGGTAGTAAATAAAAAAGCCCTCTGAAATTAATCAGGGGGCTTTTCTTATATGACCTAAGAGCAGATCTTACGGTATGCAGATAGGTACTACCTATTTATTGTTCTCTTCTAAGCATTTAGGACAACCTTCATTATCCTTGATTACTATTTCATGAATAGAACAAATCATTTTGATAATCTTTTTTGTTTCATAGGAGCCATAGGACTTTTCAATCTTTTAGGATTGTCAGCTTCTCTCATATAATTACCATTGATTGGTTTAGGAGGAGCTACCTTTGGTGCCTTACGAGGACTTCCAGATTTCTTAGCTTTACCAGCAGTCATATTACTTGCAGCCATACTTACATTTTTTCATAGCACCACCCATTTTCATTTTAGTAGCACCTAATGGTTTGTCTTTCTTTAATGTAGCTTTACCTTTAGACTTAGCTAATGTTTTCTCTTGAACTTTGGTCCAAGCACCTTTAGCATCTACAGGTCCTACACGTTTAGTACCAGCTTTTAATCCTGATAAACTACCGCCATTCTTCATTTTCTTTTTAGGAGCAGCGTTTTTGATAGCATCATTCTTTTTAGGAGCATACTTACCTTTACCAGCTTGTCTATCTAAAGCATCAGCCATAGCAGATTCATGCTTCTCCATAGCTTCTTTTTTATATAGTCTACCAGTCATCTCACCTTTGACATATCCTTTAGGAACATCTCCTCCAGTTTGATACTTTTGTGATTTACTTATCTTAGCCATGATTATTTCTTTTTAACAGATTTAACAACTTTTTTAGCCACCTTAACAACCTTTGCAGCTTTCTTTGCAATCTTTGCACCTTTCTTAGCAATAACACCACGACCTTTTAAGATGTCAGCCTTAGTGATTTTACCGTCTTTGTTTAAGTCAGGGAATGAACCACCAGACTTAGCTTTTTTCATCTTACCACCTGTTTTCATTTCTTTCTTCTTAGCTACAACAGTATACGCAGTAGAACCACTTGGTCTATCTTCAATTTTGTTGCCTTCTTTTTTATGATAAGCACGCTCAAAGTCAGCAGCTTTCTTCCAAGCAGCCATTGCTGTACTATCTGCTTTTCTACGTCTTTCATCACCTAACGCAGGATTCTTCATCTCAGCTCTAGTTTGTTCATTAACTTTAGAAGCCCATGAAGGAACATCTCCTCCACCTTGGTATTTTTTTGTTTTCTTTACAGTTGCCATTTTACTTGGATTTACGCTTTGCAGCTATTTTTTTAAATGTTTTTGCCAATGCTTTTGCTTTACCAGTACAACCTGGTTTAGTAATTGGGGTACATTTTCCTTCTGTACCTCTACGTTTGATGGAAGCTGCAGCTTTCTGCATCCATTTACCATCTTTAGCTTTTGCTATCTTACCACCTTTTTTCATAGGATTCTCCTGAGACTTCATAACTTCTCTTTCTCTTGGAGATAAAGTGCTAGATATTACAGAGTCAGGTCTATTCATTAAAGCTTTTCTACTATTTTGTTTTTGTAAAGCAGCTAAATCAGGACCAGTAGATCTATAATATCTATCTTCTCCTTTTTCATTCTTGAATCTATCAAGAGTGGTATATCCATCTTTATCTCTAGTAGTGTAAGTACCAATAGAATATCCTAATTGAGCCTTTTTTACAGTTTTTTTAACTGCTGCTTTTTTTACTATTGCCATGTTAACATTTCCATTTACGAAGTGATTTATTAATTCTGCTATTAGGATCATTAGCTGTTTTAGCAGATGTGAGTTTCTTTTTCATACCTGTCATCCTAGCACAAAATGATTTCTTTCTAGGACCACCTTCAGGTTGTGGAGCTTTAATGTCATGACCAGCAGCTTTTAAAGAAGCTCTACCTTTTGCGTTGAGCCCACCAGAAGGACTCTTACCTTCTTTTCTTTGCCAAGCTGGTGTAGAACCACCATCTTTCATAGACTTAGGTGTTTTACCTGCTTTTTTCATTGCAATAGCAATAGCTGCTTGTTGCTTCTTAACTGTTGCCATGTTATTTCTTTTTACCTTTATACTTATAATCAGGATTGTCCTTGTGCCATTTCTTTGTAGAAGCAACACCCTGTTTAACAGTTTTGGCTCTACCTATCTTTGTAAGATCTATAGTATCCCACTTGCCTTTGTCTTTAGTAGGATGGTTTACCATAATGTGACCTTTCTTACCTTTACCAACACCTGTAGGACTAGTCTTTTTATATACAACATGTTTTTCACCACCAGCAATCACTGTAACTTTACCACCATTCTTTAATGATGTACCATCTTTCTTAATAAGATGACCATTAGGAACAGGAGTAATGCCACCACCATTCTTTAAAACCCCCTTACCTACATAAGCTGTAGCCTTTTGAGGATTATAAGGACCTGGTTTCTTAATGCTTGCCATTTCTTCTAAATGTTATATTAGGTTTAACTATTATATCCTTGTGAGTAAATTGCCACAGTTCTCCTGTATCATTAATAATCACAGTATACATAGTATCTGTTTCATGACCATAATCTGTAACCAGCCAGATGATTCCATCACCTTTAGGAGTGGTAACATCTATTCTGTTTACAGGTTCATAGATCATTTTCCTTTTGCTTTGATTTTCTTTTCCTGCTTAAGCATAGCAGCCGTAGGTTTCTTCCCAGAACCTTTGTTAGCACGGATGTTGTCCCACAAGCCACGTTGTGAGACAGAACCATCCTTGCGTTTAATCATTTGTTTAGCCATTATAAACTTCCTTTAGGGGTTTCTGGAGCTTCAACGATCACTCCATTCTCCACGTTTCTAACTAATACATCTTCAACTTTATCAGCAGCTTTTGCAGCTAAGAAAATTGCTTGTGCCTCTTGTGTGCCTGTAACACCACGTAAAGCATTTAAAATTAATCCAAACTCTGCACCAGAAATTACAATATTAGCATCATTAGTCCATGTATATTTCTTATTAGGATCAAACTTAGGACCTTCAGACGCTTCCACCACTGGAGCAAACTCTTTAATTTCTTCTGACATAATATAATTTTTTTGGTTTAAGTACGAAGGTATGTAATTCTTACGAATCCTCCAAATTTATTTCAAACACGATAGTTGCTGAACTCTTAATGCTTTTAGACAACTGTAGTCTAATCTTAAACATGTTATGAAACTTCAACAGTTCTTCTAGTAGAGGTTGTGTATACTTTGGTACACTAGGAGCCAATCTAAAATGATAAGAACGAGGGTTTCTAACTATCTCTAAGGTAGACAGTTCATCTATTGAATCAATGATTCCCTCAAGATGTGCAAAATAAATACTCTCATTATCTTGCATTATCTTGGGAAAATACTTTTTGTTAATCTGCATTAAGATAACGTTAAACGATATTTGATTTTAGCTGCGTCCCCAGATAAGGATTGTGCAATATTTTCAATGTCAGGCATTCCGTTTGATTCACCAAATGCTTCTAGTTGTTTTGCAAAGCTCATAAGCTCATTGATAACCTGATCAGGTACCCCTGGAGCATATGGTTTAATAGGATCTACAGGCATAGCTTTAGTTCTAGTTCCTGTGTAACCCATAATTTTCTCTACAATTTCATCTTTGATATCAGCTACCATGTCATAAGCATCTCCTAGAGCTAAATGCTCAGCTAGAGATCTTGTTTGCCAGTGTAGTTCATGCAGTTGTAAATCAAAGTAGTTTAACTTAGCTTTGATTGAGTCTAAGTTTAACGATACTCCTTCCATCATTTTTTCTGGAAATAATGATTTTGCCATTAGTCTTGGTTTAAAGGATATTCAGGTACGTCTTCTAAATCAGCTCTAGTTGTAGTTTCTGTTGTAGTTTCTACAACAGTTTGAGGAGCTTCTTTACCAATTATTGCTTTAATTTTAGCAACGTGTTCTTTAATATTTTCTGCCATTGTTATAGTTTTTAATTAGTCAGCAAATGAATAAGCAGCAAGTCCATCAGCACCAGCAGCAGCAAAGTAAGCAGCAGTTGAAGCATTTGGAGTGAATACTAATTCACCGCTTAACACTTTAAATGTACCAACAAAACCATATCTGTTGTTGTTGTAGTCTGCTAACTCATATACATCATTTACTGTTGTATTATCTCCAGAATAAAATTGGTATGTGTACGGCCCACCATCAGATTCTAGAACAAAGTCTGGATAGTTAAAAGGAAATGAACTTTGTACATTTACTACAATAGTTGATTGGTCAAAATTGCAACATTCATTTCTGTTAATTTCATGCCATTTGCCAACTGTAGGTTTCTTTCTTCTGAAGATAAGACTACCTGCAACTACTCTGTTGCTACCATCGTAACGAACAAAAGCTTTTAAGTTTTGATTGCTTCCCATAATTTTTTGTTTTTAATTAGGTTAATAGTTAAGGTTATATTTGTTTTTTAATTCTAATAGTTTTGTAACATAGTAATAGGTACCATGTTTTTGTGATGTTTCATCATTTGCTACAGTGAGCATATGAGTATCATCAAAAGGATTCTTACCTGTGTGGTATGTTCCTTTGTAAAACGCTGGGTAACCAAACATATTTCTTGCTGTTACTCCTGCATTGTGAAACAATCCCAGTCTTTCAACCTTCTCAATTGGGTCTGTTGCCCAAGAGAAGTCCATTTCAGGAATGTTTTTAGTTTCTTGGTCTCTCAACCAAAGGTTCCATAACACAGCCCACATATCTGCACACCAGCTTTGAAATCCTTTTTCTTCACTAGGGAAGAATTCTTTATTTATATGTTGAAGGTAACTGCGGATGATAATACAATCATTCATCACCTTCTTCCAGAAGTTAGCATCTATATTCTTAAGGAAGTATTGAGCTCCTCCAGAGTTTAAGTTATTAGCTTCTGCTATTTCTCTATTGATTCCTATGAAGCTTGTAACTTCTGCAAGGATGTCTCTAGTTTTATATTCGTCAAGCTTATCAGCTTTTACGTCTTTAACTTTACTATCAAAATATGAAGCATTTATGTAGCTGTTAGTATCAGATAGATAGTTTATATCATCATCTTTATACTTTTCTACATCAAATTTATCTGTAAATAGAATATCACAATCACAATAGAACACTGCTTTAGCTACCATTTCAGGATGATCCTGAAAATATCTCATCAAAACATATGGACGTAAGACAGGAATATACACTCCTAAATACTTACTTACATCTCCACTATCTTGATAGAAAGCAAATTCTGCTTCTGGATATAAATCTACTATCTTCTGCCATTTATCACTTTTCTCTCTAAAGCTAGGTGTATATACTAATACAATTGCTTTGTCTGAGTGCCCAAGAGCTTTTAAACTCTCTAACCATGCATGTACCTGCCATGTGTAGTAGGTATCATCTGGCTGAGCACAGATAAACTTTAAATCCTTCATATGTAGTTATTGTTGGTTTGTTTTGAGTTAGTCATTAAAAACATCTATGTAAACTGCGTCTCCAACACAACATGCTTCTATAGATTTAGTTGTAGTTAATGCTAAAACATTTGATCCAGAAGCACTATATGTACCAATAGCAGCTGCTTCAAGATTATTATTAAATAAAGTAACTAATTCATTTATGTCATTTACAGTTTCACTTGTGTATATATAGTTTCCTAAATTATTTCCTGTATTATTACATCTTAAAATCATGCTAGTGTATGATATAGGAAAAGATAACTCATTACTATATATAGTAGTTATTTGAGGTACTACAACATTACCTGCCACTTGTGTCATCAATTCTAATTGCTTAGAAATGTCCCAAAGCAAAGCTGCTTTTGTACTTGATGGTTGTCCTATCTGTTTACTTGGTATTGCCATTTCTAATTAGTTTAAACTGTTCCCATTTGTAATGATCCTTCATATCCAACAAATGGATTGCTTGAAGAGTACGTAGCTCCAGTGTTGCTAGCATTATGTCCATTACCAGTTTGATCTGATAACTCATCATTTAATGTAGTACCTTGGAATATTAACACTACTGTTCCACCATCATATCCTAATGGTGCTGTAGGCACTGAGAATCCAGTTGTAGGATACATAGCAATATTACTCCATCTAAAGTTACTTATTAAACCATTGAAATAAGAGCCAGACTCATTACCATATCCAATTGTTAATGGTAAACCTTGGCTAGAAATAGATCCTCCATAAGGAGAATTTGCTACTTCTACACCATCAACAAACATGTATGCTGTAGAGCCATAACCCATTACACAAATATGATACCATTGTCCTACACTAGGAGAGAATGAACCATTGATTAATGCAGCATTATTAGCCCAGAAATATAACTGACCTCCTTCAATTGACATAGCATTAGGAGCAGGATATGCACCAAAACTATATGGACGTGGGAAACCATCAAGATTTGACATGTTAACAAACATCTCAATTGTAAAGTCTCCTACAATATCAAATTGTGTACTAGCAGGAATATCTACATTTCCAGGAACTGGAGCTGCAGTTGTTGTTGTAGAAGTAGTTGTTGTTGTGTTATTGGGTATATTATATATAACTCTAGTAAGATATTCTAATTGCTTAGATATCTGCCACAAAAGGTTCTCTTCTGTGCCCCAGCCAATCTGTCTAGAAGGTATTGCCATGATTAAAAAAATTAATGTTCAAAGATATGTTGTTTTTTACTATAATCAATGAGCTTTATTAAATTGGTATAACCAAATTAATTAAGTCAACTCTAATCAAATTGATTAGAGATTTATCTTACTTCCAACTACCATAAATAGTAACATTGGAATACTTGGATTTGTACTCAAGCTGGTCCTAACACCTGTATTGAACTTGAATCTTTTGGTTATTGAATAGTCCATACTGAAGCCTGTAAGGAACATCATATCTTCACTTACTGTAAAGGAATTATCCTTTGTTCCATAAGTTACAGGGCTCCCAGAGATATATAGATCAGGAGATATGGTCAGTCTTCTATTTACACTAAATGGTTTAGTGTAGAATAATAGTAATGAATGGGTTGTGGTGAATTGTTTTTCACCTTCTACACCGTAGTCTGCAGACGCTACACTGATTGTAGCATTTGCACCTGTCACTCCCCATTTTCCTAAAGGGAATATCTGAGCGTATGTTACAAACCCAAACACATTACCAAAGGCATATGCCACTGTACCACCAAAGTTAGATATACTAGCAAGATTTCCTTGCTCATTCATGTTCATCTTTGTATATCTACCTGAAAGAGCAAACTGTCTAAAGTTGCTCCAGATCATTCCTGTTACTCCCCAACTTACATCACCAGCCATAGAGCTCTGTGATATACCTGATGTAATAACAGCGTTTACAGAACCATCTAATGTTTGTCCTCCAGTGAGGTCAGAGTTAAACAGTATAGGATTCATTTTAGCTTGACTCTTTCCTCCAGATTTAGAAGAGGACTTACCCCCTCCCCCCTTGCTTTCAGATTTAGATTCTGATTTAGATTCCCCTGAAGAGCTTTCAGAAGAGCTAGCTTCAGAACTACCACCACCTCCACTATCACCACCACCACCTGTTGAAGCAGAACTAGCAGCACTAGATGCTGCAGCACCTGCAGCTGAACTAGCAGCAGAAGAAGCAGCTCCACTAACAGCAGCTCCTACAGCGGATGAGACAGCAGATGCTGTAATAGCTGTAGCAGTTTGCGTTGTTTGTGCCACTGAGCACGGAGATAGCTTTTGGTACTCTGCGTAAACTTCATTGATCCAGGCTTGAAAAGCCCCACTACGTACATCGTTAGCTGTAAAAGTCTTGTATTTATTATAAAAAACAATAGTGGTGCTGCCAGTAATAGGAATGCTAAATACACTTGTAACTTTAGTACAAGGGTCCGTCCAAGTTTGGATAATGGTTTGGCAATACGCATAAGTTGGTAGTAATACTACTGTTATTAAAATGAATATAAACTGTTTCATTACTTTGTGAAGATTCCTTTCTTCACCATTCTATCTAGAATACGAGCACATGCTATATCTAGAGCTTTCTTCGTAGCAATAGATATGGTTGATTGATTAAATTTAACAGGGTCCAGTGCAGCATCTGATGTTATCCCAGCAGTTTCTTTGGTAGTTTTTGCATCACCAAGCCCAGAACCACTAAATACCACCCCAGTCTCAGCATCAGTGAATCTAACTTGTAAACCAATCCTGGTAACCATAAGTTGCTTTGTACCATCCTTAAGGCTAATAGTCTCATCTTCTGAAATACTATAATCATAACATTCAATAGTTACAAAGTACTTTGCAAGGTTAATCTTGCCACGTCCGTCCAGTTTGTTCTCAGATATTCCAGCTTGACTAGCTTGGAACTGCTTAACCATCCTGTTCTTGATTTCAGTTTTATCTTCTGTAAACTTGAATCTGTTAAGATTTTCTAAATATTCCATAGATATATTAGCTACACCTAAGCCCACACGTTTCTCTTTAAGCTCAGGGTACATCTCGTACATCTCATCATTGATACCACACTTCAGGATTTGAATAGGGATTTGAGGTCCGTCATAATCCATAAAGCTTGAAATATCTATAGCCTTCTCAAAGCTAGCCTTGTATTGCTCTGTAGAGGTTTTAGCTAGCTGGGCTTGTAACAAATTTGTATATAAAAATGTTACAAGAAGTATCAATAATTTTTTCATTACTCTTTGATTTTACCACAGTGAATACACTCATAGTCTCCATCATGATCTACATCAGCATATACATGTTGACATTGTCTGTGAGCTTTTAGTTCATGTTCAAGCTTAAGCTTTTCCATTTCTTGCTCATGTTCTTGTTCATCAATCTCAAGAGCTTGTCTGTGTTCTTGCTCATCACGCACTATCTCATGCTTCTGTTTGTTTTCTACAACAGCTAAGTCTCTAGCTGCAGCAGCACCTTGTACAAATGCATCAGGGATAGTTGGAGCTACAGGTTTGTTAGACTCTTTCATGTCATTGGTATGAGACATAGACACACCATCTTCCTCATCCATCTTCTGTACCAACATCTTATCTTTGTCAGTATCAGAGAACCAGTAGTCAATGATCTTACCGTAAGAACCAATGAAGGCACCTAACATTAATAATAATAACTCTTTCCATTCTGCAGCAGCAGGGATGTTGTTATTAAGAGCCATGAATATACCACCTATAATTAATATAAATGATCCTAATACTAATCCAGTGATGTACCATCTACGTTCCATCATTGAATTCAATAAGTCTTTAAAACCTGAAGCTTGCTCAGGCTTTTCTTCAGCTGGTTTTGATTTAAATAAGTCCATACTTTTTAATTACTTGTTGGTTAGCTTTTAGTAGCTCAGCTTTCTTTATACCAGATCTTCTAGATCTCTGAGCTTTTGGTTTTTTCTTTGCGTTTGCCATATTACCACTTTGGAGCTTCTTCTTTAAATTCGTCACCCTCTTTCTTCTTAAGAGGCTTAGCTGGTTCAGCTGGTTTAGCTGCTTCCTTTTCTTTGATGATAACTGTCTTACCACCTGCAGCTTGAGACTGCTGATTAGAGTTTGTGATATTAATAACTGGTTGAGCAACTGCAGGAGTTTCTTTCTCATCTCCTCCACCTGTTAACTTATTAGTTATAAAGCCACCCACACCTAGTGTAATAGTGCTTACTAATCCAATGACAATACTCTTAATAGAGGTGCCACCTTTTTCTTCTTGTTCTTCTGCCATGATAATTATTTTTTGATGGTTAATGATCTTTTATATTCTTTACCTGAAATATCAATTAATACAATTGTGTAGTCTCCAGAATTAACATCTGAGTAGTCTAAGTTCTTGATTACTACGTTGTTATCAGCTGTGAATCCTGTAGCATATTTAACATCTCCTTTTAAATCAATTAACTGAAGAGAGTACTTAGCCCCTGGAGTAACGCTCATTGTAACATCAACCTTACCAGATGTAATAGCTGTAGACAAATGAGTGATTGCTGTAGATGTAGATTGTGTTCCTAAATTAATTACTGGTTCTGGAATATCCACTTTAGTACAAGAGTAAACTACAAAAATTATAATAATACCAATATATATTGCAAGTAATTTAAGTGTTTCTTTCATTTTAAAAATTATTGTATCCTGTTAATTTAATTGTTGTTGAATTGAGATTGATGCCCACTTGGTTACCTTTCATATCTGAAGCATCCATATTAGATGTCACCTTAATAGCTGAGTTTATGTTTAAACCATTTTGTAGTGTAGAGAACACTAACTTAAACGGAGTTAAATCTTTACCTGTATAAGGAGTCTTTACATCTTTATCTACAGCACCAAACTTCACACGGCCATCATGATTATTTACAAACACTACCCATGTAGGCATATCTGCTTTTATAGATTCAAATTTCACTTTAGTTGGATCATATACAAACTCAAACTGTAGTCCAGATAAACTTCCACCTTTTGTATCTACAGTTATAGGAATTGTAAACTCGTTAGATGTCACTGTAAGATTGTTTAAACTTACATCTATAGACTGAGCTGTAGTAGCTTGTGTATTTATATATGAACTAGCACTAAACGATCTTATAACATTCTCCATTGGTGTGGAGTAAGTAGTAACACTATTTGCCTGTGTTCTAGCTGAGCTATGAGACCTATTAATATCTCCAGGGATCAAATAGTTAATACTTAATGACTTAGCAGTGTCTCCTGTTCTAAAATGTACTGTATACTTGTCTGTTACATTCTTCCAAGAGGTAGCAGATAGTGTATCATACGTATCAGTTAAGAAAGCAGGTACATTCCATAAAGTCTGTCCCTGTTGTGCTGCAAAGATTGTGTCAGCTCCTACAGCTTGTGCAAACAATGCTGTAACATCTCCACCATCAAGCACCCTATTACCATTTACATCAGCTGCCATGTAACCAATACCAGAAGCAATATTACTATTAGTAAACGTACCATCTAGGTTTTGTTTTACAAACTCTGTAGCCGCTGCAGTGTAATCACTCACTGTAATAGCTTTGTTAAGGATGGCAGGAATACTATCTGACACAACATTTAAATAAACTTTATATGCAGTGTTAGGAAGTAACTGACTACCAAGAGTGAATGTACCATTAGCAGAAGGAACAACTGTAGCTTTTACAATACTAGTTGCTGAATCAACAAATACCACCTGAGGTTGATAAGATCCTGTAAGGTTACTATTTAGTTTTATTTGTCCGTTAACAAGGGCATTAGATGTAGCTAATACATTTATCCAAGCTGAGTTGGGTTTAGGCATCTTTACATCATAATACATTCCTCCATAGTTACCACTATATGCTTGTGCAAAGTTGTAATAGATAGAGTCATATGCAAAACCTGCAGACACTTGCTCCACTTTAAATCTAATGTTACATAGTGTACCATCTACTAAGTCTTGACTAGACACTGCCCAGATACGATTAATAGCTTTACCACTAGTTTGACTATATCCGTAACTCAAGTTGTTAGAGTTAGTTTGACCAGACTCAGTTGTATTTTGTGGAGTTCTATTTAGGAAATAACCAGGATAGTACGTGTTCTGATAAGATGTTTGTGCACCTTGAGGAACAGCATTACCAAATGTTAAGTCTAACATGTTGATTGCTGTAATTTGGTGTTGAAAATCTAGGTAGAAAGAACGTACAGATTTACCTGCAGCTGCTTTATATACCAAAGACACTTGTACAGTGTCTCCTTTTTTAATCACTCCTCCTCTAATATTTGTTGATACAATATTAGGGACTATTTTCAATTCAGGGTTTTGACCATAAGAAACTGTCACAATTATTTGAAAAATTGTGACAAGTAATAATAGTTTTTTCATTATAATAATTTGTTAACCAATGAGTTACATGCCTTCTTCAGAGCCGTTGATAGATTTTGTTGGTTAAACTTGCCCCCTTCATCTATCAATAAAGTGGACATACTTGTTTCATCCGCAGACTCTTCAACAAGAGCCTTTTTAATAACTTTGCCATCTTTGATAATTGTTCCATACAGTCTAATTACTACAGATTCTTTATTATTATGTATTACTGAAAAACTAGATTGTGTTTTTAACACATCCAAGTATACAATATCAATGTCAATTCTTTGATCAGAAGCATGATCTATACTATACTCCTTATCCTGTAAAACTTCTTCTATTACATTCTTAACACCAAACTCTAGCTTTCTATTACCAGCTACTGGTCCAATTTTAACTTTGTTTGTAATGTTTCCAATTGCAATATCTTTTGGCTCTTCATACCAAATGTTTCCTGGATCATTTTTAAATCTACCATCAAATTTCCAAGTGAACCAGTTAGAAGCTTTAGATAAAATATCATCATGTCCTGTAAAGTGTAAGCTGATTGCTGTCACTTGAATAAGCAACGCAAATACTATCCATATACCTACTAAACATATGAAACTTAATGCTAATCTATCTAATATATTACTTACCTTGACCACGATATTTCTTAACTGGTTTGTCTTTTGGACCTTGAGATTTAGCAGCTTTGCCACCTTTTCTCTTACCAAAAGTAACTTTCTTTGCTGATGCAGCACCTTTAGCCTTTGCCATGTTGGTTTATTTTAATAATGAATAATACTCTTTGAAGTGTTTGATACGATCAGCCAAACCAATTGTACCACCATTAACACGCTTAGTAATCATTGTAACAGCAGCATCTGTAGCTCCTGTATCTGCAATTTTATTTAATCCATTCTTACTCCAGAACCAAGCAGCTGAAGACAACGCATGTTCTGTAGCCACTAAATCAGGAGTTTCTTCAATAGCCACACCAAGTGAATCACCAAACGCTGTATAATTGCTACGTCCAGTTAATTGAATGTAACCTCTACCACGGAACTTGTATCCATCTCCTGTAGCTTCATTACCATTACCCATTCTTCCTGAATATACACGATTAGCAATCTTCTGAGGTTTCTTAGCATATTCATTAGCTATTGCTTCACTAGGGAAGTACTTTTTGAAGATTTTCATCAAGCCTTTAGCAGAATAGTTTAGATTCTCATTAGTCACTTTAAATCCACCAGACTCATGTCCAGCTTGTGCAAGAAAATGAGCAAGTCTTAATTCTGTATTAATACCAAACTTATCCTGGATACCAGGAATTTGATCTATTACACTATCAGGAATATGTCCTTTTAACTTACTTAAGTTCATCTTTCTTCTTTTTCTTTTTCTTCTTTGGAGCTGCAGGTACTTCCTGAGCTACCGCTTTCTTTTCTTCTATTAATTCTTTCTTAATCTCTGCATATTTACCAACATGAAGTTCTTCTTCCTTAGCAAATAACCCTTTAATAAAAGCTATAATTTTCTTCATTTTATTTCAATTTAATTTTCCAATAACTGCTGAAGCCATAATTGATGCCTCCACCAATACCTGTACCAACCTGAAGACCAATTATCTGATCCTTTTTAGTTTTAAGTAATAATCCACCATGAGCACCAGTAGGAGCTAATGTTGGACTTAGATCTATACCACCACCATAGAACAATTGAGCCTTAGGCTTTTCATAATGTTGAATGGTAACTGTATTTGTAATTGTAGGAATTTTGTAGTTAGTTCTTACAGAGCGTCCCTTGATAGCATTCTGATTAATTGTATCTAGAATAGCTACATAACCAAGAGTATCAAGTCTAATTGTATCTCTATATTCTACAAGAGCTAGGTATTTACTTAATAACTCTTTGTACTGAACCAACAAAGCAGGATAGTTTGTATCTGCTATGTATTGAGGAGGAGTAACAATTGTATCATGCAATGTCTTTCCTTTTAATGTTTTGTAGATAATTGTGTCATGTACAGCCCATTGTGTATCACGTACAATAGTAGTGTCTGATTTCTTAGCACCACCACTGTGACAACCTCCACCTTTTCCAACTGCTATAAACAGGATAAGTCCTGCTATGATTACCGTCAGTAATTTATTCATCATTTTTCTTTTTAAGTGAAAACTTATCCCAAGTAGTAAATCCCATACCAAAGGCTACAATACCAGCAACTAGTTCTGCCACATGCTCATTGATGTGAGGTATAAACAAACCTACAAATAAACACAAAGCCCCCAAGCTCACAATAACTCTCTTGTGACTAGTGGACCCTCGCTCATCTGCAAGCATGCTTGTTATAAATTGTTTAAAACTCATTTGCTAAATTTGATTTTGTTATCTGGTAACACTGCATATACCATATCTCTAACAGGCTCTTTCTCAAAAGGTCTAAGTGGAGTAGATGCCACTGATTTGTACACTTGTCTCTCCAAGTTATCAATTCTAGTTTTGTCTATGTTAGACTGAGCCATGAGAGCTTTAACATCAGCTTTAACTTCTGCTAAATCACTCTTGATGCCATTAAGCATCATACCAGCAAATATGCCAATTAGGCTAATGATGCCAGGGAATATCCATGTTTTAACTTCTGTGATTACAGAACTTTCTTGTTTATTCATCTATAAAAGGAATGAAAATAGAAAGCCCTCTCCCATTACAGAAGAAGGCACATCTATGTAGTTTATAAAATAAGAAAAGGTTATTTCTTGAGGCCGTACTTAATCCATCTGTACCAAACTCGTTCGTGGATATAGTATTGTAGGGGCTTATAGATAAGCTCAGCTACTCCAAAAGCAGCTCCCACTTTGATAGAACCAGAGATCCACCACATGATTAGAAACCCAATCAGGGTGCTTATAATTCTATAACTTATAGTTTTTGCAACATGTCGTTTGACTAATGGCATAATAATGGCCAAAGGTATGTAAAATAAATGAATTAACCAAATTTTTTTTCTAGTATGGTTGGTAGGATTTCTCCTCTACAAATTCAGAACCATACTTTATATTAATTTCTTTTTTAATATTTGCTCTACTGTCATTCAATTTGTAAACAGATCTAGCCAAGTCAATAAACTCTGGTCCAAAACTGCGTACTCTCTCAAACTCTCTTATCAAATCTTCCACTTTCCAGAGAGCTTTGTTCACTTCAAGAAGTCTGTCTGTTAAGGGGTCATGTAGAATCTCAGGATCTATCACCGTATTCAAGTAGGCTCTCTCCTTATTGACGTTCTCTAGCTTTGAATTGTCTGAAATATTTAAAGTTTTGATAGATAATATGGTCCATTTATCTACAACTTCTCCTATACTTACTTCTATTCTCATAACAAAATGTTGTTTAATTTCAACAAATATAGTATTTTTGTTGAAAATAGCCAACACTATGCCCAATAGTTACACTTTTTATAAACCAGAGATCAAAGAATACTTTAGACATCATGTATCACACACGAAAAAAATATTGGATGTGGGCCCAGGACAGGGTACTTATGCCAAGCTTTTGGGAGAATTTGGATACAACATGGACGCTCTTGAAGTTTGGGCACCATATATTGATGAATTTAAGCTCTGGGATCATTATGGAGTTATCCACAATGGAGATATTCGTACGTTTGACTATTCAGAATATGACTACATAATTCTAGGAGATATATTAGAACACCTTACAGCTGAAGAAGGGCAGAAACTTATTACAGATATAACAAATGCAGGCAAAGAATGTTTAGTAGCTGTACCATATATGATGGCTCAAGATGGTGAGGAGTATGGTAATGAGTATGAAACCCATCTCCAAGAGGACCTAACTCATGATGTAATGAAGACTAGGTATCCTGAACTAATTGAACTTTACAGCAATCACCTATATGGATACTATACAAATAAGCCTGTAAAGGTTGAAAAAGCGTACGTTTTATATGCAAATGCAGCGTATATTCCTACAGTGAAAGCTTGTGTAGCTTCTATACAAACCTTTAGTGAACTTCCTATTTACGTATATTTACTTAACACTGATGCCCATATACCTGGTGCTGAGGTGGTCAACTGGCAGTGTAATGTTCCAGTGATAGATTCTATCAACAACTATATTGACAGAAGTGATAAGGACGTTTATAGACTGTTGATAGAACGTCCTAGAATTGTTAAAGATGCGTTATTAAAGTATGCTCACACTGTAGCTTATATAGATTCTGATAGTGTGGCTACAGAATATATTGATAGCATCTTTGATATGTATCCTAAGATGAACTATCCTTACTTTGTAGAGGGTATCTATGACTATCTACACATTAATGGTAGAGGTGGGGCTGATACTAGAGAAGACATGTCAACTACTCTTGAGGCACCAGCATGTGAATTGTTTGGTGTTAATCAATACATCAGACAGAGATACAGACAGACAGGATACTTTGTAGCCAACCATTACTGTTTTGATTTCTTAGATGAGTGGTATTGGATGTGTATCAATCCTAAGGTGTTAGCTAACCATGAGTGGTATGCTCCATACCATGAAGAAACAATAGCCAATGTATTATTGTGGAAGTGGGGAGTGTTAGACGGTTTACCATATATCTACACTAACGCTAGTCTAGATAGAATAGAAGATATATACAACAAACTTGAGTGGGGAAAACACCACAGTAGTTGGTATAGATTACCAGATAGCAAACATAAACTATTATTCTTACACGGAGAGAAAGATCCAAAAATAATGCATAATATGATAGATAATTTGGTACATACAGAGAATAGGTTAAATGTATTGTTCTTAGCTCCTCACTTGTCTACAGGTGGTATGCCTTCTTTCCTCCTAAAAAGAGTGCAGGAACTACAAAATTACGTACGAATTTATGTAGTGGAGTATTCCAACTTCAGTCCAGTGTACGTAGTACAAAAGAATCAAATCAAAGAATTAGTACCTGATAATAGATTCTTTACACTAGGTGAGAATAAGATGGAGCTAATAGACATTATCAAAAGAAATGATATTGATATTGTGCATGTAGAGGAGATGTTGGAAGGATTTGAGAGCTTTAATCAAGTGAGCCCTGAGTTACTAGATGCATTATATGCTCCTGATAGAACATGGAGAATTGTAGAGACTTGTCATAATGTTTGGTTTAATCCAGACAACCTTAAGAAGTATGAGCCAGAAGCATATGCTTTCTGTACAACATATCACCTTAAGACATTTGCTAATATGAAAGCTCACAAGAAGGTAATACAGTTTCCTATAGAGAATAAACAACCAGGTATCTTATCAAAGATAATGGCTAAAGATAGATTGGGCTTTGCTCCATTTAAAACTGCTGTTGTTAATGTAGGACTATGGACTCCTGGTAAGAATCAAAAGGAAGGTATAGAGATAGCTAAGAGATATCCTCATATGGACTTTCATTTTGTAGGTAATCAAGCTCCTAACTTTAGAGAGTATTGGGAACCACTGATGGAAGACTTACCAAGCAATGTTAAAGTGTGGGGAGAAAGAGATGATGTAGATGAATTCTTAAAAGCTGCAGACATCTTTATGTTTAATAGCACATGGGAATGTAATCCGCTTGTACTAAGAGAAGCTATTGGGTATGCTCTACCTATTGTAGCTAGAAACTTACCACAATATGAAGATATGTTTACTAACTATCTTCTACCTGTAGATACTGATCTAGATGAAGTTAGATCAAAGTTTATACATGGTATAGTGCACTATGATATACCAGACAATAGATTTGCAGAAGAGCATGATGAGTTATATAACAATATAATGTTCATTCCTATCAAACCTAAGAAGAAAAGAAAAACAAAGGTGGATATATCTCTATTGTTTGTAGAAAATCCTAGACTAGAAATTACAGGTAACAGTGATAGTAAGTTCTTAGTTAAGTTCTTTGATGAGGCAGGTGTATGTCATTATGAAAATACAATCAGTAGCAATAGTTGGGTGAAGTTAAATAGACAGTGGTTTACTAAATGGACAGCCAAAGTGTGGGAAGACGGTGAGCTCATCTATGAAGAGACATTAAACTATGAAGGTAAGCGTGTATACATCTCTATTGATAGTGCATCATTAGGAGATACAATTGCTTGGGTACCATACTGTGAGGAGTTTAGAAAGAAACATAAATGTCATGTTATATTAAGCACACATAAGAACTTCTTGTTTAAAGAAGCGTATCCAGAAATTGAATTTGTTCTTCCAGGAACTACAGTAAATAATATACACGGTCAATATATTATTGGTTGGAGATATAGTCCAGATAAAGAACCAGAGTTATGTAATACAATTCCTTTACAAAAGGCAGCTAGTAATATACTAGGATTAGAATGGAAAGAGATAAAACCTAAAATAAACTATGTTAATAGACCAATAACTTCTATGGACTTTCCTTATGTAGCAATTGCTACCAATAGCACAGCTGGATGTAAATTCTGGACTAGAGAAGGTTGGCAGGAAGTTATTAACTTTTTAAATGATTCAGGATACTCAGTGATAAATGTATCTAAAGAAGACAATCCACTTAAGAATTGCATTAAGATTAGTGATACATCTATGGAGAATACAATGTCTGTAATAGCAAGTGCTAAGTTCTTTATAGGATTATCTAGTGGACTTAGCTGGTTAGCATGGGCTATTGGTACTCCTGTAGTGATGATTAGTAACTTCACAGAGGCAGATCATGAGTTTCAATCTAACTGTATAAGAGTTACAGATACAACTTTATGTCATGGTTGTTGGAACAATCCTAACTTTAAATTTGATAAAGGGGACTGGGACTGGTGTCCTATAAATAAAAATACCCCTAAGCATTTTGAATGTCATAGGGGTATCACAGCGGAGAAAGTTATAACTTCCCTTCAGCCTTTAATTGTTCTCTAATATTTGTGGCTGAGATATCATTTATTTCTTGTGGTGGTACGTGTTCAATAATATCATATCCAACTCCTCTACCAAAGTTTACAGACTCAATGTCTGGTATAATCATTATTCTCACCTTACCATCTTCAATTAAATCTTCTAACTCGTTAGCAAGATTCATCATAATTTCATAAGCAGACCAAGGATTTTTATCATCCTTGTGTACATCTCTTACACATAATAGCACTTTCTTTCCTTGATTTAGTTGTTGATCAATTAACCATTGGTGACCAGCATGCCAGGGTTGCCATCTTCCTATGAACATTGCATAACCATCTGTCTTGCGATTTCCTTTAGCTAAAATATTCTGCATACACGCTTGATTTGATCCACACTATCTTCTACTGAAGTGTGTGAAGTGTTAATAATTAAATCCACATTGTCCACATGAGGGATTTCAAAGTCTTCAACTTTGTAATGTTCTCTACCTCTATCTTCTTGATATATTAGGTAGATCCATCTAGCTTTTTTGTTTAAGTTTCTAAGATACTCTCTAGCTTCTTCATAAGGATATACCAAAGACAACACTATATCACGACCTTCCATAAACTCTAAGTAGTGAGCAATGTCACTAGCTCTATTCAAGTTTTTGATACGTCCTTCTCTACTATAGTCTTTGTTTTTAAATACATCTCTTAAACTATCTCCATCTATGTGATGAAAGTTATTGTCTATGAGTTTCTTAGCTAAGGTGGTTTTGCCAGAAGCTGGCTGACCAAATAATACTACTATCATATAATTTGTGCGTGGATTACGTTATTAATATGTTCTTGAATAATCACTTGATTTGCTATGGCACTCATGTGCCATTTCATTCCGTGACCTTCAATAAATGTAGTGCTGCTATATGTAGGAACTTCACATCTTATAGTATTTACTAAGTTTTCTTTCCCATCTACCAACACCCTCCATTCAAACTTACTCTTCTCAGGGTAATTTGTATTAAACCTGATATCTACTATCATTTTGTATATCTAAATTGTTTAAAGAACCATTCATAATTTGTCCATATCCAATCACATACATCTTTGCCTAATAACTCTTTCGCCTTGCTTCTTACAGGTTCAAGTTTAGTTCTAATAACATGGTCTCCAAATGCACCATATATCTCATCATCTTCTTTAGTAACTTGTTCAATGTTATCAAAGTCATGTTGAAAATGTGGTATGCCTAAGTAGTCATATATCTTAATCATTGTAGTGTCAGGATATAAACATAAGTCTTCAAACTTAACAAACAATATTTTATCAGCTATGCCAGTTCTAAAAATTTCACTTAATCTTTCTAATGCTAATCCTACAGGTGGCTGTGATGCCCATATATCTATACGTTTAGGGACTGTTGTTCCCTGACCTTTAGACCAATCCAAAATGTCTGATTGCTTCTCAGGATGCTTTCTAAAATTACCCTCCATAGAAGCAAAGATGTCACGTAGGTCTCTTATCATGCAAATGATTTTAGGTTCACCACCTTGTACAAACTGTAAGAAATCATAGTGAATACCCCATCCACGAGACTTATCTATCACATATTTTTTATCTGTAATAGCATTGTAGAATGCATCCATTCCAGATTTAGCAAAAGCTTGCCATCCTATTTTCATTAACTCAGGATCTTGAGCTTTAAACTCTGCTGAGTTTGTATAATTAACACGTGCACCAAATATAAGTTCTAATACACCACTTGTAGGTGTAGCATATATATCAGGATTTTGAGCTAGTATATTTTGCAACAACGTACTTCCTGCTCTAGGTAATGAGCTTTGATAGAATATCTTTTCCATGTTGGTTTATTTTAAGGAGTTAATTACAGCATCTACATTAAATATTTCAGACTCTTTATTGTAAGGAAACTCAATAGGGTCACCTCCAATATTATACTTACTCAAATACGCATTACGTAATTCAGGTGATGTCGTTTCTGGATTAGCTACAATGTTTGTATGTAAATCATAACCAAATACCTTAGGGCTATTAGCTATCCATAATACAGTGGATGGTTTATCAAGAGCAGCTGCTGCATGTTGTCCAAAGCTATCCATTAACAATCTCTTTTCACTAAGGCTTATAAGAACAATCAATGCTCTGAATGTATCAGATACAGCAAATGTCCCATCATAACCTATTTGATCTTCTCTTTTTATATGAACAATGTTATATCGTTCTTTGAACTCATATATAACATTTTCTACCACATAACTAGGAATATCTCTAGCCCAAGAGTATTTCTGTTCTGTCTCAGCACCACCATTAGTTTGCATCAAAAAAATAGGCTTATCAGAAACAAATTTTTTGCTAAAGAAATCTATTTCTCTTTGTGTAAGAAATAGCTCTCCAACAGTCTTTGTCACTGGTAAACCGTACAAATTACACCATGTTTCAATAAGGTGTTCATCTTGTTTAATGTGCTTTGCTTCCAAGTATGGATCGTGTGCAAATACCATAATCTCTTGATTCTCAATGTATTCCTTATAGAAATAAGCCTGTTGTCCAAAAGCGTATGCTCTGTCAACATTCTTATTACCTAAGAATACATCTGGATAACCAGAGACAACAATAAGTTTACTATCAGGATACTTAGCCTTGATAGAAGCACAAATGGCGGTACCAGCAATCACCTTGCCAATACCGCCATTAATTTGGAATATTATATTCATGTATAGTTGATTTTATCCCCCAAAGGTAAATCAACTATTTTGAATAACAAAATTTTTATTCAGCTTTTAATTCAGCTAAACGAGCTTTATGCTCATCAATTTTAGCTTGCAATTCTGCTGCTTTTTGCTCAGGAGTTTTTGCTGCCTCAGCTGCTGCTGCTGCTTCTTCCTCAGCTTTTCTTTGTGCAATAAATGCTTCCATTTTAGCTTTTCTTGCTAATTCAATTTCTAATTGAGTTGCTCTTAATTCTGCCTCTAAGGCTGTTAAATCTGCCATGATGTTTGGTATTATATTTTGTTAAAAAATTATTTAAAATTAAAAAGAATTTATCATTCCAACAATACCTACTATAAGCCAAAATACATTTAGTACTACATATGCACGATTGTTCCTCTTCCACGCACAATACGTTAAAAGAATTGCATCTAATGTATTTATAACCCACATTGTAAAAAGTGGTGTATCTTTACTCATTATTGCTAGTATGCTAAATGAAAAGATTCTCATTGCTACTCCAATAAATTCTAGCAACTCTAATTTGACTATCTTCATTTTATTTTTATTGTAAATCAAAGTTACCATTATTTACAAGTTTGTAACTCCAATTATTAAATAGTTTAATATTCTTGTCTGAATAATGCAACATAGTTATATCATCAAAGTTGTTTCTTTTATATTTTTCAAGTTTTTCAGGCAATGGTAGATTCTTATAATCAATCCAAAAGTCAGTATCTTCCTTATCGCAAACATAATGATGCCTAACAAATAACATACATTCTTGATTAAGGCTTCTAATAAATTCATTATAAGTATCTCTAACCTCTGAGTATCTATCAATTCCTACCTTTAAAACTTCTTCATGAAATGCAAATAATTGCAAAATTGAAATCATTATAGATGTTGCCTCTAATGGCTCCATAAATCCTGAACTCAAACCTATTGCAACACAATTATTTACCCAAGTTTCTTGGAAACATCCTGAGTTAAATCTTAAAGTGTTATTAAATGATACATCAATTCCTAAGTAAGACTTGACTTCATCTTTAGCTTCAGCTTCTGTAATATAATTATTATCAAATACATATCCACAACCCCATCTATCTTGTAAAGGAATCTTCCACATCCAACCATATCCCATTGCAATTGCATCTGTCTTTACAAATTCTTCATTGTCAGTTCTTGGAAGGAAAAATGGAACAGCAGTATTTACTTTTAATTGATCTTCATAAGATGTCCAAGATGAGTTATATAATCCTCCTATTATTAATCTCTTAAATCCACTACAATCAAAAACAAAGTTTGTATCTACAACAGCATTGTCCTTTAAAACTATACTTGTAATGTTTTTATCTATGTCTAAATTGAAATCAACAACCTCTCCTTCAATAACTTTAACACCTCTCTCAATAGCAATGCTCTTTAAGAAATCAGCAATTAATCTTGCGTCAAAATGATAGGCATATGATTTACTATAATCAGGAGTGCCATCAGAATTGTATTTACGATTCTTACCAATAAAATCATGGTCAAATTTCGTACCATTACCTGACCAATTTTCAAAGTTTATAGCTGCCTTCTTGGTACTTTTTGTTTTTTCAATAAAAATAGATTCGTCAATTTCCAACAAATCAATTAACATACTTCTTAAGTAAGGAACAGAACCTTCTCCTGCTCCTAATATACCTATTTCAGAACTTTCAATAACTACAACTTCTTGTGAAAATTGAATCTTTTTTACATATAATGCTGTCAACCATCCTGACAATCCTCCACCAACAATTGTTATATTTTTCATAATGTTATTTTAAATTTAGATGTTGTTCAATGGCTTCCAACCTTGCTTTAAGTGATACGTTTTCTTGACTTAATTCTTGCAACCCTTTTGTTAATATTGGAATAAGTTTATCAGGACTTAATGAATATTCTCCGTTATCAGCTTGTTGTCCTACAGCTTCAGGTATAATTGGTTCAACTTCCTGAGCAATAAATCCAACTTGTCTATTACATCCTCTTCTATCTCTTTCTTGTTCATTCCAATCAAAAGATACAGGTCTAAGTTTATTGACATCACATAACCCATAAGAAATGTCACATATATTTGTCTTTAATCTACAATCTGATGCTCCACGAACAAGTAATCCATTTGTACCAACGCAAACCGCAACACTTGTTCCAACTAAATTGCAAGCCCATAATTGATTTGATGCAAAAGAACAAGCAATACTGTTAACAACACCAAATCCAAATGCACCTGAATATTGTCCTGATACAGTATTAAAGTTGCCCCCAAGTATTGCTGAAGCAGCAGCACTAGCTGTATTGTTACGACCACCTCCAATAAATGTATAATTAGTAGAAGCAACATTTAAAAACCCACCTACAATAGAAGCATAATATGCACTAGCAGTATTACAAGCACCACCAACTACACTAGATTTAATCCCACTAGCTTTGTTAGTAAATCCTCCTCCAACAAAAGAGTTAATACCACAAGCTATGTTAAATTGACCACCACCTATAGTAGCATGACCCCCAAAAGCAGCAATATTATTATATCCACCACCTATAAATGAGCCGTTACTACAAATTATATTATTATATCCACCACCTATAAATGCACAATCTCCAAATGAATTAAAAAGTATTGTAGGTCCGTACCAACCACTATAGGCACTATAAGATAAACAGCCTATTCTATTACCTTGTCCACTGCCAATCCCTGAATAATTAGTAATAGCTAAGTTACTTTGTCCTCCACCAATAGTAGCATTGTTTCCTCCTGTATATTGACAATTTAATCCTGCATAACTAGCAGATATAGTGCAACCAACACAATTAAAATAACCTCCACCAATTGTACCATAGCATGACAAAACTGTACTTTCCTGTCCTCCGCTAATTGTGGCTCCACAAGGAATATTAAAATTATATATAGTTGTCTCACATATTTTATTTAGAAAGCCACCTCCAATAGATGAAACTGTACCTGACACATAATTACAACATCCACCTCCAATAGATGAATAAGGTTGCCAAATAACATTACAAGCACCTGCTCCAATAAATGAACCGGAGGTAGAACAAATATTATTGAATACTCCTCCTCCAACAATATTATAACTGCCTGTAGTTTTATTGTTATATCCACCTACAACAGAGGAATACATACCACTGCTAGAATTAATACTCCCTCCTCCTACAAATGAATAGGATGAAGTAGCACAATTTAAATAACCTCCTCCTACAAATGAGTTATATGCACTAGCAGTATTATTGTATCCTCCACCAATAATAGATTGACGTCCACTTGCAGTATTATTAGCTCCTCCTATAACAGAAGAAACTAAACCACTTGCTGTATTGGAATTACCTCCTAAAATAAGAGAATAATTACAACTAGCTAAATTATATTGCCCCCCACCTATAAATGAATAAATACCTGATACAGTATTACATGCACCACCTACTACAGATGAACAAGCTCCAGATACTCTATTTTGAAAACCGCTTCCTACAAATGACATTGAGCCAGCATTACATACTGTTGGTGCTACAGTGAAAGCACAAGAAGCAAGTGACCACGTACCACCAGTAGTGTTGTTACCAACACCACCTACAACAACTGCACCATATGCTAAACATCCTGAAGTAGAGTTGCAAACATTGTTGCAGTTACCTCCACCAGTAAATGAGTTAAGTCCTTGAGCTTGATTTGATTGCCCACCTAAAGCAGCAGCAAATGACCCTGATGCTGTATTACTTACACCACATCTAACAGAAGAACATGTACCTGTGCCATCAATAATAACAGCAGGACTACCTACTGTCATACCAGACGTACCTGAAGTTCCTGATGTACCATTTGCTCCTGTTGTTCCAGAAGTACCAGATGTTCCTCTTGTTCCAGAAGTACCAGAAGAACCTGATGTGCCAGTTGTACCACTGGTACCTGAAGTTCCACTTGTAGCACTTGTACCTGAAGTACCAGCTGTACCACTAGTTGCAGAAGTACCTGAAGTTCCGCTCGTACCTCCAGTACCATTTGTACCTGAAGTAGCAGATGTACCAGAAGAACCAGAAGTTCCTGTAGTACCAGAAGTTCCACTTGATCCACTTGTACCAGTAGTGCCTGAAGTTCCAGAAGTTCCAGTACTACCAGATGTACCAGAAGTTGCACTAGTACCTGAGGTACCAGTTGTTCCTGAGGTACCACTAGTTCCTGAAGTTCCGCTTGTACCAGATGTTCCATCTTCACCAGCAGAACCAGAGGCAATTACTTCCCATGTATCATAAGTACCACTACCAACAACTTTTGTTGGAGTGAAAGTTAAACTTCCTGTACCAGAATTATAAGAAACCAATTGACCAAACATGTAGTTATTACTATCATGTATAAGCTGGATAAATTCTCCAGTTACAAATGATAACCCAGTTTGTGTTGTTAAGGTGATATTAGAATAAGGCATTTATATTATATTTTATATTTTAAACTTATATACAAGCAGCTCCACAAGTTGTATAATTTGTTGTCGTCAAGATTACTGTAGGTCCACCAGGAGCTGAAGGTCCAAGTAATAAATATGTAAATCCTGTAATTGCAGACGGTACATAGAACTTACCATAGTTAGGAGTTGTTCCTGCTGGTAATGCTACTAGCACATTAGATGCACTCACTGTACATAAGCTACAATCATACTCATCAGCTTCATATATATCATAAGCAATTGTTGTAGTGGTAGTTGTAGTACTTGTAGGCATAGGTATGCTAGATCCACTTGTACCATATAATAATGTAGAGCTACCACTTGTGCCTGATGTTCCTGAGCTTCCTGAAGTACCTGAAGAACCATCAGAACCTGAACTACCAGATGTACCTGTCGTTCCACTAGTACCTGATGATCCACTTGTACCATCAATGCCAGATGTACCACTAGTTCCAGTTGTACCACTTGTTCCTGAAGTTCCACTCGTACCGTCTATTCCACTAGTACCTGATGTAGCTGAAGTTCCTGATGTTCCACTAGTACCTGATGTGCCATCAATTCCAGATGTACCACTTGTACCTGTTGTTCCACTTGTTCCACTAGAACCACTTGTTCCACTAGAACCAGATGTCCCAGTTGTACCAGATGTTCCACTAGAACCTGAAGTACCACTAGTTCCTGTAGTACCAGATGTGCCTGATGTGCCACTAGTACCAGATGTACCAGAAGAACCACTATTACCAGACGTACCTGATGTACCTGATTGAGATACAACAGCTAAGAATATATCTTGATTATTAGGGAAGTTTGTTGACCCTGTACCAGATGATGATATCAATGTAACTGGAACTGTCCAATAATTACTAGGAGTAGTAATTTGTGTTGGAGTTCCTGAAATATCCCAAATTTGATAGTTGGCTGAATTGCTTTGATCCTGAATAGTAATCTGTTGAGTCTCTTGCAATAATGCTAAAAATATATCAATGTCAACACCACCATTAGTAATGTGACTAATATTAATTTGTGTTGCATTTATTTGTGTGGTATTATTCCAAAGAACATGACCATTACCAGGATAACCTGATTGAATAGATGTTTCTGCTTGGTATAAAAATAAGTTATTTGATACACCGTTTACACCAGATGTACCAGATGTACCAGATATTCCTGATGTACCACTAGTGCCTGAAGAACCAGATGTACCAGTGGTGCCTGATGTTCCACTTGTTGCAGAAGTACCAGAGGTTCCTGTAGTACCGCTAGTTCCACTACTACCAGATGTTCCACTAGATCCACTAGTTCCTGTAGTGCCAGACGTACCACTTGTGCCATCTAAGCCTGATGTTCCTGAAGTTCCAGATGTACCACCTGTACCAGACGATCCTGATGTTCCTGTTGTTCCGCTTGAGCCTGAAGTTCCATCTATACCACTAGTTCCTGAGCTTCCTGAGCTTCCTGACGTACCACTTGAACCACTCACTCCACTTGAACCAGAAGTTCCTGATGTACCACTACTTCCATCAATTCCAGAAGTGCCACTTGTACCATTAGTACCATTTACTCCTGATGTACCAGAGGTACCAGTTGAACCTGAAGTTCCAGAACTACCTGAAGTTGCAGAAGATCCACTTGTTCCTGAAGAACCATTAGAACCGTTAGAACCACTTGAACCACTTGTACCTGCTGTTCCTGAAGTACCAGAATTACCACTAGTGCCAGAACTTCCATTTAAACCTGAAGATCCACTAGAACCTGATGTTCCAGATGTTCCACGTGTGCCTGAAGTTCCACTAGTCCCTGATGTACCACGTGTACCAGACGTTCCACTAACTCCAGAAGTTCCAGAAGTACCAGTCAGACCACTTGTTCCAGACGTTCCACGTGTACCTGAAGTTCCAGATACACCGCTAGTTCCTGACGTTCCTGCAATACCAGAAGAACCGTCTACACCACTAGTACCAGAAGTACCAGACGTGCCACCAGTACCACCGCCGCCTCCACTACCAATAGCTTCATCAATTTTTTGTAAAGCTGTTTGTAGAGAGTCATTAGTGTTAATACCAGTATAAATAAGATTGGCACCTTCGTAAAATACGCAGGTGCTATCTAGTATGACAGGGCAAGAAGGTGTTGCAGAACAAGTAACGTTCATGATAAAATTGTATTATGTGTAATCTATTGATATACAAATAGGCACATAGCTTTGAAATAGCTTGTGCCTATAGTTACAAAAATAGTTAAAATTATTTAATTCCAATGAGTTGTATAAAAGTATGCTACATAATATAGCATTTATCTTATGTTACTTTGGGCTTGAATTGTTACATCATTATCTTTAGCAAATTCTGCATTAAGAATAGATGCATAAGTAACAATAGACTTTGAAACAGGGAACGCTTTCATACCATATTTTAATGGATAAGCCTTCTTTCTTACGTCTTCAGCAGATGTATTTGGATCAAAGTCAAACCCTGTAACTTCTCTAAATGTGTGAGACATAAATCTAGAATAGTCACCTACAATACCTAAAGCTGGGAACATAGATCCACTTAACAATTGCTCGTAGTTTACAGGATTGTAGAAGAATGAAAGTTCACTTACAAACTTGTCCATTGTCTTCAATGTAAAACGGTGGAAGTTCTTTGCAGCTTTATCTTCATCATCATCAGGAGCCATATATCCTAGAGCAAACATAGATGCTATAAGAGCTCCTAACATTGCAAGTTCTTTGATCTGATTGTGAAGGTTAGTTCTAATCATGTCAATGAAATCTTCTCTAGTCATATTCAATACTTCTCCTGTCTCATTTTCATATTGCTCTCTGTATTCTTCATACATCTTATTTAACTTCTCAATACCAGCATCATTCATTTTCATGATGTTCATTAAGTTATTAGCTTTATCTTGGAATGATGAAGCCATTACAGAAGCTAGTAAACGAATTCTACCCACATCATATTTCTCTCCCTCAGCTACACCATCTTCATTAATACGTACAGAGAAGTCATCACTCACCTTTCTAAACTCAGAGAAACGAGTATCTGTTAGTTTTGGAATCCAGTTCTTGAACAACATCATAGACTTAGTCCAAATAGACATAGACATTCTGTTGATATCACCATCAGACAAACCTCCAGTAGCATTTCTAGAAATACGTCTAGTTAAGTTTGTAAGTCTTTGAAGCTCAGCTCTATTAGTTAAGTCAAGACCAGGAATAACTAACTTACCATCTTCTAATTTTTTAGTTACAGCAATGGCTCTAGTCTTCTTAAGTTCTTCAATCTCAGATTCCATTTTGCTTTTAGCGTCTTTGAAATCAGAAGCTGAGTCATATCTATTCTTATACTTATCTTTAACAAATTCTCTGATACTTACAATCTTACCATTCTCCACCATTACGTTTTCTAATAGAGTAGTAAACACTGCTTTCTCAAGAAGATGTTCTGGTTTTCTCATGAACACCATCAATGTGTCTCCTAAACTTTGTCTTGTCAAAGCAGACATACCAGCTTTCTTATACTCCTCATAAGTAGGATCATCTTTCAAAGGCATGAATGTATTAACTAATTGTACAAACATTTCCTTTTCCTCATTGCTTTCAAACTTCTGTCCAATTAGTTTTGTTTCATTTTTCAAAAACTCTCTAGCCTTGAAATAGTTTCCAGCCTGTGTAGCAATCTGAATATTACCACCAAACATGTTGGCAGCACCAGAGATGAATTCAAATCCAAGAGCTTTTAGTTGAAATGCTCTATTAGCAGCGTCTATAGTTTTAACTAAAGATGTAGCAGTAGTAGAGTCAGTTTCTTTATACACTTCTTTACCAGCAACTCTATTAATTCCTTTCTTAACAAAGTTTAACACCTTATCAATATTCAAAGGTACATCAGAGTCGTTGATTACATACTTTTGTTCATATAATAATGCACGTAAGAACTGATCATACATCTTTGTATTCTCCTCATTACCAGGAAGTTCTTCTACCTTACCACCTTTTCTAACAACATTACCTACACGGTTAGTGTTAAGATGTTTCTTAAATGATTCAATAGTCTTAACTAACTTAAGTTGCTCTTCAATCTCAGACATGTACTTATACTTGTTCACTTGCTGAACGTATAAGATCATGTTCTTAAATAAGTCTTCACTCACATCAGAGTAGTCATTTGTACCATCTTCTTGTTTAGTAAAGTCTGTAGTGTAGTATTTAGGAATGCTATTCTCTAATTCACCAGTCACTTCATTGATCTGACCATAACCTGCATCATCAGTTCTAATCTGTAAGCTATTGTAGAAGTTGCTCATTACAGATAGCTTGTTATCCCAAACTAACTGCTCAGCCATACTCTTTCTAATGAATGGTAAGAAGTTCTTAGATACCATGTTGTTGATGTATCCTAAGTCTTTAGCCTTCTCATTCACTTTACCAATGTAGTTATAAAGCTCAAGTAATTCTGGATCAGCTTGAATCTCCTCATATTCTTTAGAATACCATTTATCTAATGGATGTCTTTTGATTACGTAGTTATTCCAACCATTGAAATCTTTATGATCAATATCCCATAGACGTTTAGCTTCTTCAGAATATCTACGTTTTTGATCCTCAACTTCTTCATCACTACCAGCGTATGAGTTTCTTTCAATGTTTCTAAGTTGTCTTTCTAATATTGCTTCAGCTTCTTTCTTGTAAGCTTCTACATCAATGTTTTCATTTAACCAAGCTCTATCTCCACCAGCTGCAGCTTTCTCATCAACTTGCTCATAGAAGTCTGAGTTGAATTTTTTTACAAGCTTGTTAACTAACTTACCTGAGTCATCCTTTTGGTAAATCTTCTGCACAAGCTTTCTTAAATCACCACCTCTATCAGCTAACTTCTTTCTAATAGCCATAAGTTCTTCCACCTCAGATAGAGATTCTTGAGATGCTTTACCTTGTGCATTTCTAGTTAGCTTGTATAACACTTGTAGGGCACGTAACGGTAATTCAGAAATACCTCTAAAGTTAGAGGCAAGCCCTTTAACGACTGCCTCTGCTTTAGTCAAACCTGTAACCAAATTTCTTTCACCAATATGTTTATCAGCAAACTTCTCAGAAGCTTCTGTAATACTCTTAATTGATTTTCTAATTAACTTAGATTCATTCTCTAAGTTAAATAAGATTTCCTTTCTAGCTTTGATGTTCTCTTTCTCTGCTTCAGATGTAGCAGCAGATTCCATCTCTGCATTCCAGATTAGGTCACCAATATCATCACTAATTGTAGAGAACACCTCAGAGAATCTGATGTAGTTGTTCATATCTGCAGCAAAGTCAGATAAGTCAGCATCAGTAGAATCATCAGAAGACGCAGGTCTATCTTTGTAGATAGCTTCATAGTCATTCATGATTCTATCACCATCCTTTCTCATAACCTCAATTACATCAATTAAAGGTTGTAAGTTGTTGGTTCCCTGTACAATACGTACAGCTTTCTTCAACTGATTAAGTCTTTCTATCTTGAATTGACGCTCTTCCTCATTAGTAACTTGTTCTTTACTATACTGACGGTATAACGCATTCAGATTATTTAACACCTTATCTAAAGCAGCAAATCCAGTGGACTCTGTTTCTTCAGATACAGGGATAAGTTTTAAGTCTGTAACAGGATCAATCTGGCTTTTATCTACAGAACCAATTGCAATACCTTTTAGGTCATAGCCTAACTTAGGATCTTGTTTGTTCTTAAGTTGGAAGTCCATAGCAATAGGGATAGCACGTAACATTCCAAACTCTTTGATACCATAGTTAGTACGTAACATCTCTTTGTATGTACCAATCTGAATATTAAAAGCTCCTTGCTTAAACCAAGCAACATCATTACCGTTGATGTACATAAACTTCCAGTCTAGGATGTTTGCCTTACCAGAAGGCTCAACAGCCAAGAAGTCAATTGTACCAGCCTCTTTATTTTTCTTATCATAAATCACCACCTCAGAATAGATGTTAGTTCCTTCTGGGAATGAATTGATAAGATCAACATAATACTTCTCCAACTTGTCATACATATCCATTGAAGGCAAGTTGATTTCTGTAGGTCTAGCTAAAGGCACATCTCTCTTAGTTCCATCTGGATAGTAATATCTTTCATGGATTTCTTGGAAATCATTATGACCAGCAATACCATAGTCTCTCTTTAGATTATTAAAAGCTTGCTCTTGAGGACTGAATACCTTTGTACCAAACTTTTCTTTATACCAAGCTTTTACTCTGTTAGTAACCCTCTTAAGAACAGGTGTCCATTTACCAGTTTCATCTTGAACTTGATATCCATTATTAGCTTCTTCAGAGTCTAACAACAATGGATCTGTTTCCTTACTATCAAGAGTAACCTTCTTAACCTCATTCTTAGTTTGAAACAATTTGTCTTTTACAGCCAATTGCTCTTCAGTAGCGTCTACAGGAATGTTTCCATCATACTTATCCCAAAGGTAGTATGCTGCATCCTCTCCTTTATCTTCTACTAATTTCTTCCAAGAATCAAGACTTGTATTTGGGCAACTTGCCATATTATCCTAGTTTACAGATTGTTTGTAAAATTTTATTTATATCTCTTTGTGAGTATCCTAGTTCGCTAAGATACTTACCATCTATAGCAGTCAATTCATGATAGTTACCATCTTTCAATTTAACCTTTCCAGAAGGAATTTCCATATTAGCACTTTCCTTGATTGTCTCTTCTAATGCCTGACCTAATTGTTCTGCATCATCTTCAATTAACGTAGCATCTTCATCAATCAATTCATCTTGAATCTTTGGTGATGTGCTAACAATTGCAGACGGTTCAGCTGAGAAGTATTGTGTGATTGCATCATCCTCCACTTCATTTGCTTCTAAGAAACCATTGTCAATTACTGACTTCTGAGCAAACGCATAAAATTCATTTGCACTGAAATAATTTTCACCAACTCTTCTAGAATCTCCCCAAGCATTAATCATTTTATAGACATATGTTGGAGTGCCATATTTATTTAAGAATGATAGAGGAGTTGTACCGTCATATACCTTTTGGAATAAACCTTTCTTGATATATGAGAAGTCACCTTCCTTAATCATGTCATATTTCTTCTTACCCTGAGGTACTTGTTCCCAAGAATAAACCACAACATCAGCTTGAGCTTCTCTAGATAAAGAGGACATCTTAAGCAATCTTGGAATCTCTCCAGCAGCAATAGCTTCTGTAGCAGCTTTATTACCAGTGAAGTTTGCATTGTTTTGGTAATATACATCTCCACTTGCTGTAGTAATCCTTTTAGCCTTTCTTGATGGGACAATATCTGAATCATTCCAGTTATTTCTTTGGAATACCTTCAATGTATTGAAGTCCGCTAAGTTAGGCATATTTTCTAAATTAGACAAAGTCTTGTTGTAGATTTCTTTGAAATCTTCATATGGCAATAACGAAGTAAATGATATTGGAGAGTTAGACAATCCAGATTGTAACACAGCAAGTCTTACAAGCTTATCATATAATGTACTACCATTGTCTTCTAAGTATCGTTTCAATTCATTAAACCCATAGATGATTTGATTCTGATCAAATACCTTGTTGCTCTTATTGTTGATCTTAGCATTGTTAACACCTTTTTCAGCACCATTAATAATTGGATCTAACAACTTGATTATCTGATTGTTACGTAAAGGATGATTAGGTGTGTTCTTAACTTCTGTGATAAACTTAGATAATTCACCTGCAGCATTGTCTTTAGACAATAATAAGTTGGTGATTTGATTGTTATATTTCTTATCAATCTGTACAGCCCAGTCAAATAAATCAGACACAGCCTTTTGACTCACTCTGATGAAATCAGAATCAGGCATATCTACGTAATCTCTTAATACGTTCTCAATTACATTTCTTACATTAGGAGCATCAGACTTAAGAACTTTTGCATAAGCATTTCTAATATTACCAATCTTCTCAGCTAATTTACCTAAGAAAGAGTTCTTCAATACGCTATCTACACCAGAGATAACTTTACCTTCTTCGTCCAAAGATGAGAAGATTGTATTCTGAGCTTTCTTCAATTGCTCCATCTTCTTGAACACTAAGTATGGATCATTGAATGTAGCTGTATCAAAGTTTGTACCTTGAGAGAATGTAAACATTTGACTAGCCATCTTAGCATACTTCAAGAATTCATCTAACATGAATTGTTGCTCTGCTTTCTGGTCTCTGTTTAAATCTCTACCAATAGCTCCTACAGTTTTACGTAATTGTGTTTTGCTAGGAATAGTTTTGATTTTAGAGAAATCATAGTTTCTTCCTACGCTATATTTATTAAGAGCTTTTATTTCTTTCACAAAGTCATCAATGAATAACCAACTGTATCCTGAGTTCTCAACCTTAGCCAAGTAATCACGAATGATTGGTTGGTTCATAAAGTAGGCAACTGTATCAATAGGTACACCAATGCTTGATAAGAACATCCATGTAGAAGTTACATTTGGTGTAGCACCTAATTCCATGATCCATGGACCCTTAGAGATATCAACATAACCATCAATAAACTGAGCGTTGATATCAGATATAGCTTGTCCTTCTGGGAACTCTTCACTTCTTTCAGCATTATTAACCATGGAGATAGTAGCATAATCTCTGCCACCTACATTAATTTTATTGTATTCTTCAAATGTAATAGCCCCATCTTTTAACCAAACTTCATCTTCTTTTGTGATTTTAGCTGGGTCAACATATACAAGTTGACGTTGGTTTAATGAGTGGTTTGTTTGGTTTCTAGCAGCAATACCAATTGCGTACTTACCAGATACAAACGCTTGTCTTAATCTAGACATGTACTCTCTATCCAACATGTTGTCTAAAGAAGAAGAGTCAAGTGACTGCATTCCTAATTTCTTAGTAATCTCTTTAGCTAATCCTTTTAATTGATCTGCAGAGTTAGGCTTAACTAACGCTTTAAAGTTCTCAGAACTAGATATTAAGTTTTGTAGAGATTGGATATAAGCATTCTCAAGAGACATTTTATATCCACCTTTAAGGTTTAGTTGCTCATTAAACTTAGCTTTACCTTCTTCTCCCATACCTACGTAAGGAACAAGTCTCACATTACCATCAGCATCTTCATATACGTTCTTTAAGTATACAGACAACTTATCAATATCAAAGTCAGAACCTGCCTTCTTAACTAATGCTGAAGGAATAACCACGTTATCTCCAAACTCTTCAGGTAAGAATTGTTTGATTACAAAGCTATCAATAGAGTTTTGCTTTTGAGTAGGGATACGGAAACCAACACCAGATAAGATCTTTTGACCTTCTTCTGTATTATTCAAGTAGTCAAGTAGGTCCTTGTCACTCATTGGACTATAGAACCATCTACCTAACATGATTTCACACACACGCTTACCGTCCTTATCTGTATAAAAATCTAATACATCAGACTCGTAAGCTTGTTTACCGTTAACATCAGTTGCTTTACCTCTAACTTCTTCTAATAATGTAGAAGGGATTTGTACCTTCATACCACCAGAAATCTTAGGGCTAATAACCTCTCTATCAGCAATAGAGTAAAGAATGCTTCTGATTTGCTGATACGCAGGAGTAGCTTCTATAGTAGTGTGACCTTCCAAGAATCCAGCTAATGCGTCAGCAATGTTGTCATTAACTTCTCTCTTAAGAATCTCCTTACGTAAGATTTCTCCCACCTTAGCTGTATTGTCAATGCTAAATGTATTATCAGCATTTTCAACAATACCCATTTGTTTAAGTAGATTTTGATAACCTTCTTCCATCATTGCTCCTAGCAATGCTTGGTTATTTTTAATCTCTTTATATAATTTAGATTTAGCTAACTTTTGATCTTCTGTTAACTTAAACCACTTTTCATATCTAGTATTAATATTACCACCTTTCTCAAAGTCAATAGGTACACCAGCTTCCATAAAGTCCATAGTAGCTAACTTAGTGATTTGAGAACCTCTAGTTACAAGTTCTACATCTTTAGATGGAACTTCTGATTGTACAGATATGATGCCAAATGGAATATTAACTATACCTGTTGCATCATAAGAAGCATCATTAAATGATCCATCCTCATTGTACAACTTATGTTGAGTTTGTGCACCAACCTTTCTACCAGACTTAAATACACTGTAGTCAATATTCTCAGCTTGCATCTTATTATAATGCTCTACAGCATTAGAGTTATCTCTATTACCAGCCTGATTAATCTCTTGTAGAATACGGAATGATAATGGATACAATGCAAATTTATCTAGTACAACATCATTGTAAGACTGACCATTTCCTTTATTACCAGAAACAATAGGCTTGATAGATGTATATGTACTCTTTACATTAGGGTTAAGTCCTTTCAAGATTGTCTTCTCTGCTTCAGACATAGGCAATCCTTTGAATCTCTTCTCCCAAGCTATATCATATTTGTACTGCTCTTCATTCTCATCTGTCCAATCATTAGCACGGATTCTGAAGTTACGGTATGATTTAAACATGATGATACCAGAACCATCTGATTCTTCATAAGGCTCAGTACTGTAATCAGCAAGTTTGTTTGTGCTAAGTACGTCAGACATAGTGATAGTTCTGAAGAAGTCTTGATTCATATCAGTGTAACCAATATCTCCTCTTTCATAACCTGCGTTCCAAACTCTATCTAATACATCATTCATATTAGCTGAGTTAGAAATAATAGCCTGACGTGGAGATAAGAAGTTCTTGATACGCTTTAACTCATCAGAATATTGATATGGATCAGAGAACAATAACTTATGTAACTCAATGTTGTTAACCATAAAGTTAACTGACAATGCTGTTAACTCTCTATTTAAGTTTTGTTCTGATATAGTTCCTCCTTGAGCAAACTGTAAGTTTGTTACTTCCCAGGTCTGACGTCCCATTCCAGGAGTGATTACACCATACTTTTCAAGGTTAGTTTTGAATCCTTCAGTCTTCTTATTGATAAATGCTAATACAGCCTTATCAATAACCTCTTTATTATTTTCATAGATAACTTCAGGAGCTCCTTCTAATTCAATCAACTTATTGTGTAAGCTGTCTCCTAAGATAGGTTTGAAGAAACGTAAATCTTTGCTATTCTTTGTAGGACGATTCTCTCTAGCTAGGTTCATTTCAGATGTGAAATAACCTTTAAAGATATCAAATATAGCATCGTTCCCAGAAAGTAATTGATCAGCAGTAATAGCATTCTTCATATAAGTTTGCCATTCTAATGAAGCATCACCTGGAACTAATGTATAATAATAACCAGCTAAGTTCATATTGATCTCTTGGATCAAACGCTCTTTATATGTTAATTTAGCAGAAGATTTCTTCTTACCATTTGTAGCATTTTGTGTACCATCAGCCCATGATGTTTTCATTAACTCCTCAGAGCCTTGAATTCTATCACCAGTTTCTACATCAAACATCATGTTTAATATAGTAGAGTTCTGAGCAAAGGAGTCTGTAAGCAAGTATGCATACGGAGTGTTTGCTAACTCTTTCTTATTAGAAACCTGAGAAAGTGTATCAAATAAGTTACTAGCAGCATTTGTACCAAGGAACGTTTGAGTCATCTCACCATTCACATTGTAGAATGTACTATCAAACTCTGGGTTTGCAAGTTTAACTTTCAACTCAGCTAGTGTCATCAATCTACCTTTGATAGACAATGTCTTACCAGAGAAGGTAGTGATTCGTTTAGCATCTACAAAACTCTTCTTAATACCTTTAACAGCATCTTGGAATCTTGTTTTATCATCTCCATCTAAGTTCTCGTAATCATCTTTAGTGAAGCTAATACCTAATGAACCTAAGAATCTTCTTTGAGTTTCTGGAGTGTTGATATCTACATCTTCAATAGCAGCTACACCATTAACATCTCTTACAGGAACAAAAGCATTCTCTTTCTTATCAAATGTAAAGTACTTAGGAGTTGTTTTGATGCTATTAATAATGGCACTTGTATACGTTGCACTTAATTGTCTAGTTGCTGTACCAAAGTTAGAGTCTCCAACTTGAGCCTCGCCATTCTCTAATATAAACAAGTTCTTAACTTCTGGATTCTGTTTCTTAAGTAATTTCCACAATGCAGAGATTAATCTTTCCTCATGTGTATTCTTAATAGTAGAGAAGTCAAAGTTGTTATCAGCAAACTTACTCTTAGTGATACGCTCATACAACGTACGATAGTTTTCGTCATTCTTAGCTATGTCATAGATTCTGCTAATCATCTCATCAACATTACGTGCATTGTGAGTTTTGTTTAACAAAGTCATGTACACCTCACTAACAGGTAATAATCTTACACCGTTAATAGATGAGTAATCCAACTTACCATCTCTTACAATAGGTATAGTGGATAATAAAATCTTAGTAGCAGCAGCAGCTTTCTTAAAGCTATCAATCTTGCTACTATCTATATAGTCAGAACCTTTTGATCTGTCTTGATCAGCAAATGCTGTTTCTTCATTCTCATCAAACTGAATAGAGTAAGCCTTAAGGTATTCCTCATGTTTTGCTACAATATCATCCCAGTTTTCAGTGATATCTTTCCACAAAGCAACAGACTTCTCAATGATAGGATTAGCTTGTTCTTGTGTGAACTTACCATCTCTAACTAATTGCTCAGCACTCTTTCTAGATTTAAGAGCTGTCTTTTGCAAGTTGTCTTTAAGTTTTTCATATAGAGCTGATTTCTTAATCTTCTCAATATTGAATAAACCTTCATCACTCTTAACTATATCACCCAATGTGATATAAGTCATTTGTTGCATAATGTCATGAACAGTTTGTCCAGACATTTTTAGACGTGCAACAGCACCTGGCCCAGCAATAGCTGAGTCAATATCTATAATACCTTTGCTAGCATAAGACAAACTAGATGTAATAGGAGAGTATTGTTTGAAATCTCCTTTCTTAATTTGCTTGAATAATTCATTTGTAGTTAATGCAGCCTTCTTACCTGTGAACAATGACTTAACAAAGTTTACAAAGTCAGCAAACATCTTAACAATAAACGGTCTACCATCTTTTGGTTTAGCTGGTAGCTTACCATTTTGAATGTAGTCAATTAACTCTTCAGCTAATTGTTCCTCTATTTGTATATCTGTAGCATCAGAGTATTTAAGCTCCTGACCAGTAGCTCTATCTGTAAAGCTTCCTGCTCTAGATCTAAATTCATCTCTGATGCTATTGCGTTCCTCTGGGCTTGTAAACATTCTGTAAACACCATGGAACACCTCATGATATACCGTACCAGTTTCTGCACCTTCATATACATAGATAGCACCATCTTTGAACATACCAAACATCTCTTGTCCAGCAGCATTTCTAATGATGTTCTTAACTCTATATACAGGAAGATTAGGGAATTTATCTTTTAAGAACTTCTCTACTTTAGGCCAGTTCTCTTTTTCAAATGATTCTTCTTGATTTTGTAATTTAGTACGGAAAGGAGCATCGTCCTCAGTTTCATTCATTTGTCTTCTCATCAACTCCTCATCACTCTCAGAGATCTTGTTCTCTTCAATAATAGGAGCTACAGCCTTAGCCTCCTCTTTAACTGCAGCTTGCTCGTTTCTAATCTTCTGAGCAATAGATGCAGCAATCTTACCAGCTTCCACTTTAGCAAAAGCAGCAGCGTTATCTGCAGCCATCTTAATAGACTCTGGATTAGTTGGGTCAGTTGTAACAAATTCAATCTCATCTAAATTATTGAAGTTAGGGATAAAGTGAACTGTACCAAAAGTAGGATTACTGATTGTAGTTAACTTACCATCTTCAATAGCATTAGCAACATCAGCTTTAGGAGAACCTGGAGTTAATGTTTTAGGAGCTTTTACCTTTGGAAGAGGAGTAGCATATCTGTCAGCCATATCTGTAGCTACAAAGTATACACCTTGTCTGTTAACTTCATCTTCATTAGATACAGCTTTGATGTTAGTAGTCAAAGGAATATCTTCACTGTTTCTTCCTTCAGAAGATAACAAGTATGATTGATAGTTCTTCCATTGTTTAGATTCTATCTTACCATCTTTTACACCAAGGATTTGTTCGTAAGGCAATGTCCAGTTTTCAACACTGTTAGTTTTTAATTCACTAGATACAGATGCTGATCTAACATTATGATACATGTTCTGTAGGTTAGCAATGATTTCTGTCCTAGCAGCTTCTATACCAGCTTGTGTGAATGTGTATGTTTTACCTTCATTACCCATGTGTAACTTACCTTTCTCAAACCACACACTATTTACACCAGGAGCATTGTAAGGTTTACCCCAATATACAGTACTTCTCAACCAGTTAACTAATCTCTTAGCATTGTCTGATTGTAAATTAAATTCACTGTTTGCAATCTTTGCAAGTTCTAATACTGCATCGTAAATTACAGCAGCCTGCTTCTCGCTATGTTTGTTGTTCTGTAACATAACATAACCGTTAGCAGCTTTTAAGAATATCTTACCTAATGGATTTGTATAAGAAGTAGAACCTCTTGTAATTGCACCATCAGTTGTAGGAACATATAATACAGCCTTTGTATTTAAATCAGAAGGCTTAATTAAATCAGCACTTGTTACAGCAGTTTTGCTGTTAGCTACAGTTTCAGCTTTACCAAAAGAAGCTTCTATCGTATGAGGAATTAAGCTAGTCTCAGATAGAGTTTCGTTAACCCATGCTGTATACTTAGCAATAATATCTTCTTTTACCTCTTCTGGAGTACCTTCTCTGAACATACTCTTTCCACCATACTTCTCACTCACCTTGAACTTAGGATCAGGCATCACTTGATACACAGCATCTTCTACTGTAGGTTTAGCAAGTGGTTTACCGTCTTTACCAATAACAGTTAGTTTATCCCCTATTTGTTCCACCATTACAAATGCAATAGTCTTAGCAGGATCTACATCACTGTCACCTTTTAAATAAACCATTAATCCAGATAAACCTAATTGAGCCTCATTAGCTTGTGTAACATATACACCACGGATGTTCTTTCTGTTAGGGAAGCTGTTTAACTTAACTCCAAAGAAGTTAGAGTTTCTGTATCCAGGGATTTGTTGAGATGCAACAGTTGCTCTAGGAAGAACATCTGTTGGTTTAGTTGCACTAGGAGCAGTAGCTTGTTCTGTACCTCCCACTTCACTACCTATATCTAAAGTATCATTTAACTCTTTAGCAAGTTTATTGTCTTTAGCAATCTTTTCAGCTTGCTTCATGAATGCTTCAGACTCAGTTTTAAACGCTGCCTCAATTTCATCAATCAATTCAGGATTATCCTGCTCATTGATATGTTGTAATAATGTTTTTTCAGCATCTTCTCCAGCAGGCATTGTATCAGCTACATCTTTATACTTAGGTTGACTAACAACTCTAGTAATTACATTATCCAATAAGTTAGCCAATTCATCAGATGTATTATCTACGTCACTAACTTTATAAGCTTTAAATTGCTCAGGAGTCAAGAAGCTAGTTCTTCCGTTAGGAAGTTTCACCTCATACTCTCCACCAAGAGTTTGTGCTTGAACTGTTATCTTAGGGGCTAATACTAAACCATTACCATCTCTGATATAAGATTGGTCTAAAGAATACTCTTGACCTACGGTCAATTCTTTCTTCTTAGTCTTACCATCTTCAACTTGTTGTACTTCAACTGGAGCTTCTTCTTCATCAGCCAATTGTGTTCTAACCTGATACTTTTCAGGGTTAGCTTTAATATCATCATATTGATCAATGAATAACTTTCTACGTAAAGAAAGTTCAATAGTATCAGTTAATGCTAACTTAAGGTCATCCTTCACTTCAGAAGTTACATCCATGTTATTGATTTGCTCAATAGCAGCTTCTGTTGCTTCTTTGTTAGGTTTCTTGTTTGTAATAATATCTGTTAATATAGTAGTGGTATCAATACCAGCTTCTGCTAATGGAGCATTCACTTGAGGGATACGTGTATCATAGTTCATGATTTTAGCACCAGCGTATACCATCTTATCAAGTACTTGAGTGGAATACTTTCTGTTACCTTTATCATCAATCTCACCAGAGTATCTTAAATCAAGAGACTTGTATAACTCTTCTACTTGTCCAGCTACCTTCTCAAAGTTATTAAGTCTTTGTAAGTAGGTTTCAACAGTATCGTTAATGTTAGCAAGTCCTTGTTCTTTAAGTTGACTTAATCCACCTTCTGTCATGCCATCTCTTTTCAACTCTTTGATGTCATCAGAAATCATATCAAATCTACCATACTTGATACGTGGGGCTAAGTAGTTATGTAATAAATCTGCTTCAAGATCTTTAGCTTCTAATCTATCACCTTGAAGAATAGCGGCTTGTTGTTGCTGTTGCAACATTACACCTCTATTAATGCCATCCATTCTATCTTGGAAGGCTTGTTTAAATGATGGTGTGCTATTAAGTGTATTAACAAATGCTTGGGTATTTTCAGCAACAGCTCTGTTTTGAGCAATGTTACCACGAATCTGCATCATTCCTCCAGTGATACCACCAAGTAAAAGGCTTTCCATACCTTCTTTAGAATTCAAGACACCTACACCTTTACCTTCTTTGTTGGTACCATTTAAACCATATAAGAATCCATCTACCCAAACATTAGCATTGTTTGTTTGGAATGCTTTGTTATAGTAGTTCTGAACACCAACTTGTAAGCCAGTTTGTAAACCTTCTTGCAATGCCTCTTTAGGATCAAATGCATATCTAGCTACACCTTTAGCTTTGTCATAAATTTTAGCAAACTTAGTTGCAGCTTCTTCAGCTACATATTTACCATCTCTTAATACAACATTATCAATTTGTCCCATTAAGCTATTAGCAGCCTGCTTACTAGCAGAATAAGAAGATCCTAATATCTTAGGAAGTTGTACATATTCTGTAGCACTCAAGATAGCCATGTTACCAAAGAATGAAGTTTTACCTACAGTCTCAGCTTCTTTGTTAATTTGATCTAAGTCTTCACCAGTAGGCTCAACACCATTAGCTTCTACATACTGAGCAATTGCATTCTTTCTATATTCTCTACTTGTTTGTAATGCTTCAAAAGATGCTTCACCTGCAGAAGAATATGCAGCAATAGCTGTTCTTCTACCAATGTCATTAATCTTAAATAATGTATTTGTTTGAGATGCAATCTCAGCTAACTCAGAAGACTGAGCAGCAATATCTGCAACAGATGCAATACCTTTCTCCAATACAGCAGCAGCCTCAATGTTTTTACCAACACTGAAAGCTCTTGACATATTCTTTAATAAAGGAGTGAAAGTTTTAAATGACTGAGAAGCTTCAGCTCCTACAGCATATGCATCAGCTAATGCACCAAGAGCACGTCCTGCTTTTAAAATACCAGCATTAGCAATATTACCACTAATCATTGCACCTACAGCATACCCACTGTTCTTTACCAACTTATCAAATAAGAAGTTTGGTCTGAACCAGTTGTCTGTAGAATACCAGTTAGCTGTTGTTTCTTTTGTACTATAATAGTTAGGTAGATACTCTTGGTCTACTTTATTGTTCCAATCATCTAATCCTCTTAAAATACTGTTATCCCAAATGTCAGCAAGTCTTCCAGAGAAGGTTGCTTCTAATGCACCTTCTAACATACCAAAGCCACCAATAGTTGTAGTGGCAGCTAAGTTTAATCCTTTCAAGATACCATTGGCAGCTTGAGTTCCCCAAGATTGAGCATTAGCTTTTTGATTCTCAATATCTGTAATGTCAGGACTGAATATAGCATAACGTCTATTGTCATATAGTTCCTGACTAGTAACTGTAGGAGCCATATCATTTACAATAGGACCTTTACCAAAGAAACTATCTACAGCACTTTGGCCACTACCCAAACTTTGCTGATACCCAAATCTTCCAGTAGAAGCTGGGTTATCCAAATTAGGAAGCGTTGAACTTTCGTTCTTTAGAATAGGTTTGAGGTTTTGATCAAAATCTGGCATAGTTATTTTCTGTAGATTTGAGAAAAATCATATTTAGGATAAGACTCTTTTAACAGTTTTAATAGTGTGTCATCTGTTAAATTACTTAATTGTTGTTTACCTTGATCATATCCAAGTCTTTGAGATCTGTTTTTTCCAGAGATTTCAAATGTTTGATATGAACCATCGTTCTTCATTAAGTGAATCTTTGGTACAAATTGTCCTTTGTACTTAGCATCTTCATCTAACTGAGCTGTTACTTGGAAGCTATGGATATTAGGGAAGTCACCAAACTGAGTCTGCATAGGTGCAGATTGAGGTTTTCCATTAACATTATTACTACCTCTACCAGCTCTAATTCTTAATGCATCTTGTTTATTAGTATTTACATATTGAGCTCCAAATGTTTTGATAGCTTGATCTTGAGTCATGTTTAACACTTGATCATTTTTCATATCAGTAAGGTCTCTAATGATTGCTTGATATCCATCAGCAGTTTGACGAAGTAACACTTTAGTATTCTTTAAGTTGTCACCTGTAAGTCTCTTTGCAGCTGTTTCAGTACTGTAGTTCTCATCAGCAGCAATTTCTTTAGCATCAGCAGCTCCAATAAATGCAACTAAGTTATTAGCAATGTTTGTTGGTACCATATGGTCCTTACCAAAACCTATACCTGTAATTGTTGGAACTAATTCAGCAACTCTAGAACCTAGCTTTTGTCTGAATAGATCATCTGTTTTCTTTGCAATATCTTTTTCCACACTACCATACTTAGTATAATAACTATGTGCTTTTTCAATCAACTTTGCAAACTCAGGATTTGATCCATATCCTGACTTTTTAAATTCTACTTGACGTCCATTAATATTTAATCTATATTCACCAAGAGGAGCTTTATCAATACTGTATGTAATAGTACCATTTCTAACACCATCCATAAATGATTTCTCATCTAAAGCTATTGGTAAACCATCGTATGTTCTAGAGGATACTCTCTTACGTGGATCAAAGTTAGCTTGTATATAAGCTTCTCCTTGTGCTCTCTTAGCAGCAAGACCATGATCTTTTAAAACCTCAGCAGTTGCTTCAGCTCTTGTAGACTCTTTTAAGTTCTTTAAATCATTGAAATATTGTTGTTGCTTTAAGATGTCTTGGATAGTTCCAATTGCTGTAGCAGGAACATTAGCTTTATTACCATTCTTAGCATAGTCAGCAACCATACCATTAACTTGAGCATCTGTAAAACCTTGGTTCATCAAAGATTGCTTATCTCCTATGATAGTCTTTGCAACATTAGACATGTGACCATCTAATCTCTCAGGAGACTTTAATGTATTATCAGTTGCATTACCTTCTTCTACAGGAATACCTGGAGTACCAAAAGCAGCTTGCATATCAAGTTCTAATTGTTTTTCATCAACTATCACCTTTCTTTCTTGTAAAGCAAGACTTTTTTCTCCTTGAATTCTTTGTCTATTTTCAGATGCCCACTTAAGATCCATTTCTTTAATCCAGTTTTCCTGAGTCTTGAATGGATTTGTTTGGTAGCTATAGTCTTCATTTCTCCACTTGAAACCATTACCAAACTGTTGGAAGAAACCTTGTGTATACAATGCTTCCTTCACCTTATTTGGGTTGGTTCTAACCATCTCTAAGTTAGCTTTAGCTTGTGCATCTAATGTGCCAGGTTGACCATCAACACCTAATCTAGTTTCGTAATACTTAATTCTCTTCTCAAGTTGTGAAGTTAACACTGGATCTTGTACTTGAGTGGTTAATTGCTCTTTTAAGTTGGCAAGCTCAATTGCATCATTCTTTTTAGTTTCAGCTAAGTCAGTGTTGATGATAAAATTTAATTTATCTTCAGACACATCTCTAAACTTAGATCTACCATCAATAGCTAATTGGTTATAAGCTTCTGCAGATAACCCAGCTCTCAAGGCTGTTTCAATCTGACCTTCTGTAACACCTTCAATTTTATTACGTTTCATTGCATCCCCAATAGCTTTACTATTAATCTTACCATCTTGTATTAAAAATGGAATATCAATAGATCTTAGTTCAGGATGCAAGTTCTTTATAATCTCCAAAGCTTCTTTACTAACATCTCTATATTGAGAATAGCTAGCTTGTAGCTTTGCTCCAGGTGTTTTACTCTCTATCCAAGGTTTAGCTTGTGCATAGAAATCTTCTATATTGTTTGCACCTGCTTTACCATCAGTTTGGTCTTTTTCAATTCTAGATAGAATCTTTCTAAACTGTGCTGTTTGAGCAAGAGCGTTTTGGACATTAGGGTCTTTAACAATTTGAGTTGCCATACCCCCTACAGAGTTAACTAATTGCTGATTAGAGAAATCTCCAGCAGCAACCATTTTAAGATTATCTCCTAGACCATCAAGCTTAGACTGTAAGTATGCTTTATCTCCTTCATTGTATACATCCATTCCAGCTATGTTATCCATATAGGACTGGATCTTTTGCACACCAGCGTCATACTGAGCCTGTTTGTACATGCCCACTTTCACCATTGCGTCTGTAGGCAATTGTGCTATATAAGGATTAAATTTTGATATTTGGTCTGTAAATGAAGCCATGATATAAGAATTAGCAAATGTAATTTAAATTATTATAAATACCAAGAGTTTTAACTGTTTTGATTAACTTGGTATAACTGAATTGATTAGATGTTTTTAAGAGCTTTTACAATAGCACCGTTTCTTTTTTCTTCCTTTCCTTCATTCTTAAACTTCTTTTCATAAGCATTAGTAATTGCCTTTGCTTTTTCATATTCAGACATGTTACCTAATGAGTTGGCACCTACCGTAGGATTGTTAAAGAAGTAAGGATTGTTTGCATTGTAAACAGTACCTGCCTCATTGAATCTGTATCCATATAAGTTCTCCATAACATTCAAGTTTCTGTTCTCAAGCTTGTTCTGTGCAATCTTGCTAGCAATAGAACCAAGAGCTTCAATAGCTTGTTCTTTAGTCTTAGACTTAGCTGTTGCTTGTCTAACTTGTTGAGTATCAAGGATTCCTATGTTCTTTAATACAGCATCATTAATTGCCGCTCTATTAGCTTGATAAACTTGAGCTTTATTAGCTTGGTTGATTCTCATTTGCTCACCCAACACTTTGTTCTTAAGATCAGCAGCTTGACTCATAATGTAAGCTTGAGAAGCAGGGTCATTACCAGCAGCTCTAATAGCAGCTCTAGATTGAGAGTCAATAGCATTTACTTGATCTTGTAATGAAATGTCATAAGGATTATCCAACATTGGCTGATATGTTTGAGCATATACAGGCTCTTGTTGGTTACTACCTAATGCATACATCTCACCCATAAGTTGATTTGGATCTAATGTAGACTTAGTGTGAGGTCTGAAATAATCACCTAATCCAGAAGCCAATGTTAAAGCAGCTGTATTCCAATCAAACTTACCTTTACCTTTTTTACCTTTAGGTCCTTTGATATCACCTGGCATATCTTCAATGCTAGGAGGATGATCAACAGTTTTTCTCTTTGCAGAAACTGTAACATCTGGTAATGAGTTACCTGTATAACCTGGGCTATATGGAACAATGTTATTGTTAGTAGCATTATTTGGATTTAAGAAAGGAGCTTTTTTAAGGAAGTCTAATACTCCAGAAGCAGGTGCAGGGGCATAAGGGATAGTAACATTATTGTTAACTCCACCCTTACTAAAATTAGAATATGCATTATATAGAGCACTATTTTGTTTAGCACTTCCTACATAGTCTTTAGCTTTCTTAACGATTCCTAAACTTTCTGCAAGAGCAGCTCTTGATGACTTATCTGTCTTTTGGTTATTCTTTGCTAGTAAATCTACAATAGATCCACTCTGAGCTTTTGACAACTTCTTACCATCTCTACCAATTAATGGGTCTTTGATAGGCTTGATTTGTCCTTTGGATAAACCATCACTCTCTACACCAAACTCATTGGCTGTATCAAGGATTGCATTCTGTACCATTGCAGCTGCTTGCTTCTTACCAGCAATATCTTTTAATTTCATATTAGCTCCTAATAGGTTAGCACGGCTAGCATTCATTGCTAATTGATCAAATGGATTGTCACTATCAATGCTATTAACCGTTTTAATTGATTTGTCTATAATTCTATTTTGTTTAGCCTCCACCTTGCTAAGATCTGCAATGTAGTGTTTAAACTTCTTACCTTTAGCTTTGTCATCACCAATCTCTTTAACACCATAGTCAGGAATCATCATGTTACCAAATACTACCAAGTTTCCATCTGGAGAACCACCATCTGCTAATTTAACAGCTGGTTCACCACCTTCTACCTCTACACCATTCTCACCATAGCTAATTGGCATACCACCATTGTCATGAGAAGGACCTCTGAACATTACAGTTTCACCACCTTCTGGTAAGTATGGATTATAAGACATTGTTTCAGCTTTGCCACGGTGAACTTTTAAATCACCACCCATAGCAAATTGTTCTCTTCCTGTGTACATAGCCTCTGCACTAGGAGGAGTGTATTCTTTTAAATGACCACCAGCACGTAACATATCTGCATCATGAGGAGGCTGCAATAAGTCTTTTAACTTATGTTCACCAAATGTAGCAATCACCTGTGGCTGCCAATCATTACTTACCCATCCACCATCTTCCATATTGCTAGAATATGTAGAATGTATATTCTGAGCACCTTGTGCCCAAGCAGCTCTTTCTGTATTCTTCTTTGTTGTATCTTGGAAACCTGCAAGCTTATTAGCATCATCAGCACCACCTAATAGGTTACCAGCAACACCACCTAAGAATCCACCAATAGTACTACCTAATGGACCAAATGCACTACCAATTGCAGAACCTACACCTTTACCAATAGATGCTTGACCTGAATCTTGAAAGTAATCACCAAACTCAGCTGTAGGTAAGTTACCACCGTAAGCATATTGTTTAACATCACCATTGCTTAATGGTGTATATCCAAGGTTTGAATATATATCTAAAGGGCTATTATATGAATTCTGAATTTCTGTTTTATTACCTCCAACAGTTGTACCATTCTGAGCAAGGTAGTTTGTACCTCCACCTTGAGGATTACCTAACTGTCCTGGTTGTACCAACGTATCTTCTGGTCTTACGTATCTATTTTTTTGTAATTGAGGTTGTGACTCAGCAGCCTGTGCAGTAAGTCCTGATATCTGAGCAGATTGATCTGCTTTCTTAATAGCTGCTTTTTGTTCTTTGATTTGACCAATACCTTGTAAGATTTGAGGAGCAGCATTTAAAACTCCTAAACCTGCAGCTTTGCCAGCAGCACCTAATCCTTCAGATGTACCTAAAGTTTTTAATCCTCCAACAAGACCCTTACCTTTAAACATATTTTGACTAGCATCCATGATACCTTTAGACGTACCTTTTCCACCAAACATGTCAGCAAGTCCACTACCAAGACCACCTTGTTTTTGAAAACCTGTTCCAATAACATTACCTAGTTTTGTAAAATCAAAACCATTCTGAGCCATTGGTAAACTATAACCATATTCACCTGTATCACCTTCAGTAAAATGAGTAGCAACTTCAGATAACATATTTCCAAAACCACCATCATCTTGTTTAGCAGGAGCAGCATTAGCAGCAAGAGCTTGTGTGTCTTGTTGTTTCTGATACTGTTCTTTAGTAATACCCATGTTGTTAGCAGAAGCACCTGCCATTAGATCATTGAATGCCATAGGTTTAGCATTAGGAGCTGAACTACCACCTCCAATCATTGTACCTACTTGTGCTTTTGGTTCGCCACTAAAATCAGTTAACTGATCTAATTGTTCAGCCACCATAGCTTTTCCCATAGCAGCTTTCTTGAATGCTTTACCATGAGCCTTCATAAATGCTTCTTCTGTAGGATACTTCTTGTAGAATTCCTTTTCAGATTTAACTTTAGCGATCTTTAAGAGTTGATCTTTCATATTAATCTATTGTATGATTTATTTATATTTATTTAACCAGCCACCGTTTTCTTGTTGTCTAATGTGACCAGCAGCTCTTCTTTCAGAAAGATGTTCTAGAATGTCTCTTAATTGATCTCTGTTAAGTTCATTTAAACGAATTCTATCTCTATGCCCTGTAATTGTTTCCATAACATCTCTATCAGGAATAATTCCATGATCTTGAACTTGATTACGAATGATATAAGCCATATCAGTTCTATCTTGATTAGCTCTACGTGCCTCCTGTTCTCTATGTCTTTCTAATAACTGTTTACTATTTGTACGTTCTACTGATTGGATTTCGTTATCTCTTATATCTCTAAGATAATTTTCTTCAAACAGTCTATCTTCTCCTTCTAACTCTTGATCTAAATTATTTAAATTACGTTCATAGTCAGCATGTATACTATTTATTCTTTCTTTCTTTAATTTGTTAGCAGCTTTTATATCACTAGGATTAAATTTAGAAAGTGCTTCTAATCCACTCTCTTCATTGAATGCCTTTAAACCTTTTTTACCAGCCTCTTTTAACATTCCTGTCACCCTAGCATTTGGATTCTTAATAGATATAGCTGTAGGAGTTTCATAGAATCCTGGAAAAAATCTATCACCTGTAACATTAGACATTGGGAAATTTAAACCTGTAGCACTATTTAATCTTTCAATAGGTCTATCCATCTCAGGTTTATAGTTTTTAACAAACTGATCATAGCTATCTGGTTCTTCCTGTCTAGCATATCTTAACATTTTCATGACAGGATTGTTATCTTCCTCGTATGCAAGCTTTTCTCTAACTAGTCTATTTCTTTCTTCAGGAGCAGCATTTTTAATCCTATTCTCCCAATCTAATTGATTGTTCTTAAACTCTAATAGCTCATTACTATATTTTTGTTTTATCTCAGCAGGAATAGCATCTTCAACACGTTTACCTCTCCAACCAAAGAAGTTAGTAGGTTGCATTTCTCCAGTTCTTACAGGAGTTAAAGTTTTTGCTTCTCTTGTTGCATTTGTAAAATACAAAGGAGTAGAGTTTATACTCATGTTTAAATCTCCCAACATTGCTCCTGCTGGAGCATTTGCTTTCTCTGCTGCAATTTTAGCAGCAACTTCTTCAGGAGTCATTTTAAAATATGCATGATGCATCATGTCTCCAGGTAGTTCTTTAGCAGTTGTACCTGAATATATTGCATTTCTTAATCTCTTACCTAAAGATGGAATATCTGATGTAGCATTAAATGTTTTCACTCCTTGTTTAACCAATGGAGAAAGTTCTTCACCAATTGCTGTAGCACCTCCAGCTACTCCATGTACAAAAGGAACAGCTTGTAACAAATCTCCACCAAGTCTTACTCCTGTTGCTAACGAAGGATCTTTTATAAATTCATATCCTGCACTAGGAACATCCCCCACTGCATTTATATAACTCATTGGGTTAACTATATTCACAGCATGTTCAAGAGGGTTTAACGCACCCCTATCAAAATGCTCAGGTAATCCTCTTCCAGCAATAGCATATTGAGCTGCTGTTACAGGATTACTAAGAACTGCCATAGCTTTAGACATAAAAGATCTAGGTGCTTCAGCAGCACTAATCTCTCCTCTATTAGCCAAATACTTATTAAGTCTATCTTGTTCTTCAATTTGTGCAACTTCTTTCTGACTTAAATTCTTAGAAGTTGATTTAGTAGTACCAGATTTAACTCCTGTAGTAATACTTGTTTTAGGATTACTCTCAGTTAATGTAGCAGCAGGTAATCCTCCTCCTTTTTGATATTTATCTGCCCAACCACCTTTTGGATATTCTGTTACCTTAGTTCCTTCAAATTTATAATCCTTACCAGGTTGCATTAGTTTAGTATCTCCTGTATCAGATATACCAAGTACAGGATAGTCTACACCTTTCATTGTAATTTGGTTAGAACCTATTTCTGTTATCTCACCTGGATGAGCCCATTGACCCATGTCATCTTTAATTACAGAACCATTCTTGCTTATAGTTTTAGGTTTGAAGTCTAATCCATTTTGATAGAATTCCATCTCATGACCATTCTGTGCACTAGCTTTAGTCTTCTTAGTATACTTACCATTAGCAGGAGCAGATCCAGCTGTACGTGCGTACATGAAGCCTACAGCACCTGGCATACTTCCACCCATTTGTTTTTTCTTAAGAACACCTGTTCCTTTCTTATATCCATTATCTGCATACCATGCAGCTTGTTCATCAGTAGGAAACTTTATAAATTGTCCTGTTTTATTAGCATAGTTCCAAGCAGCATTTTTATCATTCTGATTCAAATACTGGAGCTTTCCGTTAGGCATTTGTACTACTGTAGGATAAGCTTTACCATCTCCTGATTCCATAAAATGAGTAGATGTACCACGTTGTCCAGGTATTTGTATAGAACCTGCACTCTGATCAAAATATCTTTGTACAAAGTTTAAGTCACCTTTTCTAGCATTATGAATACTATCTACCCAAGCTGTTCTATCTGTATTCCACAAACTACCACCATCTTGAAACTGTCCACCCCATGCAGGAGAATAGTTTCTACCTGTTGTATCATAACCAGCTCCTACAAAACCAGGGCCCACTGATGCTTGTACATCATTGACATTAGCTTTTAAGTCATAGTTATCTTTGGTCTTTTTCTTTAAAACCAAACCCCCTTGTTCGTATTTGTCTAACCACTTAGCCATTATTTGTAAGAGATTTGAGATGGTGTAATGATGAATTGAGATACCAAATGAGCTTCTGATGTGTTATCAAGAATATGTCTAACCTTCAACTCTTTTGCTCTTAGTGGCTCTTTCTTATATGATCTTTTTCCATAATCCATATTAGCTTGATTTACCACTTTATCTATTGATAATGACTCACAGCTCACCTCAAACAAAGGTACGGATTTATTTCTAACCAAACTCCAGAAAGTATTATACTGATAGAAATTATCTGACTTAGTGTACATGATAGTTTTACTCTCAGTACCATAGATAGGATATTGTAAATATGCTTTTAGGTTATTGATTGGTTTTGGTACCAATTCTAATATACCTGTAGATTGTTGACCATTGTACAACACGGCTTTATTAAACCAATGATTGTCTGTTTCAATCTGAGCGTTATCATTAAACACACCATCTGGAATAGGTAAATACTTATATGCCTTAGTGTAATCTTTTACATTCTGAAGGATTTCATCATATGACTGATATGAGAAAGGATACTCAATAATATAAGGTTCTATATTACCATAATAGAAATTATAGATCATTGTATTAGTAAGATGTCTCCACAATGATGCAGTGTTAATTGGAGTGTATGTCACAGCTGCTATTTCTTCAATAGTCATTTGTGTAATAGCCATCTCTATTACAGTGTGACATTTACCTGTAGATTCTAAAACAATCATTTCTACAGAATCAGAAACAGTCACTGAATATCCATCAATGAGATTACTCTTAGATATGTTTGTACCTAAGACTGTTCCCAAGTCATCGTAGACATTGAAAGGTCCTGTTCTGTTTCCAGCTCCTGTTAATTTTATAATTACCGTTTTAGACATCTATATTAAATTTATAATATTCTATTGTATTAAGAAACATAAACTGCTGTACCATCCAATGTACAATCCAAAGGAACTGCTGTAGTAGTACTACTTGTAGTTGGAGTAGGAATTTCTTGAATAGCTATTGCATGTAAGTCACATCCTTCATTCAATCCACTATAGAAGAAGTTATTCTCAGCTATGTAGAAGTTAGGAATGTAGCTATGGAAACTCACCCAGCTTTGAGTGTTTACACTATATGATAAAGTCCAAGACTTATTGCAGAAATATTCTCTATCTGTTAAATCAACAACCTTTCTTAATGTAAGCTGACCATAAGCTTTGTTTATATAATACTCACCAGTTGTAGCATCATATTGAATAACACCAACATATTGTGGTTGAGGAATATAGTCAAGTTTAGAAATAATAATTCTATCATACTTACTATCATATACACCATGTAAACCACAAGCATTGAAGTGATTATCTGTATCAGCATTAGGATAGTAACGTAAGATTTCAAATGCTAAATGGTCTGTAAAAAACTTGTTAAGTCCTGAACCAAATGCAGATAAATCTTGTATTTGACCACCTATTCCACCAATAAGAAACACTTGTCCTCTCTTAGCATCAATTGTTATTTGACCGTTAGGAATCTTTAATAAGAACTTATTCTGACTTCCTACATATCCAAGATCTGTTTCTGCAAAGTCAATTGGAGGAGCAGATCTAAATAATGAAGGATTGCCTAAATAAGCAGCTTGAGGATTACTTGTGTTCATTGTTAACAATGTATTGTATAACAATGACTTATTCTCAAAGCGAGCAAGGATAGCTTTGTTCTGAATACCATCAAGAGATACTAAGTTACCATAGTTTTGAGGGAAATCAAAATATGATATAGGAGCATAGTTTAACCAGCTATTTACTCTAACACTTGGATTATCAGCTTGTGCCTCAGAATAGATTGCTCTGAATGGGAAGTTGGTATAACATTGATTATCATCCCAATCTACAGGTAGATGTGAGAAGTAATTCTCTTTGTTTTGCTTTGAGTAAGTTACATTATAAGTGTAAGTGTTATCAAACTGAATAGGAACAACAGATTGTTGTAACCAGTTATCAGGGATACCTGAGCTCACGTGTGGGTAGAAGTCACCTTCTAAGTTATTAAATGCCTGACGTAAGTCCACATTTATAGAACTCTCCACATAGTAATAAGGAATACCATAAGCAAATAAATACATCTTACCATCATATGAGTAAGTTGAATCACTCATTGTTGTACTTCCTGGAGCAGGTGTAGTAGATGTAGTGGTAGTTGTATTTTGAAGAGCTGTGTAATCATTAGGACAATCAAAGTAGTGAGCTTTAACTGATATAATGTTTTTCATCAAAGTTGGACCAGCCATGTAATTGCTTAATATTGATCTAGAAGAATACCAGTATTGTGGGTATGCCACATTACCTAATTCATCATAGAATATATCACTATCATCAGGAGCACCCACTCTATTATCAATAAAGAATGGAAGCTTAGTCTTATATGCAAATCTACCAATGAATGTATCTCCACCAAATACAGTTTCAACTCCTGCTACATCTGTCAGCTTTTTCTGGAAACCTGTATCAATTGTATTGTAAGAATACATCTGTCCCCATTGGTTGATGTTTATATTTTTTATAGATCCATAGTAAGAAACCACTTTAATTGGTTCTTGCATTTCTGGAGCACCGCAGTTATTCTTTTGTGAGATTGTGAATCTTGAATCATCAGTAATTAAACTGTTTCCAGCAACTACTAATGATGGAGTTTTTTCAGCAAACGGTAATGCACTTATAGTATCTGGTGTTTTTAAATAAACAGAAGATTCTCTTTGATAGTTATTTACATTATGAATATCTCCTACTGATTGTACACCAGGGATAAGGTATTGATACAAAGAAAGTTCTCTTTGTTTAACACCTAATCCATTATCAATATTTGCATTATAATCATATTGAGCAACAGAGTTAAATGAATAAGCAAAGTTTCTCTTACTGATACCATTAATGTATATTTGTAGATATGCTTGGTATGCAGTAAACATTGCTGTTGCATCTAGTGTACCTGTAATCTTAGCAATATTATAACTAGAGTTAAGAGCATCTACTTGAGCTTGCTTACTAACAAGTTTGTATAATGCGTGCTTTTTAACTTGTACAAAGTGTGCTTTACCTCCTCCAAATACAGCACTTTCTAGTTTAAGAATATTACCTAGATAAGGTTGTCCAAAGGAAGTTTCTGGTGAGTTAAAAACCATTCTATATTTAGAACTGTCACCAAATCCATTTAAGTTAACTGGATAGCAATTTGTATTTTTATTATTAGTTGCCTCTAGTATTGTATATTTATTAGATCCACTCACGTACGCAGGTACGGTTGTAGAGCTTACTGTAAGGGGTGTATTTGGTGTAACAGTTGTATTAACACTTACTAATGAAACTGGATCAGTGTATGTAAATGCTGTAGATGAACCATATGCAGTTAATGTATAAGCAATTGCAGTGACATTTGTAAATGTAGCAGCTCCTTTGATTACAAGAGGAACTGTAACAGAACATATAGTAGTCATGCTCAAAGGCATATCAATAGCAACCACCTCACCTGAATAACAGTCAGTATATTGTAATGTACCAGCAGTGGTAACAACTACCTTAAATGTTTGACACTGAGAGTTATATGCATTGTTCTGTGCAAGTAAGAATGGGTCAGTCTTAATGTCATTATAAGGGTAGTTAGGATAATAGTAGTCAGTACCTTCTCTATTGTATGTACCAACGTTTCTTAACATACCTTTTGCTACAATAGACTTATTAGTAGATCTATCACCTCTAACAATCTTATATGCAACTATATCAGCTTTTTGTTCAGCTGTTAAATTAGAATTATTAATCAACGATGCTACCTGTTGTGTACTTATTTTAACACCAATAGGATATAAAGCATTAGCTGTTTGTAACTCTGGATTAGAATAGTTTGGAGTTTGTGATTCAAATATAGGGCTAACTAATACATCTGGAAACTTGTGATGTCTAATAGGTGTACCAGCAAGACTTCCCCAAACAAGTGTGTTACAAGGATATTCTTCTCCAGATTCCCAATACGCAAACTCACCATATTGATAAGGTGTAGCGTTTCCAATATTAGGTCCTACAGCAGTTCCTATTACAGATGCTGTGTTGTATATTTTCCAATAAGGAGCAGATGTACCTTCACCAATGTAGTCATCATTGCTGGACTTATTTACTGTAACTAAGTCATCAGCTGTAGCTTCTCTACCAGGAATGTGGAAACCATCTGTCTGTTTACCGTTCTTTAATAAGAATACAATCTCAAAGGCATACACCTCATCTCTAAGGTATCCTCTTAAGTTTGTAGCATTCAACTCATCTGCATAGTTCTCTCCAGCAGGAATCTTATATGTTTGCCATTGAAGATCAATCTTATTAGCAATTTGCTGATAGTTAATCTTATCAATAGATGTAAGCTGGTCCCATACAAGAACATCTTGTACAGCAGTTAAGTCTTGTGCAATATCGTAGTATGGAAACTTCTCAAATATATCAGCAGTTGATAAACTAATTGCTGTTTGATTTTGTCCTGTGTAAGTTATTTGTTTTGTAGCACTGTCAATAAAATATGTACCAACTAATTGTACAGATGTAATATCATTGATAGTCTTAATAACAGCTAAGTTATAATACTCAAAGTATCCTGTTAGATCAATATTGCTTATATCAATTACAATAGACTTACCTACAACATAATCAAAATTAGTTGTGGTAAGTTGAGGATTAGCAATAGGAGTGGGATTTGTTACAGAGTAATAAGATGTGTAAGCATCTCCTTGAGCACTACAGTATTGAATAGCAAACTGATACGTACCAGCTTTTAATTCTCCACCATTAATAATACTATTAATAGTTAAGTTTGGAATGCTGAAGTTAGGCTGTATCTTTAATTTATTACAGTCAAGTACTGGTATAACTACAGGATCACAGATAACATCATCTGTAAAAGTTGTAATATAAGGAATGTTTTCAAGGTCTAAATATCTTCTAGGATTAAGACCATCTGTCCAATATATCTCTGTAGTACAGTTTGAAATCTTATGTACTACTTTTTGGATAGGGTTATTAATGTTAAAATTTAAACATGCTCCTTCTACATAAGTGTGATAGACACAATCATTATTATTCATGTATCCAATCTGAGAAGCTCCTGTTTCAGGATTTGTCAAAAAGAATATATGTTGATTCTTTTCTTGGATGAAATGAGTTCCAATAAGATGAAAGTTCTCAGGAAAGTTTAGACATAATTCATTACCTGGTTCATTCTGGTAGTTTACAGCAGTAGCATCAAAGTTCTCAATAGAAGCATTTAAAGCATAAGTAAGCTTACCTTTCTCAACCTGGTTTACAGATGAATCCATATTTAATCCAGTTCTACCTAGATTAAACTCCTGTCTGATATTTCCTTGTTCTTGATCTGCCATGATTATTAATTATTTCTTCTCCAGCCGTATCTATAACTTCTGTTTGGTAATTCGTACATATTGAACCTGTTAAGGTCATTCTTAATCCTTCTCTGCTTTTCCCAAGGAGTTTGTTTTTTGATTTCAATATCTGCCATGATAAATGCTTCATCAGCTAACTGCTTGTAGTAAGCAAGTTTCTGTTGTATCTGCTGGAAAGTTTCATCATTGATTTGGTTAGATAGTGTTTCAAATACTTTGTACTTGATAAACGCTTCTATAAATTCTCTAACACGGTAGTTATCAGGGATTAACTGATTACCAATAGCATCATACTCTGTAGCATAAAATAGCAAGTGCACAATACCATTTCTAAAGTTAGTAACAAACTTATTGTCTCTGATATCAAAGCTATCATAGCTAGCTGAACCAGGAGTAAATTCATGTACTGTTGGAGGTGGAGAATAAAACTCCCAAGCATTACTATATTCAACCTCACAGTTCTGTCTAGCAGAAATGTTACCTGGTCTTAATAAGTATTCATGTCTATAAGATCTAGCTACCTGCTGATTGGTTTTGTATACAGCTTGTATAATCTCAGGCATACAACTAGGGCATCCTGTTGTACATTGAGGATTAGTACAAGGTAAACCACCACTTGTAACAGGGGCTACTTGTATTGTTGTTTGTGATGCAGCTTGAGAATAGAATGAGTTAGCTGATTGGTATGGATATCCAGGAACCTCAGTACACATCCAAGCTTCTCTTGCAGCATAGAAGTTATCAGGAAGTCTGCATTCAAAGTCTTGAATCTCCAGAATCTCTTCACTAATAACCAAAGTGGTCCTACCTAACTTTCTAAGACACTTGTCTAAGTAAGTAGGGAAAAGCAAATCATCCACAGCTCCTGTGTCAAAATAGCTTTTTAACTCCTCTTTGACAGTTGAGTAAACTGGCTCAGGAGATACAAATCTGTATTTGTAATAGTATGACATAATTTATTTTTTCCACTCACGATAGATATGTTGATACGTATCGTTTGTTTTTATATAATGTGAGAGTAATCTTGATGTAACTCTAGAAGGTTTGAAATACCACAAGTCTACATTTCTTAGCCTGGCAGTTTCTTTGAACCATATCCAACCAAAAAAATAACCTTCTGTGTGGTAATTAAAATTGTATATAATTTTCCCTCTTTCTTTAGACTTCTTCCAGTCTACTGGTAAGTTAACGTATTCCTTACCATTGATATCTTTTACCTTCTTTCTTTTCTTCTTATTGATAGAGAACTCACCAAACCCAAAAGGGAGCTTAGCTTTCTCACCAGTTTCTAATATGTAACTTTTAAAGTTCTCATTATACTGATATATAATGTTTCTCCACTCATCAAATGTAATTTTAATTGTGGGATGTTTCTTGCAAAAGTTATTGTAGTTTTCTTTACTGGAGCTTCTCCAATCAATCTTTGTCCTCATTACTGCGTTGGTTGTGCATTAGGAGCTTGTCCATCAACACCGTTATCTGTCATATCCGTTTTGATATTGAAATATGTAGATAATAATTTTTGGGATGTAAGCTCTAACACTTGTTTTTCAAGGTATCCTGGACAAGCATATTCTTTGTCCAAAGGATTCTTACAATATTCCTCATTGGTTACTTCAGGGCTAGAACCACAACCACACTCTGGATATGCAATCTCATTAGGTATATCTTCTTCAAAGAATGCTGATATCCTAACTGATTTTAAATTTGGATTACTCAAATATAAGTAACCTCCATTTGCTATCCAATAGTAAGTTTGATTTTTTATAATAGGAAGTTTCAATAGATTTAAATATCTATTGATTGTAATTTCTTTAAATTTAGTTCCTTGTCCACCCATAGCATTTATGGAGTAGACACCTTGAATTAAATATTGGTAATTTCCTTCTGTGATTCTAGGAAGTTTGTATTTGCTTCTAGAAACAGTACATGGATCTACGTAGTTGCAACATTCAGAAATAGGAACTTCAACCATTTCCAAACATTGGATGGTATCAAAGACAGTATCAGTAGCCCAAAGCTTTCTGAGATTTGTCTCACGTTTAACTAATAACTGTGTGTTGTTTCTAATCTCTGATGCAATAACCCTATCTGTAATAAGGTTATCCGTGGATATAAGCTTATGCATTCCACGCACATCTGAAACTAACTTACGTAATGTTGCCATTATAAATACTGTTTAAATATATTTGTCATTCCTGAGGCTTCTTCTATTAAGAATCCTGTCACTTCAGCTTTAGACATTGTGTGACCGTTCTTATCATCCCAAAGACTCTTAGCATTTGAAAATGCTGGGATTTGGTAAAACTTGATACCATTGAAGTCTTGACTTACTTCATGGTGTTTATCTCCTGTGAATATATAAAAATTATTGTGAAAAGACCAACCATTTTTAAATTCCATTGGAAATAATGCTGCTAATTTAGCAGGCTTTATTGCATCTCCGTGGTTAAACATTAATGCTGAATTTCCATAACTTACATACTTTCTATACTTAGGAGAGCAGTCAAAGCTAACTCTTTCTGTATTTCTAAAGAAAGCTTCTAACCAAGTAATCATATGCCACCCAGCGTACTCATCATGGTTACCAGCTACATATACTACATTTACATTTGTAGCATATTGTAATAACATTGTAATCACTAATATCTCATGGTCACAGATAAACTTGAAAGAATCATGGTATGTGTGAGTATTAGTTTGAGGAGTACCTTTTGTTGTGGTTCCTGTAAATTCACTATTGAATTCATCAGAACCAATGATGTATGTAATTTGCTCTAAGTTATTTGAAATTGTTGCTTGGTTAGCAATTAACTCTAACTTGTATACAAGCTCTGCCAACCTTTGTCCTATGTTGTTGTTACCATCAATATCAAACTTATTCAAGTGAGAGTCTTGTTTGTTAATAACTAACATGGCAGGGAACTTATTTCCCTCCCACTTAGGACTCATAACTTCTTGACTTACAGGCTCATATGAAGCTAAAAAGTCTACAAAGCTATCTTGAAAAACTTGCTCTGTAGACTTTTTCCCCAACCAGGCTTTTACCTGCCAATGAGGGTTTTCTCCATTTCCCCAGTAGTTTTGTACGTATTTAGTTATTTCCCATTTATCTGTGTCAATCTTACACTTCTCAATAAGATCTTCTAAGCTTTTAATTTCTTCTGTAACGTTAGCTACAATCTCTCCAGTTCCTTTAACTAAGTCTTCTGTAAACTTGACTATTGTGTCTTCTAAGTCAGCTATATAGTTACCAACCACCGCTTCATCATGCCTCTTTCTAATATCTGTTAACAATTCGTCAATCTCTAATTCTGTCACTCCTAGCTTCTCAGCGTAATATTTCTTTGATTTTTTCCAATGTAACATTTGCTGAAGTTGCTCTAAAAGGGGTTGATTTCCAGACATATGGGTTTTGAGTTTGGTTAAAATTGATGTAAAGATAGGAAACTTTTTTCATATTTACCAAATTTTATTAACTAATTTAATTATATAGTTTAACTAACTTGATTAGAGTTCAAATAAAAAACCCCCAGCCTAGAAAGGCCAGGGGATACTCTGTAAACCAACAAACAGAGTTTTTTATCTTTTAGCACGCATAATTGTTCTCACATGCTCCATTTATAATAACTGTGACAATTGTACCACCTATATTTACCGTTTGACCATTTGTCAGAACTCCCACTCCAGAAACAACAATTGGAGATCTTCGTTTCCAACTATTAACAGAGCAAGTCATAGGTGAATTACCTGGTCCAGAACCATAATTCATACCTGCTGGTATAGTGATTGGATTGCCAGCTATGTCATCAGATTCTTCATATGGTCCACAATTGTTTACATGTGAACCATCTACATTAGCAGTAGTAATTGTTACAGGTACACTTAACGCATTAGTTAATGTGAATATAAAGTACCCACCTTCATAGTTTTCAAAAGTTAACGTAGAAGTTGGAGGTGGAGGTATAATTGTTGTTGTACTAGTAGTTGTTGTAGTAATAGGGGTAGGAGCTCCAGATACATCTAGATATAAATCTCTCTTACATGCACCTGTAGATTTTAAAAGCACATATGTAGTTCCATCAGGAACAGTTGCAGTATATCCACTTAATAATGCAGCTTTGCTAATTCCTGATGTAATAACGTTTGTAAACCCATCTACATTAGAATATAAGTTAAAAGGTCCTGTATCAGAACCAGCTGTTGTTAATGTTATTAATACTATCATATTGGTTTATTTTAAGTTAGTTTTGTCCAGCTAGCTCCACTGTCTATAGATCTCCAAATTCCTGTTTGCTCTGTTGCATAAGCATATCCTGTGTAAGACATTGCTACATCACCCCAAGCTCTACTTCCTGGCCCAGTAACTGCTGTTACGGTTCCAAGATTAGTTGATCTGTAGATGTAACCAGGATCATAAGTTGTAACAATTAAATTGTTTCCTGTACCATCCATAGCAACATTTGTCCATTTCTTTTGAGTTACACCAAACGTAGTCCATGTAGCTCCACTATCAGAACTTTTTACTAATAATGTGTTATTCAATAAAGCAGGTGCATCAAAATATCCATAAGATCTTGCAATAACTTGAACTGCTCCGTTTGAAGACATTGCACAATCAAAATTGTTAACACTACCATCTACTAGTTTTGTAGTAAAGGTTGCTCCACTATTTGTTGAAACATATGCTGCTCCATCAAAGTCAGTGCTACTGTTTGGAGAAACTAATAATTGAGTTTGTCCATTTGAACTAATTGCAGATCCATAAATAAAATATTTACTGCCATCAGGTGCATTATTTGTTCTGGTAAAAGTTGCACCATAAGTTGTTGATAACCAATACTGTGAAGTTTGAAACCAATAAGCTGAATCGTTTCCAGGATAAACTTCATCTACATTAGTTGCTGTAGCCATTACGTATTGTCCTGTTCTAGAAACACTTATTGAAGACCACGCACGTGGACTGGTAAATGTAGGAACTTTAAACCAAGTAACTCCGTAATCTTGAGATCTCCATATCCATTTACCAGCACTAGTATTAGTTTCAACTACATACATGTATTGCCCTGTTCCAGAAACACCTACACTTGCACAACTTCCACCAGATGCAAAAGCCATAGTGACATTTCTAAAACCTGTTCCGTAATTATCTGATATTTTTAAAATATTTGTTCCTGTTTTTCCTATTAGTACATACTTTCCATCATTGCTTGTATTAACATCATCTCTACTCACTGCAACTTTGTAATAGCTTTGTCCACTTGTAGGAGGATAGGCTGTAGTTGTTGTAGTGGTTGTAGATACACACGGAATACTTTGTGTTATTGAGTTTGTACAAAGCCCTGTAGATGTAATAGTAACTAAAGTTGCTGCATCATCTACACTTACAATCTTTCCTGCCAACAACTCAGTCTTAGTACCAGTTGATGGAGTCACACTTCCTATGTCTGCTGTAAGATTAAAGTTTGGACCTAAGTCACTTGATAGACCACCTCCTAATATTAATGTTATACTTCTTGCCATTTATTTTATCAATTATACACAACCACTATCACAAGTTGCATAAGCGTTTAAAGTTAATGTATTTCCAATATCTCCACTTGTTACAGTATATACTCCTGTAAATAAGTTTGTTGAACCTGATCCACAAGCTGCATCTGCAATTATACCTACTGTCCACGCATTTGCAGTACCGTTGTTACCACTGCAACCAGTAGAACTTATTTCAACATTTATTGTATCACCAACATTTACTGGCCATGTTCCAGTTGAACTACTATTTCTATCTTCAATAACATTACCATTTAAATATAAAATCATTTCACCAGTTGCTCCAATACCTTCATTAAAACTCCACGATAAAGTTGCAGATGTTGGACTGTTACAAACTATGTTAAATCCATTATAATTACATGTAGGTATATAAACAGTCGTAGTTGTTGTAGTAGTACAAGGACCAAATCCTGGACAACAGTTTCCATAAGTTATTTCACGTAAACCACTGCCATATATAGATCCTCTTAAAATACCACAACCTGTATATCCACCTGGATCTTGAGTTGTACATCCAACAATGACAACAGCAGTACCAGCTGCTACAAATTGAGTTTTACCATTACCTGAACAATCTTGATATGTTACATATTGATCAATTGCTCCTTCTAAATCATTATATACAGTAACTTCTCCAACACAAGGACAAGGGTAGTCTTGATATTTAGGAGCTCTATCGTTAGTATATGTGGACCAAGGAATAGCTGATTGATCTATGTAATAGTTAGCATCAGCCTCTCCTTTGTTCATGATGTTTCCATCTAAAGGAGGGGTTGCTCCAGGTTTCTTTACATAACCCATTGTAGCAAGGTCTGCACCTGTTACTAAATAGTTGTTAACTTTCATTATTTTAATTTAGCTTCTAGTTCAGCAATACGTTTTTCTAATTGTGCTATTTTTAATGTATGCACATCTGAATAGTTTACCACCAATTTATCTTCTCCTGCTACAGCATCTGGTAATATTGATTGTACCTGCTGAGCTGAGTAACCATATCTAATTTGATCAGACTCTTCATCTATACGTGTAAATTTAATTACATCTATTCCAGATAAGTCTATGTTAGGATTTGTTTCTAATACACTCTTAAATCTAATATCTGATGTCTCATAGAATGACCCAGCATTCAATTGAGATCCAGCAATAGTAACTCCTGTATTAGCTGTGGCAGTGTTTGCTGTACCATTAGCTGTAAGTACAGCCCCTGCAGTAGTTGGAGATATGCTAGTAAATCCTGCACCAGAAGTTCCAGAAGTTCCAGAAGTTCCACTGTTTCCTGAAGTACCACTTGTACCAGTTGTTCCTGAAGAACCAGACGTTCCACCAGTACTAACTCCGCTTGATCCACTTGTACCAGTTGTACCAGAGCTTCCTGAAGTACCACTTGACCCTGAACTTCCAGAAGTACCTGATGTTCCACTAGTACCAGTTGTTCCAGAGGTACCTGTGGTGCCTGAAGTACCTGTTGTACCAGACGTACCAGACGTACCAGTTGTTCCACTAGTTCCTGTAGTTCCGCTGGTTCCAGAGGTACCAGTAGTACCTGAGGTTCCACTCGTACCTGTTGTACCTGAAGATCCAGCTGTACCAGAAGTACCTGAGCTACCAGCAGCACCTACAGGAACTAACATAAACGTTTCACCATTAGAAGGATTTGTACCCTGAGCTGCAGTTTGTGTAACTACGAATCTTTCATATCCAACTTCAAAAGGAGATACAGATACAATTTCTAATATTTTAAATCTAGAAGAATCAACAGTACTAACTAACTTAAGTGCTGAGTAAGGATTTAATGCATCTAGATATGCTGAGAAATCAGCACTAGGATTAAATGATAAATCACTGATTGCTATCTGAGAAGCAGAAGCTAACCAACTTGCATCATTTAAAGTGAAATATGTGGCACCAGGATTAACGTTTGTATTTGTACTAGAATTATATCTCCATAGTGCAAGACCTCCTTCATAACCTGAAGTACCACTCGTACCTGTAGTTCCAGAAGAACCTGAAGTACCAGTTGTTCCTGAACTACCAGAGGTTCCATCTACACCAGAGGTTCCAGACGTTCCTGAACTACCATCTACACCAGAACTACCATCTGTTCCAGAACTTCCTGAACTACCAGATGTTCCAGTAAGCCCACTTGTACCATTAATACCACTTGTACCATTAATACCACTAGTTCCATCAGCACCTCTTCCACCAGAAGTTCCGCTTGTACCTGATACACCACTTGTACCTGATACTCCAGAAGTACCGTTAACTCCAGAAGTACCATTGACACCTGAAGTACCATTTTGTCCAGAAGTTCCGCTAGATCCAGATGCACCATTAACTCCTGATGTGCCATTAACTCCAGAAGTTCCGTTATGTCCAGATGTACCAGAAGTGCCAGAAGTACCTGTACCTCCACCACCTGTACCAATAGCATTATCTAATTTCTCTAAGGCTGTTGTTAATATATCTAAATTTTGTACTCCTGAATTAGGAAGATTAGGTCCTATGTATGTAACGTTGTCACTTGTTGTGCAACAGTCTTGGCATCCACAATTTTCATCAGGATGATAGTATGCATCATAGCAAGGAGTACCAGGTAAACAGTTCATTTATATTTTGGTTTATAATATTAAGGAATATACATAATGTAATATGCAGCAATAACAGGTTGAATATTTGGATGACCTTGATTGCTACCAGTATTACTATTGCTAACATTTACAGTTGTAGCTACTGTGATACCTGTTGTAGAAACAGTTGTTTGTACATTTTTAGGAAGCTCATTTGTTATACCAATAGTTCCTGAGCTACTCCAACCTTTAGGAGTATATCCTGAATAGTGACTGTGACCAGGATCTGATACACTAGATGTAGCAGATGCTGTTGCAGTGTGTGTATGACTAGGAAGTTGGTTAACATTTAGTGTTATAGTATTTGCACCAGCAACATCTTCAATATCGTAATTAGGGTTACCTGCATAGACAGGATCTACTGCAGCAGCTAACGGTCCACCAGGAACATTTAATATAGCTCCTACACCAACTCTACCTCTTTTATCAGGAGTACCATTAGATCCATTACACAGATAGATTTTATCCCATCCTAATGAACCAATACCAGCACCTGTACCATCAAAGTTAGTTAGAGGACCATAGTATTCCACTACAGTGTAAGGAACCATTTTTAAATAGTTCTGAGTAACATTACCAGACTGACCAGCTATGTATGCAGCTATTAATGCATCTAGGTCAGCAAGTTTTACATAGTTTGTATCTACATCAAGAGCTAGTGCAGCTAAATCTGCAACCACTGAACATAGTCTTGTAATAACTGCTTGCAAGATAGCATGGGTATCAGAAGATGCTGTTACACCTGTAAGACAACCAATGTTATAGTCTGCATTTAATGTAGCAATATCAGCAGCAACAGCAGTCACTTGAGTTTGTAAACTACAAACAGATTTGATCAATGCTGTAAATAACTGAGTAGAATTAGGAGAAGTGATTCCTGTTAGGAAACTATTAATAAGAGCACACTTATCACCAGGAGCAATAGTTATAACATCACCTGTACCAGTTAATAATGGAACAAGATGAGTTGTAATCATTTCTTCTACATGAAGTAAAGTGTCTCCTGTAGTAATATTTAGAGCAGGAATAGTTGGACCTGTGTACCTAACACATTGGTCAGAAACAGTCTCAACACATCCATTATAGCAACTTGTACAAGACATTTTTATAATTATTTATTAATTAACACAATTACTCTACTTGCAATCATTGGTACCGTAAAAGGTTTACAGTATTCTGGATTACAAAGTTTGTAAGTTAATATTTGTTTATAGTGCAATAGGTCACCTATTACCTGTCCAGGAATATAATAATTCAAGGAGTACACAATATTATTGTACTGATCATTAGCTAATGCAGTTAGCTTAATATCAATATCATTTAATAGTGCAGGTATGCTAGCACACTCAATACAGTCCGTTAATCTTGGTGATAACATTTTTTATTCGTTGATTTATTTGTTTCAACTTGTTGTTACATGCTGAACACAAACCATTAATTAATTGACATCCGCAACCTACCTTTAGGCCACAGTTTCTACAGTTTGCCATATCAATAGAAGTTATTTATATAATTGTTTCCAGAACAACCACAATTGTTCTTAATAAAATTATTCAACTGTCTATCAGCCTGGGCATACAACTTATTAGCTGTATCTATAGCACAATTATTTGCAGCAGCAATTGATCCTTGGATCATGTAGTAGATACTGTTTAAATCTACTTTTGCTTGAGTTCTAATTGCACTATCACATTCCATCATATCAAGTTTCATAAATGCATTATCAAACTTCTCTTGGATTCTTTCAGTACGCATTATGTTCTTTTCTACAAAATTTTGATATGCAGGAGCAACAGAGTACTTCATGTAATAAACACCGTCAGGAAGTGGTTGAAAACCTCCACCTAAAGGATTTAAACCTAGTGTAACAGAGTTGTATACATTAAAATCTTGAGGAATAAATGGAAGAGACACAGGAGTAGTATATCCAGGAATAGTAATCTCCATAGTAGGAGCAACCACAACAGGAGGATTTGTATCATAGATTGATATATCAGCTACCCCCAATGTTTTGGTATTAAAAGTATTTATTACTAGAAAATCTAAAGTCATGTCTTTAAAATAAAAATGCCAGAGGATTTGAGAATATCCTCTCACCCTCTGGCATAGGTTAATATGATACTACCTTAAATCTTAAGGGATCAAAGTAGTTGTTGTTGAAGTACTAGGCCAAATAGTAGTTGTTGTACTAGTTGTAGAAGTAATATCACCACTTTCATCAGTTACTGTACCTAAAGCAGCCTCTAATACATCTAAGATGTCTTGAGTTAAGTTTTGAGGAGAAGCAATGATTACTTGGCTATCTTCTTTGATATAATCACCCCAAGAATAAGCAGACTTGTCATACTCATTAAACTTGATGTATAATGTATCATAAGTAGTACCGTCAGTTACCCAAGACTCAAAGTTCTCGTTGTAACCTACCATTCTGTACAAATGCTTCAAATAACCAGCTTGGTAGCTATAGAAGTTTTTCTCTAATTGTTGGATCTCTGCAGAAGTACCAGAAACATAAGAACTACGTTGAGTAATTACAGCTTCAGCTACTTGGTTACAAGGATCTGCAACAATGAAGTCAGCAGTTGTAGCAGGACCAGAGAAGATGAATGTACGGAAGTACATACGATCGTATTCCCAAGGGAATGCAGCCACATCACATGGTTGACCATATTGAGTTAATGGTTTACCACTGATAACTAACTTAGCATTTTGATCATCACCAACTCTTTGGAATTGATAGAATGTGTTAAAGCTAATGTTGTCAGGGTTGTTACCTGGAGCTCTTAACTCTAAGTGATAAATTAAATCATCAATTAAAGCAGGTACATCAACATCAGTACAAGGATTCTCACCGCATTGTAAACATGGAGCGTTTACAGTTACTGAACGTGTGAAACCATTGAAATACAATGTGTTAATGTAGCTAGAGAAAGCACGTAAAGTTAAAGTTACAACTTCACCTGGTTTTACAGTGAAATTACCAACTTCAGTTACTTGGTTCGCAGCAACTGGGTTACCAGTAACTTTGTACCATTCTGTTACATTGCTCGCAGAGATCTTGTCAGAACGCTTAGAACCTTGTAAGTAAGTGTTTACTCTACCTTGAGCCAAATAGAAATAAGGGGCAGCAGCAATGTTACCTGCAGTTGCAACAACATAGTTATTGGTAAAGATACCAAATTGACCAGCTGTTAAGTCTTGTGTTGATCCAGAGCTAGGTAATGAATTGCCTACTGGTACAACAAAGAGGGTGGTTAATGAAAAATCCGCCATTTTGTTTTATTTTAAATTATGAAAAATTACTCGTTTGTTTGAATCCTCATCTGAGCTGTTTGAACTGCAGACATGTTTTCAGTGTACATCGCTAAAGCTTGAACAGTTAAATCTAAAAGTTCATCTTCTAAATATGTTTCTAATTCACAATCTTGATCATATGAATCTAAACCATCTAACATAACATATCCTGCTTTATTAATATACACTGGATATCTCATGTAGGAGATATATATTTTAGTTGGTGTAAAAGTACCATCTGTAAATATACTTATCTCATCAGAGGATAAAAAGTTAAACGTTTCTTGATATTCAAATGATGGTCTATAGTGAGTATTGTTTAAGCAATATTGTAAATCACCATGCTTAGCCAAATCTCTATTAATCCATATTTTTCTATCTCTACATCTACCTTTGTCTGCTAATACATAACTATCAATATAGAACATGTATTTTGGAACTAAGGCATGCACATTTGCTGCCCATTGGTTTAACTCTGGGTTCTTTAAAGCTAGGGGTAGCTCACCATCATTGTAAGCTACCACTAAACTTTGAAGATCTTCGTAACGCTTTTTAAAAGCGTCTAAACCTAAACCATTAACTGTATTTGTACCATCAACCTTTTGCTTTATCAGCTTAATCTGAGCTTCATTCAAAGCTAGGATTTTGTCTTCTAGGTTGATTTGTTGATGCTCATTGGTTGATAGTTTATTTAGTTTTTGATCAATCTTATATAATAAACTATCTACAGGGATCATACAGAAGCTAGTTTTTTAAGTTTTAATTTTTGTTCTAAGGTAATTAATGCATCTTGATTATCTTCATCTGCTAAGAATCTGATTAAATCATCTTCATCTTTTGCAATTGCATTCTCACCTTCATATACTTTATCATTTGCTTTCACTCTATAAATAGAATGTGAAATTGCTTGTTTTACTAAATCTTTAATATGGAGTAAGTTTTCACTCATGTCTGCAAATCTGTTAAACACTTCTACAGGATTTAAACCAGCGTGTTTACCATTTTTGAATTCAGTTTGTTTTAATAGGTTGTCTACCTGGTTGTATACAGCTTCTTCTTTAGAATCTTCACTAACTGGTAAACCTAACAATCTTGCTACCTTACGTTTCTTCTCAGGAGTCATTGCATCAAACTTAACAATAGCCTTGTTGATCAATTGTTTCTTCTTGAAGATAACTTGGTTTTCAATCTCATCATCTGCAACATAGAATTGTGTATCTGCAGGATATTCACCACGCTCCCATGCTTGATAGCTAGAAGCAATTGTTGGATGAACTCTTAACCATGCAAAGGCTAATTCTTGAGATGGATTACTGAAATCAAAGAAGTTATCACCATCCATTAACTTAACAGCTTGTACATGTAGTACATCATCTGTGCTGGTTGATAATCCATAGTTCCAGAATTGAGAACGAGGACCTAAATCAATATCACCTAAAGCAGCTTCAAGTTTTGCACGTAATGCAGTTACTCTTTCTATTTCTAGTTCTCTTTCTAAGTTATCAGCAATACGTCTGATATAAGCAGCATTTGGATCTAATCCTGTTCTGTACTGACCATCAAGTTCTTTATAAGGATACTTGAATACTCCTGTACCAGGAATTCTTGTTAAACCTTTTTGTGCCAAACCAGCTTGCATTGTTTGCAATTGAGAATTGTTATACTCTTTTTTTAACGTAGAGATTTTTCCTATCTTACCCATATGTAGTTGTTTTTATTTGGTTTATTTGCAGATGGTTCCCATTGAAGGGAATGCGATTGGGAATCCCCCAATCCATCCATCTGTGTAGAAGACTCCCCCTCGTTGAAGGAGGGGGGTAATTCTTCTTTGTGTAGTTTTAAGGATTTTACCCTTAAAGCCTTTATTAGTATTGAGGAATTTCTTCAATCAAAACTGTACGTGATAAATCTTCAATGAATACATCACAACGATCCTTCATCCAGATTTCGTATCCTGGGAATTTGTTTGCAGAACTCATACCTTGAGACTTAGCAAAACCTAAGTGGTGACGAGTACCATCAATATAACCCCAAGTCATAGAAGGTGCACCCTTCATACGTACTTCACGGATGTTGTTAACCATAGAACCATCAGACATTGGAGACACGTCAAATACCATAAATACTGGAGTGCTCTTCTTGTTTTGACCAAATTCTAAGTTAGTTTGAGGAAGGTCTAATTCTTTCAAGTGGATTAATTCAACACGACCAGTCTCACGTGTAACCATTGCATCAAATGCAAAGTTGTAAGTGATGTGTTGTCCTTCTCCTTGCATGTAGCGATTACCAGAATCAGCCATGAAAGTTAAACCAGAATTTAATGCATCATTTTTTAAAGCTTGTTGGAACACGTCAAAACCAGCTTCATTAGTGTACATTTTAACTCTACGATCCTTAACGTCCACACGTCTGTAGAATAAGTCACCAAACACTGAACGGATCAAGTTTGCAGTGAACTCACCACGGTTGTATTGAACTAAGTTACCGTTGTTACGCATTCTGTGGTAAACACCAGCAGATGTACGCTTTAATTCTTGCTTAGAACCATTAGTCTTCACGGTACCAGGCTTAGCCCAGATCATACGCTTAACTTTTAATTCTAACATAGACTTACGCATCCAGAATTCAATAAATGGTTCCCACTTAACATCATTACGAGTTAAAGGTAATTGGTTACGTCTTTGAGGAGCATATACTAAGATATCTAATGGCTTACCAGAAGCATCACGCATCATCTTGTCATCAGCCCACTCAGTGATTTTGTGCTCATAACCATATGCAGAACCTAATGATTCAAACATTGTGATTTGCTCACCTAAACGAGGAAGACCTAACAAGTCTTGGTCAAATTCACCAATTGCAGCATCAACTAATTCCAATTCAATACCAACTCTTAAGAAGTTAGGACTAACGAAATCTACAGTTGGATTGTCTGTAACTAAAGTGAAAGTGTATAAGTAACCCATGTTCCATTGTACTGGATCTTTGATTACATAGAAACGAGGACCATATTGACGAGTACCTACAGAAACGATAGCGTTCTTAGAGAACTCATTTGTGTCAATTACTAATTGGAACTCTTGACCATCAATACCTGGCTTCTGTAACTCTAAAGTTGAAGTAGGGATGTCAATGATCTTAGGGAACTTGTAAGGAACTTGTACTTGCCACTTCCAAGCATCACTGTTATTGTCAATATAGTAAGGAGTGCTCTTGTTAATCATGTCCAAGAAGTCATTACTGTAAAGAGAGCTCTGTGTGTACAAGCTTATGATTTTCTTATCATAATCTGCTGGCTCTGTAGAGTGAAAGCTTTCCAAGTGGTTTGCATCTGTCAATTTACCTACAGCACGCTTGTCCATAGAAGCGACTCTCGCATAGGTAAAACCAGTTAAACCTGGAATTGTTTGAATTGCCATTTTGTTATTGTTTTAAATTTTTGTTATAGAAATTGTTTATTGAAACCATGAGGTAGGTTTAGCAGATGGTTTAGATTTCACAGCACTTTTACTTACTTGTCTGGCTACCTCACCAAACAATTCATTTGACTTTTTGGTGACACCAGTCTTTTGAATCGTAGATAAAGTAGGATCTTTTTCTAAGATCTTAAGTAGCAATGCCACCTTTACTTTTTTCTCATGATTCTCAGGACGTTTAAGTTCTAGAATAGTACGGTCAAAGTCTGTTAATGTTTCACCAGAATTTGTCTTATACTTATCTGTAACTAAGAAATCTTGTAGTTCACCAGCTAATTTTGGATTAAGAGGAATACCATCAAACTCTTTAGCTTTTAGCTTCTCCTGTAACACTTGAGTTACATTGTTAGCATATTGCTGTTTGTATTGAGCTTGTTGTTGCAATTGTGCTTCTCTCTCTTGCTCCATTTGTTGAAGCCTTGCAGCTTCTTTCTTTATTAAGACCTTGTGATGCTTTGTAGCAACATTCTCAAGATCTCCATAATTCTTAAGTCTTTCAACTTCAGAAGTAATATCTTCATCATCAAAACCTTGATCTGCTAATGCTTGTTTAATTACAGATACTTGATTTGACTCTTGTGTAAGATCCATATCAGCAAATGACTGAATTTGGTTATATGTACCAAAGTAATCTTTAGGATTTACTCCTTTTACAAATATGGCATCAAACGCATTACGGTAATCTTCTCCAAATTGACCTAAGAAGTTGTCAACAACTTCAATAGCTCCTTTCTTCTTTTCAGCATTAAAACGCTCTAAGAATTGTTCAGGAGTTGTAATTGGTTCTTCATCTTCATCACCCTCAGTGAATACACCAAGTTTGAAAAGATCTTTGGATAAAGATGAGAATGTTGATTCAGGAGCTTCATCTCCGTCATCTTCATCCGCTTCATCTTGTTTACTATCTTGTTTACTAGTTTTTGTAACTTGTTGATTATCAGTATCATCTGAATCATCATCATTATCTTCATCATCATCTCCACCTAATAAAAAGTCTTGTAAAGACTTCTTTTCATCAGGAGCATCATCTGAAGTATCATCACTAGATTTTGCTGCAGGATCTGCTTTCTTAGCAGGTACAGAAGTAGTTTTTTTCTCAGGAGCAGGAGCTGGAGGAGTGTCATTAATATCCTGAATGTCATCAGGATTAGATGTAGCACTATCAGGGCCCATTAAATCGTTTAACAATTCAGCGTTGCCCATTCCCATTTCCATTGTATCTTGGATACTAAAGTTCCCAAAACCTGGATTATCTAGATTTTCAGCCATATGTAGTTGAGTTTTAATTGGTTTTGTAATGTAAAAGTATATTATCCTAAATTAATATCAAAGAGATAGTGCTCCATATGGATCATTATTTATGATAATATAGCATTAATATTTTTTACTCTAATCTAATTTGTTAAGAAAAGAGTCGTTTATAAATCTAAAGCTTCTAATTGGAGCAAGGTCAGTGAGCGTAACTTGTTGAACCTCAACCCCCCACTTCCTAGCTTCTACCCTTACTTTCTTAGTAAGAGTGTTGTCTAATTCTGAATCTGTACATTCTTCTAACGTCATAGACATAATTACATTCTTAATGATGCTTTGAGACATATCTGACAAAGCGTCTTGTGCATCATATACTTCCAGTAAGAATGTCTTAACATCTGATATCTTATACTTGATCACTCCTTTTACAACTATGTTCTGCTTATCCTTAGTATATAAAGATTGAGCATCTAAACTTAATGTTGTAACAACTACGTGTTGATCTATAACTTCATCAATCAGAGGTATTTTAAAATGCATACCTGCAAGTAGCACTTTGTTAAATATTCCAAATCTTAAAAGTACAGCTTCTTCGTAATCTCTGATAATAATCACTGGGGTTATTTGTAACCACCAGTGACTTATTATATCAATCAGTTTATCAAACATAGTTATTTGGTTTTCTTACTAGCTCTGTTCTTAGCGTTCATTTGTGCAATCTTCAAATCATTAACTTGATTCTCTCTAGCCACTTTTAATTTTTCTTTTTCTACGGCTATCTTTTGAGCAGCTAATGAGCTTTTAGATTGAATATCAGCCATTTTTAATTGATAGTCATTTGCAGCTTTTGATTGTTCATGAGATAACTTATCAATCTCTAATGCATCAGGAATGTTATTCATATCTGCATCTGGTAATCCACCTTTAGCCTCAGCTGCAATGATTGCAATTTCTTTCTTATTAATTCTATCCAACTCATTTTGGTAATCCTGATGAGCAAGCTCTTGTTCATGTTGTTGTTGAGCGGCAGCAATTTGTTGGTCAGCAATTTGTTTTTGTTGCTCCATTTGTTGCTGTTGTTGTTGCATTTGTTGATCCTGAAGTTGCTCTTGACGGTCTTTAAGAGTCTTGAACACCTTCTTCATCTGACGGATAGAGTTAGTGCTGTAAAGCTCAATGATATCGTGCAATGATCCACCATTTTGTAGAACAGCTTGAGACAATCCACGAATTTCTTGGAACATCTTCTGATCTTCAGGTCTGTTAGTTAAATATACTTTTAAGTCACGGAACTTAAGATCATTACCATTAACCTGTACAAATGCAGACTCTCCTTCATTAGTAATGTAAGAGATTGTTGACTCAGGCTTTTTAGATTCTACATATAATGATGCATCAATGATTGCTTGGTACAACTGACCTAATACATACTCATGTGCAACAAAGATGGGTTCTGTTTGAGAGTATGATTGTGTAATAGCTGTGTTTGTACCTGTAGCAGATTCACTAGCTGACACAGATCCTAAACGCTGCTTTGACATACCAATCAATTCCCAACACTCATTCTTCAATTGTTGTGCCAAAGTATATCTTGACTGAATCTCTTGTGTACGTGTGAGGTCAATATCACGGAACTGGTTAAATGATGATGGGCTCTTCAAGTTTTCAGGGCTGTCATCAATAAACATTACACCACGGTTACGTGCTTCCATTTCCCAAATATCCAATGCATCTTGAGCATCACCATCTTTAGGAATAGGAATATGTCTAATAGATGTTAAATACACCTTACCCACTTCTTTCTCTAATAGCTTGTATAACTGATTCATACAAACGTTGTAAAGAACTTGGAACGGTTTCATCATGTCTACTAAGCTCTTAGCTTCTGTATTTTTGATTTCATGAACCAATCCAATGATAGGGCAATAAGGTAATAACTTAAATGGTTTAATGTGATAGATGTCTGGACCAATCTTAATACCCTGATACCATTGGTTAATCCAACCCCACTCTAATGAAATCTCTGTAGGAATAGTACCAGATTTATAAGTCTCATCTACAAGCATAGATTGTTCATTACCTAACTCATCTGTATAGATAAGCTTACCAATCTTCTTCTTAGAAATCCAGTATGTACGTACAACAACATACTTATATCCAAATGAGCTTACATTAGAGGTAAGTCCTAAGAAGTCTTTCAAGCCATCATTGTTCTCTTTCATCTCAGACTCAATAACCATTCTAGTCTGAAGAACTAATGGGTCATATGTATCATATTGTACAGAGTCTTGACCTGGAATAGCATTAGGATTACCAAGGTTAGATTCACGTACGTTGATCAAACCATAATCCTGTAATGAACTACGTAAGTGATCAATTTCTTCTTTGGTTAAGTCTGGGATAGATTCAATAATCTCTGACAATTCCATAACTTGTACAGTACCAGCAGCATATGCTCCTTGTGCTCTACCTGTAGGATCTGAAATATACTTTCTATCTGGTGTAGTTAAGAAGTAAGTGTTTTTAGGGTTAGCCACCTCTACATTAAATCCCACCTTAGAGTTATCTTCATATACATGATAGAACTCTCTAGATGAAATTAATAAATCTCTGAATGCGTCTTCAGATTTCTCTTTAAGAATAAATTCTGCCTTCTGTGCTGTAAGAACGTGGTTAGCCCACTTCTCAGCTACAGATGTATAGCTATCAAGTTGATCTTGAACTTGATCCATTGTCATTTGCTGTAAATCTTCATCAGCAATTTCTTCTCCTCTCTCAGCAGCTTGTTGTTGTATTTTAGCCTTAGCTTGACTGATTACATATTCTTGTAATATACCAGTTTTAAATTCTAACTCTTCTGCCTTACTATCATCATCAAAAGCTTTCACACGGAAAGCATCTGGTCTTTTAGAAATCTCACCTACAAGTTCATTGATAGGAGTGGTTAAAATAGAATAATGTTTTACATATGCAGGAAGCTGCAAGTCAGCTGTTAGCATATCTGTAAAACTTCTCACCTCAGGTTCTTGATAGAAATCCTCATGTCTCAAGATACCCTTTACTAAATCATAGTTCTTAACAAACGTGTCACGGTTCTTTACATACTCAGCATAAGCCTTGTTTGCAAAGTAGTCCATAGTATTCTTTATCCAACTCTCATCCATCTTCTCCTTTTCAGTTTTAAACTGGTCAGGGAAAATGTTTAAGTAGGCATACCTGATTGTTGCGTCTTTTGTATATCTTATAATTGCCATTATGTAAACAATTTATTTCTTTTATATTTATTGTTAGAGGTTCCAAACATCCCACCTCTTGATTCTGTAAACAGTATGTTTCCTTTCTTCTTACTGAACATTGCCTTCACTCTATCATCAGATGTTCCACCAATCTTACCCATAATAGGGTCCATCTTAAGAGCTTGTGCAATAGCTAGCTCAGCAGCAATGATACGGTCAAAGTTACCTTGATCATTGTATTGGATAATCTCTTCAAGCAATACAGGATCAAATATCTTACTCACACCTAACACCTCTCTTATAGTATCACCAGCTTCATTAGTTTCTTTGAATATTACAGACTCCATATACTTCTTTAAGCAGGTATGAAGATACTCAATTATTTTGTCACTTGAACGGTGAATTCCATAATCTCTTTTAACTGTTGTGTTTGGAACAATTTCTTTAAGCCATTCAGGTTGCTTCTCTAAGTAGTGAGCATCCCCTTTGGCTTTCATATATTCTATGAATGATATATCATCATTCTCACACAGTGTTCTAGCATTATAATACTTAATAAGCAATCTAGCTTGTTCTTCCCAAGTTTCTTTCTTATCAGGTCTAGCACAATACGAAGCTACGAACATATCCTGATATTTCTCACCACTAATTTCATGCATCCTCTTATATATGTATACAGACCCAAGTGAACTTGAATATGCAGACTTACCTTGTCTGTAGGGGTCAACTCCTGCTACATACAATCCATAAGGTGGATTTTCTACAGGGAATTCATATATAACTACAGGAGCATCCTTTGTATCACTATTCTTAAGAGGGAAGTTAGTGATAGGAAGCTTGTCTGTAAACTCATGTTCTACACCACTCTCTCCAGAGAACAATATAACAGGAGTTCCTGTTCTTTCTTGTTGTAACAATCTAGTTTTCTGTCTCTTAGCTGATTCAATATCAAAGATGTTTGTATCCTCGTTAAGGAATATGTCATCCACTTCCATAGGATAGTACATCTTTTCCTTTAAATATGCTATTCTGTCTCCAGCTTTCTTAAGTCTTTCTAGATTAGTTTCTGTAATTTGTCTAGCTCTCTCTTCATCTCCTACCAACATCTCAATGTTGTATAGATCAGATCCAACAGGCTCATCTAAAAATGCACCTAATGTAGATTTCTCCTTTGCCTCCATTCTATATTTAGCTGGGATGAACAATCCGTGTACACGTTTATCATCTTTGGCATTATTATATGTAAGGAAATTAAAGTTATCTACGTCAAACATCAAGGACTTAGCATCCTGAAATTTCTTCATGTCACCACCAGTACCTGTAAGAATTGGAGAACATCCCCAACCATAGGGTGTAGTGAAACCAGGAATAGCTGCCTGTAAGCCTCTAAGGAAATTACCTTTACCAATCTCATCTATAATTAGTTTACGTGGTTTTGTACCTGCAATTGCCTCTTCATTATTACCTTCATCAAGGTTACGTATTAGGATGGAAGAGAATGGGATACGTTCACCAGACTTGGTTTTAATACCTAATGTGACCTGGTTTTTCCAGTTGTCCTCAATCCTCTGCCATCTCCAATACTCAGGGATAAAGTTTAATCCTTTATCTATTTTATCCGTAATAAGTTTAATATCTGGTGCATTCAAACCAGCAATAATGTTCTGGGAGTTCTCATCAAATGTTGCACCCCATGCAATATAGGATGCTTCAAGAACGGACTTAGCAAAACGTCTAATACCTAGAATAACCAAGCCCTTTTTTTCCTGTTGGGCCCTGTCAATTTCGTTTGTTACCAGCCACTCATTATCTCTCAAAAACGGATTTGCATATTTTTGTGCAATTCTTCCTCTATCATCAATAACATCCACCTCTGTATGCCAGATGTTTAGGTGCCAATACAAAAAGGGGTTGATATACACACCCCCCATCATAGCACCGTTCAAGCATAACTCTCTATGAAAATCATAAAAAGGTTTACATTCAGCAGAGTCCTTATCAGGAAGTCTCTTCTGATTGATGAACCAGTCTTTATAATCTATATTCTGTAGTTGCATTACTTTCTATTTGCTAAGAATTCAGCAGCTGCTCCAGACAACTCGCCTTTACCTCTCACTTCTACCTTTGCCTCTTCTGCACTTCTTAACTTATCTACCACTTCTACCAAAGCTAGGTAGTTTTTCATTGTCTCCTGTACAAATTTACCTTGAGCTTCAATACTGGCTATTACCATAGGTAACATTCCGCCTTTAGCTGTAGGTTTCCACTCAATTCTATCTTTCAATTCATGTAGTGGGTTTGCATCTACATAAGCTTTCCATGAGACAAGCTGTGACTCAGCCCACTCAAGCTCTGTATTTATATATGTAGTTTTTTTAATAGTCGCCATCTTCTTCTTCCTCTTTTAAAATGTTATCAAGATCCATACCTTCCTTAATGATCTTGTCCAATTCAGACTCATCTGTATGTGGGACATCCATTTCTATTTCAGTCCTGTATTTCTCTAATGCAAATACTAACTCTTTATCTGTCATCCCCCAAATGTCTCCATAATCACTAAGAGCTGTAGATAGGTGTCTTCCTAAATTGTAATTAGGGAAACTCTTATGTAGTTCTTGTAGTATATGAAGAGCTTTATCGTAATGATTTTTCTTACTCATATTAATTGGTTCAAATCTTCGTCAGACAATTTCTTGTTTAACAGCTCATTTATGTCCATTCCTTCCAATGGTACATCTTTAAAGTTTTCTTCAGCTCCATCCATCATATAATCAGTGGTGAAAGAGATAGCCATCTTATCTTCAGCACCATCTTGCACTCCTGTAATATCAATATAGTCTACACCTTTGTTATACAACTCCACTAGAATCTCTATGAAGGTATCAAGGTGAACTTTTCTTATAGTGATGTTATTATTTTCCATGAACTTCTTTTTTAAGTGCCTGTTCTTCTTCCTGTGTAGCTACAACAGCCACCCATTTGTTAAGAGGACACGCACATGAAAGACATTTTGTTTTAGCAGCTAATGTACATCCACAGTTTTTGCAATGAACATCAGGTCTGACAGTTTCGTGTTTTGTTGATATGAGATCACATTCTTCACATATAGCCATTCTCTCTTCACCTACTTGTCTAATGTAGTCTCTCATGTTCTCAGCTGGAAATAAGTTGTTTTTCCAACCCTCATAGATTTGTGAGAAGTTAATCTTCATATGTAGTTCTTGGTTTAAGTTGGTTTATTTGCACTATTGTCTTTTCTAATGTGACAATAGAAGACTTTCTCTTTTGTTCAGACGTATTAACATCATTTATAATACGTTCCATTGCAGCTTTCTTAGCTTGTAGCTTATCTATTTTCTTTCCAGCCTTCTTTAGGTTGAAGAAGAGCTTTCCAAATCCAGAAATTTCTATGCTGTTATTTAAGTCCATTGCCTCATTGGCAGATTGGAACTGATGATTTACCACCGTCTCAATTACTTTCTCAGAAACCATCATCTTAACAGCTAGTGTCCTGACTAGGTAATCCTTCACTGACATTGAGATTGGCTTATCCATGGCTCACCGTTATTTGTAAGACGATGTCCTTCTCAAAGTCTAGTATGATGACTGGGTTGACCTTCACCTTGGTACCGTCCTTGACAAACACCCCAATCTTCTTTAGCTTGGAGATGATGTTGTTGATGGTTGGGGGCGAGCTTTTGTACTTCTCACAGAACTCAGCACGAATGTTGGCATAGGAGATGTTACCTTTGATGGCTGTGAAAGCAATCAACTGCACCTCACGTTCTGTCAATCCAAGACCATTCACAGCTGACAGTATATGATAGTACTTCTCAGCCACAGCGTAGGAATCCCCCACTGGTCTCTTCATCTTCTGAACAATTAGCCTCTTGTTTTCTGTTGGTTCCATAATTAGTTAAAGCAAAGGTATGTATATTCCTTTGATTCTCAAATAACTATTTTAGTTATCTAGAATAGGAATGCTATATTATGCACTATTTTTATAACCTATATAGTTATAACCCTAAACTTGTACATACTATATAAGCTGTTTAGATAAGTGGTGATTCTTAGGTCCCCCCCTAAATC